GCATCGTCGGCTACTATATCTTTTCCGACATTTATAGGCTCTTCACCGGGCAGATATTCTGGTGTGCCTCTAACAGTTGTGCCGCCTTCTGGATAATCATAGTGTTCTGCTATCTTTGTTACGCGGCGAGCGGGCGTAGGTGGATAATGTTCGGACGGAGGCTTTGGGGCCATCACCGCTGCCGGATCTACTTGGTGGCGCCTTCCTTTGCCTCTCAACATCCATCTGGCAGTACCCCATTCTGGCTCGCAGTCAGATGTGTGTTTCCCCTCGGGGCTATGTATAGCATATGCATCGCTAAGGGCTGTAACTAGCGCGCTGAAAGCTGCGGGATTTTCTTTCTGCAGATGATGCATAGTATTCATTATAGAACCCCAGCAGGGGTCTTCGTTCTCATGGAGCAGGAAAGTTTCTTTCTTTTCGTTTAAAACGCCTTTAATAAAGTTCTTTAAATCATCTCGGGAATATTGCATGTTTCACACCTCTAAATAAATAGCATCTTAAGTTCATGAATCCACTCCTATTTTATTAAATTCTCGATAATTTAAAATATTCTTTGACGGCCTTTTAATTTTTCCATCAATTTCTGAAATATATTTCGAATAGTTTTCCCAATTACTTATATTCCAGTAATAATCAATCTCGACCATTTCTGGTTCCTTAAAGACTAGCGTTTCAAACACTTCTTTCAGACCAAAGTTCTTCGGTTCAGCCCGATATACTTCCGTTGCTTCATATTTCAAATATTTTGTTAATCTTTTGGTTTCTTCGAAGTCAGTTGTAAAACCCAAGTATTCTCCGTCAATTATGCTTTTACCCTTACTTGTCAGCAAAAATGTTTTATCAGAAGAAATATGCCCTCTGTGTTCTCTCAAAAAAGAAACCTTGTAAACGCCATACGGAAAAGAAATATAGTATTTGTTGGGAGTCAACCACTTGCTCATGCCTCTCGATATTTTCCAAGACATGTAGGCGCCATATAAAACACTCCATCCCAAACAATCCCTTTTTGCTCGATCTCTAGGATGAATCGGCACATAGTAAATTGGAATTGGCTTTTGGCTTTCTGATATATTTCTATCGTATTTTCTAAACGCCCAAACAGGATCTTGTACATAATCGCCCAAACGATAGCGTATAAGCGGTTGCATGTCGTCGTTGCACACAATCCATATTGTTTCGCAGCCAGCGTATGCACACTCAAGCACGCTTCTCTCGATAGCAAGATAATCGGGAGCAATAGGCATCAAACAGTCATGCCATGGCATCTTGAAATTAAGTGGCTGTCCCGCGACTGGGACAATACCGGCTAAATGAAATCCACTCATTCTTCCAATAATATATCTTTTATACTACGATTGTCAACAACAATATTATTTTTTTCAATATAATCAAGTTTTTTGACCGCAACTATTTCTCTTTTCCACAATTCTATTTTGATCGGCAGCCAGCGGCCGTCGCCGTTGCCAGTACCTTTTATTTCTGCTTTTTTCATCATATCAAGAATTTTTAATCTCGAAATAGAATCTGAATAGTCAACATCGTTTAGTTGCTCCTCCGTCAAGAAGGATTCGCACACAAGATCTTTTTTATCATAATTTCCGTCAATTCTCCAAGATAAATAAAAGTATATCTTTTTGCAAAAATCTGAATCGTCGGTTAGAAAGTCATATTGGTGCTTCATGCCAGATCTCACATCAAACCAGTCAAACACTCTATATCCCAAAACTTCAGCAGGCTCTAGATCAAGGCCCGAAACACCTTCGAGGTCAAATAACCTCAAACTCGAAAATCTGGAAAAATTGCCCCGGGAAAAATTTTTGAATATCGAGATTTTACTTTCCGATTCATCTATTGTCAGAGAGCTAACTTTGTCCCCATACGGCACCTTGCCGGCCAAAGCCATATCATATATTAGCTTATTACGGACGTCTCTTTTATAGCTGCCCTTCGGAAACGTTAAGGGCCCCAAATTAATATCATGGCTGATTTTGTCGAAAGCAAAAGAGCAACCATCAGTATTACAGATGAGTACACTATTCGTTTTGTATGCGTAGAAAACAGCATTTAAATCACCTCCAACAACAACTTGTTCATAGTCATAAGTATGATCTTTTAATTTAACAACCGTCTTCTTCACAAGAAATTATTTTTGCCATGCGATGCCATTTGTTAAGAAGCTTTAAATGTTTCGGTGCTTCTCTGCACCTTCCTCCAGGCTTCTTATATCTGATACCAGTGACCCAGGCAGCAATCCATATTCGACGTTCGCTCCTGTATTTACACTGCTTGACAACCTTTGGAAGCATCTTAACAATATGTTTCATCCAGGTATCTGCTGCTGAAATAGGATCGGTCCTGTCTGTACCATATATCTTCTCATATATGGGCCACTGTTGAAGTATCCCTACTGCCATTGGCTTCTTCTTGCTCTTGCTGAACTTTCTGTCACCCTTGGCCTTTGGATTGTACCCAGACTCCATACAAGCTGCCGCTAGTATCATGCCTCGTAGTTCGTAAGGCACGTTATACTTCCTTTCTATCTCGACTAGAGACCAGAGAAGCTCCTCATCAACCTTATCGGGCTTTGCATTCTTGCATTCTGTTATCGCAAGTTCAACGATAGTGTTATAATCAAGCGCGCTTTCTTCGCAATAAGTCGAAGATGCGACGAGGCTTGTCGCAAGTAATAATATTGCGGGACTCACTTATCCTACTCCTCTAGAACACATAGAATATGATTTTCAAGAATCAGATATTTTGTCTCTTCTCCGACATTTATCTCTTGGACCATTGAATTATCTATCACTACACAATCACCAGCGCCGACGAGGAGCTTACAGTCATTTGCGATTCCTAAAATTTTTGCTTTTCCGTGCAAACTCTTGGGTCTGTAATTGTCCGGTACCAATATTGGAGCCTGTTCATCTTCTTCAGCTTCTACAATAGGCTCAATTGAAATAAAGCGATTTAGTGGTATAACTTCCATTTATCTTATTTCACATGCACCGCCGGCACATGCTAGTTCTCCTTTCAGATCAGTGTTATCGTCTTCTTCTATAATACTAGATAAATCAACTTTAGTTAAGTTCTCAAACATCTTTTCGTAAGTTTCTGATGAACAATCTTCGAACGGCGCTTGCTTATATGTATGTTCATCGTATGGAAGCACTGAAAGTCCGTTGTAACAATCTCGATTGTCCCACATCCAGTCTCCGACATCGATCCATTCAGCTTCTTTAACTGAAATGGTTGCAGAGACATTGTGACTGTTCTGCCCTCCCCTATGTCCTGGCTTGACCCATTTCTCGCTTACATCTTTCACGCGTCGGAGCAACTGAAGCGCGCTTTCAGTTCTCATGATCGCACAGGATGGCGACTTTTGTGGCACAGAAATTATAGCAGTGTCATGAGGTCTGAAATATTCATCCTCTATTAATTGTGGGTGATTTTTTACCAAATGTGTGTATATAGCCTCATTCTTTCCGACTCTAATGCGTCTAATATAATGGTCGTTGTGCCACGCGTGTATTCCGCTAGACGTGCCAAGAACTAGAGAGGTTGTTCCTGCCGGCTTGACGGTAGTACATCTAGCTGATCGGTTTATACCTATCAGAGCGGCTACTCTCTCATTTTCTTCTTTGACTATCTTTGCGGCGGATGACATATCCATTTCTAGAACTCGTCCAGAAGCAATTCCGGTCATGCTAACACCGATCAGAGCTTCTTTTTCTGTTGTTCTTCTCCAGACATCTCTCAAGTAGTGAAAGTCTGTGTAGCCAGCTTGCAAAGTTGCAATAAAAGATGCTGCTTTCGTTCTCTCTTCGTAATCTTTTTGGGATTCAATATTAGAAACGTTAACCTCGACTAAATTGCAAAACTGATAGGGCCTGAGAGCTATCTCCGCGCAGGGGTTTGTTCCGTAATCTTTATCATTAGAGAAATAAAACCCTGGCTCTCCACATTTAGAAGCCTTAACTCTTTCCCATAGATTCATAAAGAAATCTTTCTGGACTCTGTGTCTTAACAGGACAACAGAGTTGTTTGCTCGGCCGCGTTGTGGGTTTGTCTCCCACCAGTTGCCTGTCTTGGACGCTAACATTTCATTATCATCTGCGCTAAAAAGCGAAATGAGCGCGGCTCTTCTAATTCCTCCGGCCAGCACTGCATCAGCAATATGACAAACAACGTCATGCACTTCTACTGAAGTTAGCTTTTCTCCATTTTCTTTTTCCGACAATATACCTTGCACTTTCACAAGACATTCTCGCAGTGGTTGCGGGCCGGGAGCCTTACCACCTGACGTCAGAAGTTTCTCTCCTTTTGCTCGGATGTCACTGAAATCAAAGCGAATTTTAGATCCGCCGAAAAAGTAATTTCTAATCAGAGCCTTTACAGCATCTGCCCAGCCCTCTATTGAGTCTGCAATAAGAAATCTTCTGCTTCTATTTTCGTTTGGCTTCTGAATCTCTGGTAGTTTTTCTACATGATGTCTTTGGACAGAGAACCCAACGCCCGTGCCGCCCAACAGAAGGAACATGACTTCACCAAAAGCGCGCCAGTCGTCAATAGGACAGAAAGCACAATTAAAGATTCTATTAGGAGCAACTTCAATTGGCTTGCCGCCGAACTGCAAGGAGCGCATTGAGGGTAGCACCTTTTTTTCATAAACAAGCTTATAGTTTTCTTCTATCTCGTTTTTTAATTCAGGATATTTTTTAATATGCATGCGCATGTTTCTAGTAACAAGCTCGCGCCATGTCTCTCTTCTATTTTTATCCTCAAGATACTTTGCGTATTTCATGTAAACTGTGATATCTGATAATATCTGACTAGCTAAGTCCATGGCGGTCTCCTTTATTGGCTTCGACTTTCTTTGTAAATATTCTTAATCTTCTCTCTTTGTTTTTTAAGGGCCGTTCGACTGTCTACCTGTTCGATTGTTTCGTCTACAGGTTCAAGCACTTTTATTTTAACCCTTGAAGTGTCCATGAATAATGGATATATTAAACCATCTGGTCCGTTTCTATTTTTTGCAATGAACATCCTACCAGTATTGTTGTTCTTATTCTCGATTGTTCTTGAGATAGAAAATATAAAATCAGCGATGAAGCATTTGTTAAATGCCTCTGAAATAGATTCCATCGTGATGACTTCTGCGTTCAATCCTGACCTATTCGTTTGGGAAGCTGTCCATACGGGACACTCGTACTCTTGAGCTATGGCTCGGAGTTCTTCATAAATAGATTCTAATTCGTTTCTTTTCTCTCGAAAATTATTTGTTGGTCTCAGGATGTCACCGTAGTCAACGATGATCATATCTACCGTCTTATCCTTTCTCTTAAGCTTTTCTAAATGATTACGCAGAGTTCGAGGAGAAGCTGTCTTCGTGGGATATTCTTTTAGAATTAATTCGCCCTCTACTTCGATACAAGTTTCGTAAACATTTTCTTTTAAAGAGAACAAATCTTTTAAAGGTAAGCCGCTAAGACAGCTATCATAACGAAGGCCAACAACTGCCTCGGAAAGCTCAAGAGTATAGTGAACTACATTCTTTCCTCTCTTAAGAGCTTCTGCTCCCAAGTGTACCAGGGCCATGGACTTGCCGGCTCCAGTAGGAGCAATAACCACACCAAGCTCACCCTTCCCCAATCCATCCTTGCAAATTTTGTCGATGAGATCCCAGCCAGTAGAGACAGGATTGCGCGCTTTTAATTGATACCTTGCTTCAAAATCTTTTTTGTAATCGTGACCGTAATCATTATCCAGTCCTAATTTTGTTGCCTCATCAATAACTGTTTTAATTTCCTCATAAGAAGAAGTTTCTAATAGATTTACAGATTTAAGAATAGCCTCTTTTAATTTTTGTTTTTTACAGAAATCTAGAGAGGTTGTTTTAATATAATCTTCAGCATCAATATTATTTTTATTAATTCTTGTAAAGAAATCGCGGACTTGCTTCTGGATTACTGGGTTTTCTTCTTCCAGTGAAGACCTTAAGAGCATTGTCAGCGTTTCAGCACTCGGGTGAGTGTCGTATTCTTCTCTATAGTCAAATATAAGCTTTGTAAATACTCTAAGATATTTTAGTTCGAAGAACGTCACGTCTAAAACCTCTTGCATCTGATCGCAGAAAGGGCGATCTTCTAAAAGAAGTTGAACTAAAGATTCTTGGAAAAGCTTTCCAAATTTTGAGAAGTCTACGCTTGAAGTCATTACATACCTATAGTAATACTATAAGCTCTTATTGTCAAGAACAATCCGATTAAAGATCTGAAAAATACTGGACCAGTTATACTCGCCGAAGCCGTCCTGAATCATCATTTTAGTAACCTCTGTTTTATTAAATGTTACTTCCGGCTCCTGGACTGCATCGCGAGTTAGCTTCTTTGCTTTAGGGCTCAAAAATGGAGAGTATAACTGCATCATTTTATAATTATTTTCCAAGAGTTTGCTATTCTCTGATACATTTTTGTAAGCCTTGAGATCCAACTCCGTGTTATTACAATAATCAACAACTTCCTTTAAGGAATAAGATTTCTCTTCGCAAAGAAAAGGGAAACGTTTTTTAACGGTAGCCAAGCCAACGTTTCCAACGCCGGGGAGATTGTCTGATTTGTCTCCAACCATCGCCCGGGCCATTGCAAAATTATTTGGGTGAATACCAAACTTTTCTATTATATTGTTTTTATTAAGGATTTCTTTTTGTACTGGTCGAATGAGCACGGTGTTATCATCAAGTAGCTGATAAAAATCTTTATCACTTGAGACGATTACCTTCTGCCAGTCTTCGAAATACTTCAGACCCTTTACGTAAGCAATAATATCATCTGCCTCGATATGCGGGATCATAATTTGTGATACTGGACAGAAGTTAAAATACTCTAGCAATCTCATCTGTTGCCAGATCTTATTTTCCAACTCTTCGTTCTCGGTGAGATTACGGATCGCGCGGTTCAGCCTCAAAGGCTTACGGCCAGCTTTATAGTCTTTAACCATAGACTTTCTTCTCTGTGATCCGCCCTCGCCGTCCCAACATATAACTATCCTATCAGGCTTCGTCTCTCTGACAAGCTTCTGAAGAATTTTTAGTGAACCCTTGAGTCCGCCAATCGGCTGACCGTTTGAAGATAGAGATGGGTCGACTATGTATGCTCTAAAAAACATGTTGAGCATATCAACAATCAATACTCTTTTCAATTTATACCTCTGCTGTTATTTTCCTAATTTTTCTAACCTGGAAAGAATAAACTCCGTCGATTCTTCTTGCGCTATCGACAATTTCTTTTACACTTTCCCTTAGAGTTGGTTGCAGCGAGATAAATTTAATCTTGAGGCGAGTTCTCTGCTTATATAAGCTCAAAGTCTCTGTTGGTTCAGAGTCAACAATGGTGATACCACAAACTGATCTAATCTCATTTTGAATATCAGTTAGATTCTTCCGCGTGCTTGAACTCATCAGAGCAACACACTCATAAATCTGGACGTCGACGTCTTCATTTAAAAGACTTTCTTGTTGAAGGCTCATAAAGCTTTCTCCTACTAATAATAAGTAGTTAGCTTTTACTCTTCAAGTTCATAAAAATCTGCTGCTGGAGCGGTTCTTTCATCGAACTTTAATATAACTTCTTCATCGATAAGTTCCAAAACACGAGTTCGGAACTTCTCATCTTGTAATTTCTCAATCCATTTGGAGGCTTGGAACTTCTCTGTAGATCCGTCACCGTAGGTAAGAGTGTACCAAGCGCCGCCAGAATTAAGACTCTCTGAACCTTTGATAGCTTCCAGCCAAGACTCCTCATCTTGGACACCAACCGCGTCACCCCAAAGAATCTTAAAGCTGCACTGTCTACCTTGAGTTCCAAACCTAGATTTTTCTAGCTTAACTTTGACTTCCGAACCTATCCTATATCCTCTATCGTCCATGACAAAGGAGTTCTTAGCTTTGCGGCCGGTGAGCCATACCCGGAGACTATACGTATAGTGCATCGCCTTACCTCCGGGAGTAAAATAAGGAGTTGTCATAGCTTCTGCTACATTGCTCGTAATATTTGTCTTAAGCTGGTTCAGGACCAGTAGCGTTGCTCCGGCGTTAGCTATTGGCTGTACTAGCTTCGCCATACCTTTAGACAAGATCCTCGGCTTCACTGCCATCGAGGAAAGCGGATTGAAATCACCTTCCTGGTCTGCTACAGAGGGAGTCAGAGCAAGACTGTCCCAAATAAACAGCATCTGGCTCTCATTGCTTCCGAGCAGATCTTCTATTGTTTCCAGCACGAACTCTACGCTATTGGCTTGTACATAGAGGAGTCGACTCAAATCACACCCAGCTTTCTCTAGAAAAGTTGGGTCAATGGCTGACTCGCTGTCAAAATATACTACATCAATACCCATCTTCTGGGCGTTTGCTGCGACCTGTGCAGCCAAAAACGATTTACCAGTTGATTCGAGGCCTGCGATTTCAGACACCTTTCCTACTGGTATGCCTGCATATTCTCCGCGACATATCATAGAATCTAGCCAGCGAGAGCCGGTCGGGATCCATTCTTTAACCTTTGTTGGATTATCCTCAACAAGATTGTGGGCTACATCAAACCCAACTTTACGATTGATAAGCTTTCTCATCTCATCAATGCTTAATCTACCGTTGCTCACTTTTGTCTTACGTTTAGCCAATTAAATTTCCCTATTCAAAATGATACAAACTAATTACATAAAGCGGCAGAGGATGGTTGAGAAACCTAGGATATATAAGGGGGAATATATATCTGAATCCCTCTGCCGCTTTATGTTTTTTAGCTATCCAAGTAGTTCTTGGAAAGCCTTGTCTACGGAATTAGTAGACTCACTGGAGTTGTTAGACTGATACTTCGTAGTCTCCGAAGAGGCAGACTCTGCGTCTCCTTCGTCTCCAAGCAAGAACTCATCGAGCATGCTCTGTACTTCTGCTGGAGTCTTGCGAGAATCCGAGAAAAGCTCGTCGAAATCCGGAACGCTGTCGAGGAAATCCTTGACTTGCTCCTGATCATCCGACAGAGGACTAGAGCGCCGGCGAGGAGTGATGGTTGTCTGCGGGAACTGTGCTCCCGGTGGCTTGCCGTAGGTAATAACCAAGTCGGTGCCAGACTCCACATCAGTAATATCGCCATAGTCAGGATTTAATACTAGCTGTAACAGCTCTTGGTAGGCAGTACGACCAAACCCCCATGCCTTGACGCCCTCTTTCTCCTGGCCGCGTACAACGACAGGCGCAAAGAAACGCTGGCGAGCATTCAAAGACTTTGCCATCTTGATACTCTCGTCGTCTCCCTGTTGATAGAGGCTGCGCACGAAGTCATCCAGCGGGCATTGCTCGCCGAAGTTCTTCTTCGGGCTCAAGAATGCTGGGTTCTTGCCTACATTGTAGTGGAACCAGAACTCCTTGAACGGGTCGCCGTCAGCAGTAGGAACAATACGAATAGTCGTATCTCCGTCCTGTGGCTTCCAGAAATTGTTCTTGTTTCCGTTGTTGTTCAAAGCTGCTAGCTTTGATTTCATCTTATTTAAATCGATTCCCATAATTTTCTCCTATTGGGCTTGAGTATGCTTGGCTAATTTCCCAAACATCTGTATACATAATACTACGTGTGCAAACAAATGTCAACACTTTTTTAAAGATTTTCTTCCTGAACCAAAGTAGCGTGCGCAACGCAATAAACATAGTTTTGTTCATACTGTGTTGAATAGATACCATACGATACCTTCACGTTCTCGCTCTCTGATTTTTCTTTAAGTTGAGTTGTGATCTTTTTATATAGACCTCCGGAAGACTGTAATTCTTCTTCATTGATTGCATAATAAAAGATCTTTTCCCTTGGCATCTTTAAATCATAAAATAGTTTTTCTTCGCCGGTTTCAATATCTGCGAAACCGAAAGTTGAAATTCTTGCCGTCTCTACTGGTTCTGAAAATGTGCTCATTTCAGGTTTAATATTTGAGTAGACATTTATCATATGCATAGTCGGGACAATTAAATTATTTAGTTTTTCATGGTAGCCAATCACAGGAACATCGCCTAAAACTGATTCGACCACAGGATTAGATACAATAAACATTCTCTTAAGTAACCCAGAGCGCGCGTATTGTTGCAACACATGAAAAACTACTTTTTCTTGCTTTAGTTTTGTTTCTGATAAGAGATCCGTGTCCGGCTTTATGTACAATACATACAAATCTAAATTCTTAAGCTTTTCCAGTACTCTTAAGCACGCTCCAGATATATCTCCAGATCCTGACAAAATAAAAATAACCGGTCCTTTAATTTTTTCAAAGAACGCCTTTCTTAATCTGGTTTTTGACTCATACAGTTCATGATTATCTTGTTTTGTTATCTTAAGGTAGTTATCTTCCTTTTTCGACTCCGCATCAATATAAAAAGCTTCGTATTGCGGGTATTGTGAAAATAACTTTGCGATATTACAGCCTGCTTCTCCCAGGCCGACTACTGTTCCCATTCTATTCCTCTCATCTCACCAAAATTCTTACCAATAGATACATTGACCTTAAAATCTCCAAAATTTGTCCCGGAAAAAATTTTGGCAATCTCGAAAATCAAGTTTCGCTCTTCTTTTGCGAAGTCAAGCACCAACGAGTCGTGTATACTAAATGCTATGTAAGATTTCTTATCTTCTAGAAACTTGTCTAGTTCAATAAGCTTTCTTAAAAACAAATCATTGGTCGAACTTTGTATAATATAATTCAGAGCATGATATTTATCTGACTGTATCTGTCGGCCAAAAATAGTGTTGACCTGTTCCCCATCCCAATACCTTTCCACTACTTCGTCTCTTCTGTAAGCTCTGTTTGATAAAAAATCTCTTGAGCTAGGGTTATAAAGCCAAGCGAACACTCTCTTCTTTGCTTCTTCCCTGTTAAGTAACCCTCTATATACGTTCTTCGCATTCCACTCGTGGATATCTTCTCGTGGTTGTTTCTCTTCTAACAAAGCTAATAGCATTCTCAATTCGGCAGCGTTATAATCTAGCTCAACAAACAAATCATTGTTTGGTTCTAAAACATTTCGGAATTCTTTGTCTAAAGTTAGTATAGGGAAGCTATCTTTTTTCACCGACAATCTTCCTGTCTTTGTTCCAAAGATATCATAACAAATATGAGGAGAAATTTTAGTTATTTTTTTATAAAACCGGCGGCCTCTCTTACTAATCATATGTTTACTCATCTGTTTGAGATTGACATTTAGATCTCTTTTATTAATGTTGTCAAGAGCTTTCGTTAAAGACAGCAAGAAGTCATAGTTATCTGGCTTTTCATAATTCTGGAAAACATAATGAGTTATTTGATTTTTAATCTCGCAATATTCTTTCAGGAAGCGCTCCGGTACCAGATCAAAAAAACAATTTTTGTTTAAATCGATCTTCGCTTCAGAAAAAGATATCAAAAAAGCCTTTAGTTTATTACTAACCTCTTCATATCTATCTTTTAGGCCGGCAGGGCATACTTCTTCTAGCGTTTTGCCTTCACAGTACAAACTAGCGTACTCTACATCATCATTTAAGTAGGCAGCGTAGCTCCACGTTCTCGTCAGGCCATCTGGTATATCCTCATAGTACAGTTCGCCATTAAGATACACTGCTGCGCATTCTTTTTTGTTGTCTAGTGTTTGAAATAACATTTAGTACCCAGAAGAGCCGCCAGTGATGTTGGTATTGGGCGAGGTAAATACTTCCGCAGAAGGAAGACTCGGTAAGGGCGCCGGAGAAGACGTTGTTTGATTAAGAAAAAGCAAATTCTTTTCCTCCGGTGAATATCCTTGCCAAAAGCTGCCCTTTCTATTAAAAATTGTTCTTCTAAACCCGTTAGTTTTTGTGTTAATAAAATCAAGTGCTGGCAAAAATCCTTCTTTTTCCAAAATATATTTTGATTCCAGAAACATATCATTAAATCCGTGAGATAGGCTTTGTTCTAGCATTCTTATGTTAAGAAAAGTCCTAAGCCAAAACTTGTCTCCAAACTTTTTCTTATAGAGATATGGTAGATCACCGTTGGCTTCTATTTGGCCTATTTTTTGTCTCGTAAATTTCATTTTTTTTGTTTTTACTTGTTTACTACCAACACATACAAAAGATTTATACACATGAGGCTCTGCAGCAAGAAGAGTGTTATAAAATTGTAGCAAATAATATCTAAGCAAATCTATATCACCGTTGGCGCCGTCTCTCCATGGATCACCTTCGAATACCTTAAAATACAGAGTATCAAAAACTTCGTCAGGTGTCAAGCCATATTCTTCTAAATAAGATGCCATCCCAGTTTTAATCGTTTGTGGTTCAAAATTTGTTTGGCTTGGAAATGGGGGAGATTCGAACTGTCCGCTAGAAAATATGTTAGCCACCAAAGTCCATGGTGCATTTTTATCTATATAAAAGCCAAATTTCTTTGCTGCTTTTCGAAAGAACAAAAAATTAGGATCGTTAATAAACTTCTGTTTTTTATCCAGGTCGCCCTTAAGGGTGCCTTTGTTATCCAATTCAATTACAAGGCCGCTCACATGCGGAGGACAGTATCTCGAAAGTATAAAAGATGTTTTGGTTATAGGTACCCTTGGAGAAACTGATGCTGCAAAGTCCAAAAACTGTTTAACAAAATCTTTAAAAGACAATATGCTTTCGCTTCTTTTGCCGACACCAAAATAAAAAGCGAAGCTTTGCATCAAGGTTTCCATGTGTGAGTGATACAATGAAGAAGCGCTTCTCCAGCCGCCGAGTGCTTCTAGGGTGCCATAAACGCCGCCGGATTGGATCTTGCCGTGAGCAGCAGCCTTTTTACAATAATTGCGCAAGTCTTTATACGCGTCCACAACAAAATTAGCTGCAAATATAGTGCCCTGTTTGCTTGGTACTTGCTTTAATTGAGTGTCTTTAAAACAAATCGCATTAGCTTCTCTGTCAATTCTTCCATAAAATATATTTTCGTACCAAAAATCTAATGCAGTGACGTCACCGCTAGATGGATAATATACTTGTTCATAAGCTTTAGCTTTTTCAAATTTTTCTATTGTAGACATAAAAATTGTTTCCTATTTAATCTACCATTGATCTTCCGGCACTTTAGATTGTCGACAGTGGGTGTCGGGAGGTTCACCTAATTGTTCCGCCTCGATTTCACACGGCGTGAGCATTTTGCCAGTGGGGGTGGTCCGGTTCTGTTTTGCAGTGCTCTTTTTTTCTGCTGGGGCTTCTTCTACTTCAGGTGGTGTTGGGCCGATTATTCTTGGTTGGCGCGTTAGATCGCCTTTCGAGCCTCCGATTCTTTTAACCATGCCATCATTGATACCGTGGAGTATCGTTTCAAATCTGCCCGGTTCGATTATATTTTCCACCTTCGTTAAGAACACGTATCCCCCTAGACCTAGCTTGTATGTCAAAGATTTTTCTAAAGTTGCAGCCACACTACCTTGTTTTGCTAACCTTGGAGTAACATGCACTCTCATACCGGGCTTGAATATAGTACTTCCAAAACATTTAAGAGTTACATTATATTGGTGTCTTAATTGCGCGGCGATTGGATCCGAACCGTCGGACACTGTTCTGGCCTCACGGACATGCGGCTGGTCTTGTCTATCAAAAGTTGCGTTCTTTAAAATCCCCCTATCCGAGCCTATTTGAAAATGATAAATTCCTTTAGAGGAATCTTGTGATCTATTGCCAATTAAATTCCACGGTATACCGTCTTGGCAATATATAAATTCATAGAAAAACTCTCTCGGCGGATTCGAACCAATATTTGATAAAGGATACGGAGCGATTTCGTTTATATCTTGTATTCTTCCCCCTTGCGTATACTGCGTGGGTCGACCTTTCTTGCCGGTAACCACCATACCTACTCTGTCTTTTGCATTGGAAGCCTTTCCTTTGCCAGGGGCGGATAGCGAGGTGATATTAAATCTGGGTCTGACCGGGTACTTATAGAAACACCCGGGGCTCAAAGTTTCTAAAATAAGATCTTTAACAACATCTCTTATAAAATTTCTAATATAATAGGTATCTTTTTGCGCTGCAATAACATTATTTAAATACCAATTCATAAACAAATTCAAAGAAACAGGAAGATCGGCTAGATTAATCTGTACAGGGCTGTGATCTCGCGGATCCACAAATGTTATTGGACCCAATAGAAAACGAATATTAGAAAAAGTATAATCTTCCGTGTCTTTTTTATCTTTTCCCTTTTTTATTTTTGGATCATCTAGAGCTTGATAAAATGCTGCCTCTAACAAATCTCCAAGGTAAAAGAAGTTTATTCTATATTTATCCTTGTCTTTTGCTGGCGTAACAAACTTTTCCTTCGCTTCTTTTCGTTTCTTTTTTCTAGTTTTTTCATCCGTAGTGGCTTCGTCAAGGGCGCCGGAGGCAGAATCTAGATATTCTTTGTGCCTTGCCTTCAAGTCCGCAGAATCAGCCTTAAGAATTTGTATACCTGGATCCTTACGCGTTGTACCAGCACCTTGAATTTTTGAAGACGTCATTTTAGATAATTGCTCTCTACCTTCAGTTAGTATGCCCATCATATTATGATTTACATCGATGTATCTCATTTTATCCATCGCCAAAAGCCTATTTATCAAAGCTCCATATCTTTCTGTCTTTTCGTTTCTAGCGAATCTTGCTCTTCTTTCCTCTAATATCTTTTTTCTGTCCTCATATGTTCCCCTGTTGTTTTCAACACGAATCGGTCCAAGATCTTTGTAATTTGGCGCGTCGCCCAAAAAATCAAGACCCACTAAAAAATCAAAAGCTGCCAGCGAGGCTTTCTCAGCCATATTGTAATCTCCGGCTGGGTCTTCCTTCGTAAATTCAACTGTACTTTCAGTGTCCGTAGTGCCCTCTAGCTGTCTATTAATAAAAGCTAACTCTTTATCAATCTTTTTTAATTGTGTAGCTAGTCTTTTTGAAGTATAAAATAAATCTGCTCTATTTGAAGATAAGTGACTCTCCACAATTCCTTGCAAATCTATATCCAGTGTTCCACTGCCGTCTTCATTGAAGCTAAAAGTATGGTTTAATAAAACTAATCCGAGCGTAACAGAAGAGTTCTTTAAAAGATTAACTAATGAGTTACCATCTTTATCTACCAGTTCGTTACCGGGAGGTTTGTGATATCCTATCGAAGCTTTTATCTCATAGTAGTCAGGATTCCATTCATTAAATTTAACACCGTAGGGGTTGGGCTCTGGCGATTTACCTTTTTCTGGGCCGAACAAAATCAAATCCAAAAAAGTAGCAGTTCTTCCTCCTCCGGTTCCGTCACTTGCGCCGAGATCTTCGAGGTTTCGAAAAAATAGTGTTAGTTTACATCTGATATTCACATCAGCCTCAATAGGATTGGCACCGTAATATGTCCATTCAAATCTTTTTAACGCAACACCTTCTTTAGTTCCTCCGGCTTTTGGGGCAAATGCATCTTTGATAGATTCACTAGTGTCGTTGTCTGCGAACAATATTTCTTTCTGGACAATCTTATCTTGCGGCTGATACCAAGACACAACATAATCTGACCTTCCATCTTCTGTAGATATCGGAGAATATTGTTTTACTTGCCTTTGCTTTTGGCGAAATCTTTTAAATAACCTAATTTTTGGTTGGATTCTTGCAAATATTTCTTGTGGCGCAGACATCAGCGGGCTTACTTCTGTTGGCGCAACAATTTTGCTTATCACCGCCGAGGGATTTATAGTAGGGCCGGCCCCAATACATGTAAAATAATTTCCATATGGATTTCCCGCGTTATAGCCACAAATTTTTTCATAGTGATCTATTAAAAAACATTGTTCTTGAAATTTTCTTTCGGCCTTTACATCTGCGTCACTAGTAAGAACTTCATCAGCTGCTGCGTCGTCAGAGGCGTCGGCGCCGGCTTCTGCTAAAGCTCTATTCCTGGTAGTATTATTTTTCGAAGATAAAACTTCGCCCCACCAGCCCGGGGCCCCGGGATCATTTATTGTTTTACCTTCGTGGGGGGAGTCTTTTGGATGTATGCTTTCTTTAATTGTGTTTGACCACACTTGACTCCTTCTCATATGGCCAAGGACACTCGTGACCCAATTTATTTTAATTTTATGATTAGGAACATAATCTTTTGTGCCTTGCGTTGTAGGGTGTTTCCTCCAAATTGGAGTTCCGGGCGGAGCATATGCGTTATTCGAATAAAAGACAGCCGCTGTTGCAAGAATAGGGGGTTCCTGGCCGGGGGGATAATGTGAAGCAGGGACAGGGGAGAAGGAAGCAAGATCCAGAAAGGCTTTAATCATGACTGTTTCAACAGCCCATAGAGTGTTATTTGTCAACAAAGGATCAGAGAAGTTGGCGCCGTATTTAAGCTCCTGTTTAATTCGGGCATGGGGATCGGTGAACCCCCTTTCATTAGCTAATACTTGAGCATATTGAGATTTTTCAAAAATATCAAGCGCATGTTCAATAATATAAGGCTTTAAAACATGTGTAAACGCGCCGGCATAATTCCACGGCATTGAGGGGTCCGGTGGAAAATATTTCTTAAAATCTTTTTGATAATCTTGTAAAGTCTTAGCCATTTATTCCCCATCACAAGCCCAAATAAATTTCGATAGCTCTATCGAGCGGAGTAGGGATATAAATAATATCACCAGTCTTTAAGTGAGCCTCTGTTGGCTTTTTATTATACCACGCGATGACCCACCAATATCTAGAATCTTCATAATATTTATGAGCTAGTTTAAAATATCTATCCCCCACTTTCCATATATGACTTACACTATTTAATGTTCGAATAGCCTCATGTGAGGGAAAATAAATTGTTGGTGTTTCATATTGAGTTATTCTTTTCCTTCCTCGTTTTTCTAGAAAAGCTTTTTTAAATTTTTTGCTCGGATTTGATATAGCCATTTCGTTGTCATATCTGTTTGCCATAATTAACCCCCGCCCCCGGCTTTAAATGTTAGGGCTTCAAGTATTCTTGCCTGTTTTTCGCTATCACTTAATGGATCAGTACCGGCAGTAGCCGCTGATGGTTCTTCAACAGGGGGGACTGCAGAGGCATCTTGGCCGGCTAGCGAGCCGGGGAGCGCGACAAATCCATCAACTTCTACGGATTCTTTTGTCAGTTCATTTTTTAGAGCACGTTTATCGACACCATATGGAAATGATTTTTCACCACGCCACTTGGGATCGCCTCTAGTCCAGCCTAGGCTATCTTCGTGGATAACATTAAAAGAACAATTCATTTGTAATAGTTTTGGGTACAAGCGCAGACCAGCCGGCGGATCGTCTCCGGAGCGATCGCCCCCTCGCTCTTCAAAATATCCATTTTCTACAACCGGAGTTATAACTAAATTTGGTATATATCCTGCCAGTCCGCTTGTTGTAACGTTTCCTAGGCCGTCTCCCTTCGAAATTATATTTGCAAATTTCAGTCTTATTATAGGAGACCCAATAATTGAAGCGTGACCTTTTACCCCTCCATACGAAGGGTATAACATCTTGGTTAATTCAGAGGAAGCGACAAGATTCGCGCGTGCTTCATCAGCATCCCAAGCTGGTATGTCCCATGCCAAACTTAAAGTCCTTACGGTGTTTTGATAAATACGGAAAGGATCCATCCTACCGTAAGCAGCCTCTTCGTTGAAGTTAACATTGTAGGTGTCACTAAAAGACGTTAAAAATCCCTTAAAAACAACTATTTGTGCTCCTGCCTTTTTGCCGCCGGCGGCAGTATTAATATTATAAAATTCGATATTGGCGCGATTAGAATTGGCTTGAATTAATTTGGTACGGCTGGTTTGACCTGCTAAACTATTTGTCCAATTTGTTCCCATTTTATCTCCTCGATTTCTGTGCCATACGATTATGCATTCTCATATAATCGCTAGCAGAACTATCTCCAAGGCCCAGCCAGAAGTTCCAATCTCCGGATGAATCTTTCATTGAATTAACTATCTCCCCAGCTAAAATTTTTGCAGATTCTGTTGAAAGATTTACAGTTAGCGGGCTCTTTGGTGCTGCAGCTGTTGGCGCTCCCGTGACAGCCTGGATTTTTGCTGTGCCTGATTTAACTTCCGGCTTTTCAAAAGCACCAGCGGCGCCGGCTAGTTGATGTGTCACTGTAGCTAAAGCAGTATAGCCAGTAAGATCTTCAACACTAATCTCTTTTGCTGCTCCGGCAAGATCTTTAACACCCTGAACCATTCCCGTGAAGGCCACCCCGCCTGCTTCGGCAAACTTTCCTAAACCTTCGAACATCTTTCCTAAACTAGTAAGCCCGTCGCCCATTAATTTAAGGGCCAGGGCAACCGCTGTTAAGGCGCCGGCAAATACAAGGAGCCCCATGGCGCCGGGAGTGCCGTAAAAGGCCATCAAAGCCATGCCGGCAGCTAATATGCCGACACCAGAAGATAATGCCAAGAAACCTAGACCAGCGTCGATTGCGGCGGGGCCGGCTTCTTTGAGCTTATCAACTAAAAGAGCCATAGCTGCTATGGGAATTGCCAAGCCTACACCTATCAAAGCGACGGCTCCACCAATAGCGAGTAACCCAGGAGCGGCGAGACTAGAGGCAGCTCCTACTTTAATAAGCGCTATCGAAAAAATAAGCATCCCAGCTGCGGCGCCGCCGGCGAGCATGGCGGTCATCCAAAATTCATTCCAACTCATACCTTTAACTGCATCGGCTAACGTGGCCACACCATGTGCAACGGCTAAGAATCCGACACCAACAAGAGCTAATGCGGCGCCGTAAGCCATAGCTGCTTTTGCTTTGGCCATCATACCGGCTGTGTCGACTACAGAAGTAACGCCGGTCTTGGCCCGATTTTTTCCAGCGATGGCCTCACGCTGTGTTGCAGAAGCATTTTGGTTTCTTGCTCTGGCTTCTTCTTTTTTCAGAACTGTTAAAATTTTCATTTGGCTTATTTCCGTGGCGGTTAATCCCAAAAGTACTTTTTTGGCGCCGGCGGAGACTGTTAGCCATGTCATCCACGCGCCGCCGGCCATAGTAACAAGGCCTGTGAGCGCCACTGCCCAAGCTTGAGTACTTCCTTCTAAATCTACAAACCAATCAATTGCCTTTTTAAACAATTCAACAAGAGGATCTAAAGTTATAGCTAAAGATTGAAAAGCGGACGCTAGTTTCTTTTGTACATCTATTGCTTGCTTCGCGCGCTCTTCCATTTCTTTTTGACTCATAGCGGCTGCGCCGGCTTTAGAGATCATCGCATCATATCCCGTAGTACCTGCCTTAAGTAACTTTGTAGCTTCAGCTACATCGCTAATACCAGCAGCGCTAGCGAACGCTAGACGACCAAACTTGTTTTCTAATAGAGCAGCTTGCTGTCCAGAAGTTTCAATGGCGCCCAGGACCATACGAACGCGCTCTTCTTCATCAGCATGAAGTAATTTAACTGTATCTATATACTGTCCACCTAGAAGCGCATTAAGCTGTGCTCCTGCTGTGGCAGCGCCTTCGAATGTATCCATCTGTGAGCCGAACGCGCCAGTGAGAGTTTGTACATCGGTATTTAAGGCCTTCGCGGCTGCAGATAATCTCTTAAACACGCCTTCCATATTATCACCGTGTTTAGCCAACGAAGAAGCAGAGGCGGCGAATGCTGCGACGATTCTTTCCGGCGAGTCACCGATGGCATCTGCCAGTCCAAGCATCTGCTGTTGAGTTGCTATGGCTTGTTGTTCTGTCTCTCCAAGCACTGCCATAGCGACCTGGATAGATTGTGAACTAGTTTCGCTTGAGACCCCCATTGCTTCCATTGTGGTTACAAAGGCCGTCATTTCTTTTGCGGCTGCTTTGGACAATTGAGAGAATTCACGCACATTATTGTATAGATTGTTATATGCCTTTCCAACTTGTTCTGCTGTTACAGCCATGCCAAGTTGTGAAATACGTATCTCATTTAGAGAATCATCATATTTACCAAACGCTCCCGTTGATAAATTAACAGATGATTGTGCTGCATCAACAGCTTTGGCCATGGCTAATGTTGATGCCCCGACGGCCTTTAAAATATCCCAGCCCTTCTCCATGACAGAGTGCCAAGCGCTAGCCAGGAATTCATTGCTCTTGAGATTCTCGCCTACTTTCTTTAAAACATCTGAAAATGAATGGCCTTGTTCTTTGGCGCTTACAAGGGCCCCAAATATTCCCTTTCGCCACTCCTCTGTGGCTCCTATCATTCCTTGTATTTCTTTAGTTATAGAGCCAGCCGCTGTTTCGATTTCCAGCATGGCCTCTCTCTGGGCGATGAGTTCCTCGTTTTCTTTTCTAAATAACTCTACTCCTTTTTCTAAAAGAGCTTGTTTTTTTTCTATCTCTTCGTTTATTTTTGCATGCGCGCCTGCAGACTTTTCTTCTTGTTCCAGCTGCAACTTTAATGAATCAATTGACTTTCTTAATGCTTCTTCTCCGCCTTCTATATAATCGAGGTTTGATTCTGCTAATTCTATTTCTTTCTCTAGAAGATCAATCTTTTTTTGAGCAAAGCTTAAGTTTTTTTGCTGTTGAGAAGCTTTCTTCATCTCGTAGTCGTGAAGTTTCTCTACAAGATTCAGCTGTTTTGCAATAACATCTGCAGCGTCTTTTGCTAGCCTTACCTCTTCTGCGGATATTTTCTTATTCTTAATCTCATCAGCCATTAATTAAATTCCTTTCTAGAGAAACGGCCATTTAAGACCAGTCCTTCTCTCAAAACTACTAACAGCAGCATTCAAACGTCCGCGCTCCTTATAGGTTCTCGGATCGTCTAAGCCATAATCACTAATGGCTTGCATATATCTTTTTTCTCTGCCCAGAGCAGCGGCAAAAGAATCAACTTGCGAAGTAGTTCCCTTAACTTGTATTGGAATTGGCGAGCCATCAAACATAGCCCCGAGGATCTTCTTCGTCCAATAACCAAACATTCTTAAGAAGCTTTCATTAAGCTGTCCGGATTCTGCCGTATTTAAATCAATAACGATCTCGGTTAGTTTGTCTTCATGAAGTTCTTGTTCCATTAGGCATCCCTCTTATACAATAAGTAGTAACATTATAAAAATAAAGGGATCTTGTGATCCCTTAATTATCTTGAATTAGATTCCGACTGTGCTTGCTCCATGGCTTCTTTTTCCATTTCAAATTGCTGCTGCAATCTTTGCACATACCAATTGCGAATCATAGTTGGCAAACTATAGGCTTCAGTGAAGCTCCAACCGCCATGGTATTTTAAGACGAAGATCTGTTCGTATACTTGTTGAATGTATGTATCATCTAGGCCAAAAAAAGTCCGTTGTAAACGGCACCTCCATGTCTTGGGCATGATCACATTCAGTGCATGCGAAGTGTTGAGCTAAATCCATAGTTGGCAAGCTCTTTGCATAGCCGGTTCTTAAAAATCTAGAATCCTTTGCCGGCATTGTATCAACAAACTGCTCAATTAGATGACGTTCTGTTCTTCCGTTAACCGAAACAATTAACATCTTTAATTGATCTGTTAGTGATGAATCTGCCATCTTAATCTTCTTGTTAAGATTTTGTTTTCTCAACAATTCTTTTTCATCGCGGCCGGTCATCATTCTAACATTAATAGAAGCCTTTGTAACAGGCAGTTCAAATAAGATTGTGCCATCGTCCTGAATATTTACACCATTTTGCAACAAATCTGTTGCTGTAATCAAATTTGATTCTTCTAGATCAAATTCATAATCCTGTTTTGAACCACAAGCAGGACACGTAACACTAGTCTGGTATTCAGCGCCATAACCAGTGATTCGGGATCTTACAATTAGAGCATTTTTATCTCCAACCAAAAGATCATCTAACTTGACACTCTTGTCAATTAAAACATTCTGTAAAAATCTATCTAAAGCAATTCCCTTTCGAAGAAGAGCTTGAGAAGTAAGAATATCCTCATCTTTTGCTGTCATAAATCTAATTTCTAGACTTTCAACATTATGGAGAGGGTGCCCGGGTGGGTAGAATTTTCCCTGTGATGGTAAATCAACAAACTCGGTTGGCGTCGGAAACGCGAATGGCGTCTCTTCTTGCTGTTGAGTTTGCTGAATAACCTCCGGGATAGGGGGAGAAGAGCCAGCGTTAGCAACGCCTAGGCGCTCTTCGTTATTTCGGATTGTCATTTTAGCCTCTTTAAAAGATTATTTTAATTATTCTGCAACGGCAGTTGCACTACCGTGTACATGTAGTTTAGCATAATCGTAACGGAATGTTACATCTAATTGTAATAAAGCGTCACCAGAGTAATCCAAGTCGCCCCATTTTACATCCGTTGCCCATGCATTCTTTAGTGTCCAAGTCTCAGCAATATCAGTTTTATTATCAAGATTGTTGCCAATTTCAAGAGTCCTTAATGTTTGGATTTTGATTTGGTCAAAAGCTTTTGTTGCTAAACCCTTGCCTACGGTGTTTCTTTCAATTTTGCCAGGATATTGATCAGGAGATCTATAGCCAGACTCTAGAATCTTGTTATATAACAAATGTGTTACATCACTTTCTGGGCCCTTACCATCTCCGGGATCAACAAAGGTCATCGCGACAGTGTTCCACTCAACTGTGCCTGGGTAATAGAAAGTATGATTAAGGAATTTGTGTGGCGTCTCGCCGATTTTTAATGAGGGTCTTGAGCATTTTGTAACCAAGAAAGGCTGGAATCCTGGGATCGTGACCAAAAACTTATATTGGCGTTTTGGCTCGACTGACGCTCCAGACCAAAATCTGAAAGCTGATGCTTTGGGTGTTTTTGCCATTATTTAATTCCTCCGAGTTTGTACTCTATATTTAATTAGACCTTAATATTTTTTTTATGTTTTTTAATCTTCAAAAGCTGCCCCGGAGTTTGTAATTACAAAGTCTAGAGCGATAAATTCAATAGCTCTGGCGGGCTTAAGGAAAATCTTTGCGTACAAGATGTTTCTATCAACAAGATCTGGTGTTGTCGTAGACTCATCTAATACTACTTTATAATCTGTCAAGCCCATTCTTGACTTTACATCTTCAAGGAATGGAATTACTCTTCCCAAGAAATTAGCCCAAGTTTGCGATACATTCTGCTCGAAGAGCGTCGTTGCGGAAACTCTAGAAATTTCTTTCTTCGTATAAATCAGTAGTCTTCTAACATTAATTCTATCCAAAGCCGAGTCTGTGAGTTGCAGAGTCTTTTGACCGAACATCACAATACCTTCTGCTGGGAATGTTGCAATGGGATTAATATTAGCTTCGTACAGCTTATCTCTATCCTTGCTTGTTAAGCGCTCGCGGACATTAACAACTGGGACGCCGGCAGAGCCTTCTGTAAGTCCGCCGCGCGTGAAGCCAGCAGGGGCGAACCAAAGTTCCGACTTTCTTTCAGAGCTTGAGAACGTTCCCAGCGCTGCTATGGAAGGTGGAGCCCAAATAATTGAACCGTTAATATTGTCGCGAATTTGTACCCATGGGTAGTAAGCACAACCATAGCTGCTGTTTAAGCCTCTGTCCTTTAAGTTATCAACTGCTTCAGTAACAGAGCCCAAAGCTTCTGCAGTGCCCTCGTGACGGCTCTTGTAGCCAGTTTTGAGGTCAATTATTGCAAGAGCGTCGCCACGATCTTCACATGTGTTAACCAAGTGGCCAGTTAAAGCTTCGTCCCAAATACCGGGTGCGGAAGCCAAGTTGAATTCAACAACTTCAGGATCAGAAATGCTGTCGATAGCTTTCTTAACCGAGTAGAACGCCGAATTACCTTTTTCGGTAGCGCCGTCCATATCTGTGTTGTTGAACGGATCCGGCTCCATAATATCTAGTCCGTCTCGGCCGCCCCACATTGGTGACGTGAATCTATCAAAGCCCTTTGTCAATACAGTCTGATGTGTACCAGAATGTGCAGTTAATGAGTAGGCGCCATACCTGGAACCGGAAGCGTATGTAGCATTTGTGCCATCATAAGTTAGATCATCTAGCGTGAAGATCCAGCTTTCTACGCCGGTCTCATCATATGAGTCAGCATTAATATTTCTAGGCAATGAGCGCGCAATGTCAATATTGCTCTTTTCATATAATGTAGAAGTTTTGGACTCACGCGAGTCGTATCCAAAATAAGCACTCTTCGGGCTTGAAATTGTAGGATCATCACTTCCCGATCGCAGTGCGAAAGTTGGGAAAGTAAATGAGCAACTAAAAGGTATTTGATTTTGAGTTGCGACGCCATCAGCTTTGCTTTGATCTGTAATTACCAAGAAAGAACCAGTTGCTTTTGTTCCAAAGCAAGAGTCTTCAATAAAAGGATTAGTAAGTGCTGCGTTATTATGAATATTCGGAGCTTTTTCTGCTCTCAAAGCAGAGTGAACAACCGCGAAGCCTTTTATTCTTGGTGGGCCATATACGCCGAATGGTAGTAGGCCTGCATCAGCCTGAGCAGCGTCTACCTCTGAATTCATCTCGACATAAATAAACCTGGAACGATTCTCATAGTTGCCCTTGTCAATATATCTTTTTTCTGTCTCGTCCCATGTAACATAAGCATCACCAACTTTCTTAGCAATGTAGTTTACAGAGTTAGGATTAAGATTTAGGCCAGTGAACTTTTCTAGTACTCGGACGGCGCCGTCGTTATCAGAAGCGTGACGTACAACCAAGGAGAATGTTCCATAAGGGTTATCCTTGTTGGTAGAAGCTTTAATATCTTGAATTGAAATCTTGATATTGCTGTTTGCCCATCCGCCGTCATCAAGGCTCTTAACTCTAAACAGCTTCTTTGTGTGATTGCGATTATTAGGGTTGAAACCTAGCGCAGAGCTTCTAACATCTTGCGAAATAAACCAGCCTGTTTTCGAAACTTCAGCTGCCTGTAGACGATCAGCCCATTCTGGAGATGCTCCGTCTTCTGCTAATCCGGTTATAAATCCAAAGTACCCGTCGCCTGTGTGAGCCAATCCTGTCGTAGTGTCAATAATATCATCTTTAACAGCTTTTTCAAAGGTTTCACCTAGCCAATAGGTTTCTAAACTATCTGTGTTAGTGACGCTTGGATTGGTAAGTGTAGGATTAGTGTTGAAAACATTACGAATATATTTATCGCTTTTTCTGTTAAAGTTGAAAACAGTATTTTTGAGGACGGATCCGTCTGAATCTTTAATAATAGCGCGGAACTCTGGCGTACCGCCGGACGTTGTTTCATTGTTTACAAGAATGTTTGATCCTGTGACACCGATTGAACGGACAACTGTTGTTCCGGACAACTCAATGCTTCCCTGGCCAACATACCAAACTGCAGCTAGGGTACCCGTACCATGATGGCGTGATACGTGTGAACCGGATCCAGCAACGAAGAGCCCGTAAGCTCCGCCGTTTGTGCTAGCAACAGTGGTAATTGAACTAGCGTTGCCTGCGCTTCCACCAGTGACGTATCTCGTAGTCCATCCAGCTTCGCCGGCGCCTGCGGTTGCATTTGTGTGTTGGTGTCCCAATAAACGAACATACGTGAGTGGGCTACTATTTCTTAACCACGCTTGCGCGGCATATGTACCGTGCATGGGTGAAATAGTGTTGCCGTCTCTCCAAATATCTCCGCCGCGGCCACCAGGAACAGGGTTGCCAAATACCTCAATAAACTCCGAAAATGACTGGACCCTAACAGGGCGCATGCCCGGGCCTCTAGAGGCGCGTCCGAAAATGACTGGGCCAAGGTTTTCTGCAACGGCCGGCAAGCCAGAGTTATCGATTTCATCAATAAAAACACCCGGCGATACGAATTTGAACTTTTTAACAGACATTAGAATATCTCTCCCGTATAAAGATTCCACATAATTGTGTAAACAATTCTATTTTCTTAAATAAATAGTGCTTTACAAGTCTAAAAGAAAAAATTATAGTAATTATCGATCTCGGTAGAACCCATCATTTTCAATGTTTGTGTTTTCATCTCCGACAATGACTCTTTCTCTAGGAATTTTAACCTCTACAGCGTTTTCTCTTACTACTATTTTTGGTCTTGTTTGATTTTTGTCTTCGCCAACCAAATATCCAAGAACCTTGACGTCAACTTTAGTTTTAAACTTTCTTTCTTCTTCGGCTAAATTTGAAGCGTTATTTTCAAACGAAAAATCAGATTGGATGAGAGCATCATATTCATGGCCATCTCTACCAACTCTAAAAAAGTTAAGACTATTCGTTGTTGTAGCAAAAGGCGTCAATAGTTCGTTCATTTGTTGCTGATATTCTGTAATAATATTTATACTATAGTTCATTTCGACATAAATTGGCATCGGTATCGTAACAGTTTGTACGACGACTTTTTTATTTTTTCTCGGAAAATTAATTTGACCTCTTTTGCGTAAAGTATCTGCATTAGCAAAATTTGATGTCTTATCTTGCTTTATTTTTTTTGCAATTGTTAAACTGCCGCCGGCGACGTCAGGATGGCGCGGAATATTACCAAATATTCCCCCTTTCTTTTGTAGATCTTTTACCATCGAAGTTCTTTCTAAAGTTATAACCGGAAAAGTTACGACATCATTGCTGTTTTTTAGATCTTTATTATTTTTTGTATAGAAAGCACGCTCTGCACCAACCCACATAACGGGAACTTTTTCCCAACCAGAATTTTTTGTTGCAAATAGATTTAATCTTTTATCCAGCCAATCAAAAACAGCAAAATCAACTGTTTCAATTGTTGATGGCATAAGAATTTCTTCATGAATAACAGAAGGATCTTCTAGTTCTGTATAATCACTTGGCATTGAATAGACCCTCTCTAGCTCTGACACATTTTGCTGAAATTTCCATTCTATGATCTACTTGTCCGAATATTTGTTTTGGTTCGTCAAGTGTTACTATCTCGAAATGAAAATCTCCGTATAAAATAAAGTCACCCTCCCTAACATATAATTCTTGATCTTCAGTGAGTCTTCTTTTGTGAAAATGTACCTGAATCGAAGACATTTTATCAAGACCGTAAGAATCTGTTTTTGTTTGGTGGCCCTCCCAAGTTACGAGAGCATATACTCTAACCGGTGGGAGGAAAGTTTTGTTTATAGCTTCTCCGTACAAAGAATGATAGTTCGTATGTTCTAAACTTAGCGGATAATATAATATCTGCTGGCCAATAACCCTTTCAATTAGTTCATCATTAACTTGTTTTACAAGATCTCTTTCTTTCTCGCCAAGAAATAGCGGAGGAGGAGGAGATGACGGTTGTGACCATTTATCTTTATCAGACATGTATCACCCCCTACCCGACAAATACGCCGAACGGTACGTTTTGAAGAACTTTGTTAGTAGCGTCCATCGTATCTGCATTAATCTGTGCAAGCTTATCATAAGTGAGTTCATCAAGAATAGTTTTCAATTCTTCGCGCAACTTTTCTTGTTCTTCTTTGGCTTGCGAAAGAAGCTGCTCTGCGTTTAAGGTTACAGACTCACCAGGAATTGGGATCGCACCGAACTTTCCTCTCACTTGTCCTAAAGTTTCTTTAACGAGAGAGAATGCGAATCTTCTGATCCATTGTTTGCCTATACTATTAATATTTTTATAAGGAATGTTTGCAAAAGGAAGAGTATTCATATTGTTTACGCCAGATGCGCCAACTTCTTTTCCTTCTTCTTCTTCCCAAGAATCTTTTTGTATAGTAAATCTAACCCATAAATTTTTTGGAGATACAGATGATGGTTCTGGGTATATTCTTAACTTATTATTTTTTATTTCATACGAATAATGAGAATTTCTGGTGTAAATTGCATCTTCATACGCCATAGCTTGCATCTTGTTGTGCCACGGAGGGATTACTTCAAAAGTAGAATCATCAGCAAACATGCCATAAGTAGATAAGTTACCAACAGAATTTAATCCTCCAAAATAACCATAGAATCTCCACATGGCGTGGGGCGTCTTAAAGAAAACACTTTTAATAACAACTTTTTTATTGCCAATTAAACTAGAAAATTCATCTTTTGCGGCGATGAGGCTTTGAAGATCATAGTCTTGTTTGTTGTCTTCTGTTTCAATAGATGCAGAATATTCAGTTTTAAGGCCACCGACACCAAGCTCTTCACCAACCCCATCAGCGACTCGGCGAGGATAAACAATATCATACTTTGGAAACTTCATATTGACATGATCGCCATCGAGGCTCGATGATAAATCGCCACTAAGTAGGACGCCATCGTGGTCAAATGTTCCAGTGGTATTTCCGAGAGCATTGGGCAACATATTTTTAGCTTGATGTATGTTGACAATATAAGAATATTCTAAAACAGCTTCTTCGTATGCAGCATATATATTAACTTCTTTAAGTTCAATGTCTAAGACATCACCACCAAGTTTTTTATATGTATATGCAACCTGATCGGAAGCTCCAGAAATAAAGTTCGCATCATAAAAAGCACTACTTGTATCAACATATATTCCAAATGGATAATTTGCTACTCTTGCTGACCCGTCTGACGCATCTAAAACGCTGCCAGTTGCGGATAATGTTACAGCACTAGTGTTACTTTTTGGTGTTAATGTTGTAGTCGCCATTCATATGCACTCCTTTATATAACTTAAATAGTTTATAGAAATAGAAAACCCCACTCCGTTTCCGGAGTAGGGTCTCTTTTAAGCTACGCTATTGTTTTGACTAGCCAAGCAAGTCAGTAACAACAACTAGACCGTACATATCGGGTCTAACCATCTTCTTCGCGTAACGAGTCATCACGCCCTTACGGGGTACGAAGTCCTCGGTACCGAAGATTGTCGGTGTGACCTGTAGTGGTACATATGGCGCGTATACATAGCCGCTCTCAAGGAAGCTTCCTCCCTTACGACCAACTAGTACAACGTTGCGTAGGAAGTAAGGATCTACGTATACATCCCACTTCTTGCTCAAGGAACCAACCTTGACAGCACCAACAGTTCCCTTGTCGTCATCAAGCGTAACGTTTGCACGGAATCCAGATGTGAACTCTAGAAGGTTCGCAATTTCAGGTGATACCACGATGAAATTAGCTCCGCCTCGGAGAGTCTTACGGTGGATTTGTGCTGACACGTCGTTGACTGTCTCAACAAGAGTCTCATACCACTCGGATACGTTACCAGTGAAGTCTGGACCAGCGGATCCGCCAGAAGTCAAATCTTTACCTGTTTGGCGATTGACAAACTTACCGGGTCGGCGCGACCAGTAAAGCACATCAGCAGTAGCTCCCTTAACGAGGTCATTGAGAATCTCACGGTCAATCTCAAGAGCAATTTGCTCAGAGAGAATGCTTGTAAGCTCTACCTCTGCATCCAAGTTGTGGTATGCGTTGAGGTCCTGACCAAGCTCTGGGGTCCACTTTGCCTTGAGCTTCTTGGTGATTGCCGTTACAGCAATGCTGTCGACCTGGATGTCGATCTCTGGAATATCACCAGTTGTATCACTAATGACACCATCAACAGTTGTAGCGGTCGACTCCAATAGCCACTCATTAGCACCCTTGACGGCACCGAGAGTATCCGAAGAAATGAAGTTATCAGCGGAAGTCCAGTTAAACGAGTGAGTATTACCAATAGTACCGTTCACATTACCTGCTGTGGTAGCGGTATCACCGTCTAGAGTAGATGGCGAAAGTGTAGCGGAAAGCTGCTGGATACCAGTGTCGTCAGCCGAATCAGCCTTGAAGAACAAGTAAATGTTGTCGCGATCTGGATTTTCTGGGTTGTCGAGATCATCGCTCTTTCTCGCGAAAGAAGTTAGTCGACGAATATGAGAACCAGAAATAGCATGTGCTGCTGAAGCAGTCAAAGCAATAGTTGTCAAGTTGTCAGTGTTGAGCTGACTAAAGACACTTGCAGAAACCTTAGTAACAACAACACCCGAACCAGAAAGATCAGGGTCGTGCTGACAAATAGAGTTGAACCGATCAAGCGTGAGGCCGGCCAATTCGCCGACGCCGGCAACAATACTAACACCTAGCGTACCGGAAGCAACTGTGGTCAAAACAACTCCGGAAGCTTCATCAGACGGGGAAGCATAACCGTTACGTAGGTTATAGAAACCGCCACCATCGTCAGTAGCGAGGTCAACACCACCGGTCAACTGTGAACCGACAACGTTACCGCCATAGAGCGAATCACCTGCAGAGTAAAGTCCGCGAGTGTCAGTAGCCTGGAAATCCAGGAAGAAGATGAGGCCAGAAGGCAAGCTCATCGGCTGCACAGATACTAGATCGTTAGCAACCAAGCCAGCGAATACGCGGCGGACGATGGGGAAAGCAACAGAAGCGAAACCTTCGACATCACCACCAGCCATTGTGCTAGCTTCCTTCAATAGCTGTGCGGCTTGGTTCTCAAGCAAGCGTGCCATTGTATTCTTTTGGTGATCGCCGCCGAGGCCCTCAAGAAGTCCAGTGCGATCCCATTTTTCTAGTAGGGCAGCACCTTCCTGCTGGAGGCTTCGATCAACGATACCTTCAGTTAATTTTTCTAAAACAGACATTTTTTGTTTTCTCCTTTTAAATTATTTAATACCTGCTAACGCCCGCCACCTTTCGGAAGCCGGGTCGTCGTTTTTCTCTGCTTTGCGATCTGAAGCCGCTAACAGAATAGTAGAGGAAGTTTTATTTACCGCTTCACTCAGCGATTTTGGCTGCTTTTTAGAGGTGCTGCCCACTGTGTTTTGAAGTGTTTCGAAAATAGTTTTCGCTTCCTCGACACTTTTAGCATTAGACAAAGCTTCGGCAATTGTACTTTTTTGCCGCTCATTCAGGGAGGTGCTAGTTAACGCTTTATTAGTGTATAGTAACCTTGCATTTAAAATATTACTCTCTTCGACTTTATCTTTAAGAGACTCAATTAATTGCACAAGTTTTTGTTCGTTTTGTTGGTGTTGTTTTATCTTACTTTTATTTTTTGTAAGAATTTTATTTAATTTAGTATTAGACTCGTTAAGATTTTCAGCTTCTTCTTCGAGTTTCTCAACAGCCTTTCTTAATTCTTCATTATGTTTCTTTACTTCAGTGTCTTGTTCGCGGGCTAATAATTCTTCAGCAGCTTCTTCTAATTGTGAAGCCGGAGTTCCAGCCCAGCCAGATTTTTCTGGCTTGATATCTACTTTTAGTGTTTCTGTCAATTCTCCAACGATCTCTTCTAATAAATTAGAATCTATCTGGATGTCTTCTCCTAATCTTTCGCCTGTGTTAACAACGTCTGCCGCAAATTGTTCGCGTGATTCGAGGCCAGCTTCTGTTCCGATTACATCATCAACATGTTGTGTTAAAGCGTCGAGATCTAATTCAACCCATGCGTTAGGGCCACCTTCTTCTGCTTCATCTGGGCAACCACAAAGCTCTTCGCCATCGTGGGCTGCCAACGGCATATCGTCAATTACTGGATCAGTTTCGACTTCTTCTCCGGGAAGGCCGGCATCGTCGCCACCGAGAAGAGCATCTACTTCGGCGTCTAGGCCAGCTTCTTCTGGTTGTTCTAATAACGTTTCGACGGCTTCTTTGATTTGATCAGAGTATTTGTCAATTATCGCGGCTTCTGCATTTTTTAAAGCCACTTCTCTTAGTGCTTCAGCGTCAATTATCGCTTGTTCTAACATTGAAGACATTTATAGTTCTCCTGGAAGATAAAAATTGTCATAAATAAATAGTATATTCTTAATGTAAAAGACTTTTTTCATACTGTGCTGTCCTAGTCGACGCTAATTACGCTCCAACCGCTGCCATTGTAAAAGTTTAATTTATTAGTCGTTATATTATAATAAATTTGCCCTGGTGTCGCAGAGCCGCCGGCGTGAATAGCGGCTAAAACGGCGCCGTCAGCGTGTGGTAATCTAACAGAACCTGTAAATTCTGTTGAGCCCGTAAATTGTATGTTCGGTCCTCCACCCATCATTTTGCCGACTAGCAAAGAATTTCCGATAGTAACAGAACCAGTTACACCAAGATCAGTGGCTGTCTCGATTCCGCCGACATTGAAAATCTTGCCGGAGCCGGAGATATCTCCCCAAATAGTGAGTGGGTGGCTTGCTCCTGCGTGTGTAGGGTGCGTGCCAATCCCAAGAGTACCAGTTACAGTAGCATTGTTATACACATCTAGAGCATTTCTAATAGTAACAGAGCCAGTTACACCAAGGTCGCCTTGCGTTTCGATTCCACCGACATTGAAAATCTTGGCGGAGCCTGATATGTCTCCAATAACGGTAAGCGGGTGTGTAGCCGTGGCGCTTCCGATGTTTCCGCCGACTAGTGCATTATTTCTCACTGTCACCGAGCCAGTTACACCAAGTGAGCCTTGTGTTTCGATTCCACCGAGATTGAAGATCTTGCCAGAACCGGATATATCACCCCCAACATGCACGGTGTGAGTCGGTACCTCTGCACCGCCAAAATATGTTTTTTGGTTTTGAACTCTTATAGCATAATTTGAATTATAATCGTATAGTAAAAGAGACTTATGCGCAGTAGGACCCCAGCTATAGTGTGAATTATTAACAGTTGATGACAACGCAAGTGCAACATAATTTCCATACATGTTTAAGTTGCCCGACATCACAGTATTGCCAGACACGTTAAGATCACCTGCTGTTTCAACGCCTTTAACAAATATTCCTACGCCAGACCCGGAGACACGGCCGTCGGCATAATTGGTACCAATATTATAAAAATTACCGTAATTATGTATCGTATTGCCGCTTACTTCTAGAGTGCCTGTGACCAGCATTGAGCCAGAAACAACTACAGAACCAGTTATTTCTGTTTTTTGCTCGCCCTGCTTGTTCTCTGAGACAATAGAGCCCGTGCCGTAGATTGCTTGTCCTTCTGAACCGGTTACTATTAATGGCATTAGTCTTCGATCTCCTCAAGCATCATTTTATATTTCTTATTTGTCTTGTTATTGATCACAGATAAATATTCTTCTTCCTCAACAATTGTCCAATCACCTCTATCATTTTTCAAATGAAGGTCGCCGGTGTAAATGTTTGCCCAGCGCTTAGACTCGGATCCGAGATCAAATGTGTTGTCAGTTCTTGGCATTACGTTGCCGGCGGTGACTGATCCGGTTACGCCAAGGTCTGCAGCAGTTTCAATACCGCCAAGATTGAAGATCTTACCCGAACCAGATATGTCACCGGAAACCATCAAGGGATGAGTTACAGATGCAGCGGCGGCATAGCCAATTTGTGCTGAAGTAGCAAACCTTGAGTTACCGTTTATAACACTTGTTCCTAGAATTGTAGCAGAACCGGTTACGCCAAGACCACCTTGTGTTTCGATCCCGCCCACATTAAAGATCTTACCCGAACCAGATATATCTCCAGCAACAGTTAGTGCGTGTGACGGCGCAATATTAGATAATCCTACTTTCCCATCTCGGATCCATAAAGGAAAAGTTGTATCATTATAATCATATATACGAAGGTCTCTGGAGGTGGTAGTAAGCGTATAATGTGCTATTGTGGACGTAAGATACAGCGACGAGGCCCCGCCGCCCTGGATATACATACTCCCGTGACTGTACATGCTCCCGGAAGATATAACATTGTGTCTGGAAATTATTGAACCGGTTACTCCAAGCTCGCCTTGTGTCTCGATTCCGCCAGTGTTCAGGATCTTACCGGAGCCTGATATATCGCCGGCGACAGTTAATGTATGAGTAGGTGTGGTAGTGCCAACGGCTAACATAGAAGAAAAATATGAGTTAGCAGTACTTTGTATAGCCGCGGCAGAAGTTGTTCCTCTAATTGTGACAGAGCCTGTTACACCTAAATCACCTTGCGTTTCGATCCCGCCGACATTTAAAATCTTGCCGGAACCGGAGATATCTCCAGTGACAGTTAATGTCGCGCCGACCGTGAGTGGGGCGTATATTCCTCCATACAGATAAGCCGGTCCCCTTACGATCATTGAACCAGTTACACCAAGCGCGCCGTGAGTTTCAACCCCTCCATAAATCAGAGCGCGACCGGAACCTGAAATGTCTCCAGCAACGGTTAAAGCGTGGGTCGCAAATCGATTGTTTACTGCAAGATAGCCGCTGGTGGTTAATGTGCCAGTGACTTGATGATTGTCCGCCGCGTTATCGCCAAATTTTGTAGAGCCGCTGACACCTAAGCCCCCTGCAGTTTCGATGCCGGCCATATTAAAGATCTTTCCGGATCCTGATAAGTCGCCAACTATGGTTACAGGATGTGTCACAGTCGCCGAGGCGGCGTTGTCCCCAAGAACGACCTTGCCATCTCGCGTTAAGAAGGGATAGTTAGTGTTGCCGGCACTTTTATCTGTTAAGTAAAAAGTTCTGTTTGCCTGATTAAACTCAAAGAGAGTGTTTTGTGCAGAAGAGGTTGTTCTGAAGAAGATTGGTGATGCCCGAGACTCGATCCTCTGAGATGTATACAAAACACCAGTGTGAAAAGTCGCATTTGCGAACTCGGCGTTTCCGGAAACTATCAAGTCATCATTTACAGAAACTGGTTCGTTTGCTATTATTCTACCGGTAAACGTATGTGTGTCGTCGTTGGTATTACCAAATGTTGTAGAGCCGCTCTTGTGTAGCGTAGTGGAAACAACCGTATGATTATGCTCTGTAGTGTGGAATTGTTCGGCATAAACGTTTCCACTTACATATACTGAACCAGAGAACTGATGGACATCTGACGCGTCGTCTCCAAATTTTGTTGCTCCTGCCAATGTAGTGCTACCAGAAACATTTAGCACTCCTTCTGAAACTAGACCAGTTTTAGATTGTATTGTTGCGCTGGAACTAAGATAAGCTGCAACTCCAATGAGCTTGTCCGCGGAAATCAGTGTCATGCCGGTGCCGGCGGCATATTGTATATAAGCTACCCCGCCAGCATAATGCTGGGCGCTCGTTCCTAGGAAACGAATATAAGTATCATCAGTTTCCTTATGTCTAATATATGATGAAACTTCAAGATCTCCATCTATATAAACATTGCCAGTATGTTCAGCAATTCCTCTGAATAACGCGGACCCAGTTACACCAAGATTTCCTTGCGTTTCGATCCCGCCGACATTTAGAATCTTGCCAGAGCCAGATACATCTCCCAGTGTTTTTATTGAGCCAGTTACACCAAGATTTCCTTGCGTTTCGATCCCGCCGACATTTAGAATCTTGGCGGAGCCTGATATATCTCCCGTTACTGTCAAGGCATGAGTAGGTAAGTTAATACTATTGATAGCGACATACCCGTCATACATAGACAGCGGATATCCTACTGCGACGGATCCGTTCTCGCTGGAAAAATTAATCAAACGTAGTCCGCGAGGGGATGATGGGGTCCATCTAAAGTCAGTATTGGAGGAACTTAGCCGTACAGGAACAGTGTCATTGATGATTAGGCCACCATTGAATGTGTGAGTGTCAGTTCCGTCACTTCCGAATGTTGTAGATCCCCTAATGGTAGCAGAGCCTGTCGCACCAAGATCTCCCTGTGTTTCGATCCCGCCGACATTTAAGATCTTGCCAGAGCCTGATATGTCGCCGTGAACAGTTAGTGCGTGAGTTGAAGCTATATTTTCAGCCCATGTGCCGCTTACTGAAATATTTCCTCCAGTATAAATGCTGCCACTAAATATGTGCTGGTCTCCGGGGCTATCGCCGAACGCTGTTGATCCGCTCTTCGCTATATGAGTAGTTGTAACAGTGTGATTATGAACTGTGGTATTTAATTCTTCAGCATACAAAGCGCCGCTGACATATAAACTACCGGTAAATTCATGAACATCTGCAGGAGTTAAGCCAAATACTGTTGAGCCTCCCGAACCGTTGCCATACATTATAGAAGATATAGTATCGGTATAACTTAATTTTTGCCAAACACTGCCAGATGTGGAACCTGAAGTGTAAGTGAATACAACAAAGTCGCTTATTCTCCAAGTATCTTCATTATCCACGGGAGTGGTGCCAGCCGCAGAGACCTTCCAAAAATCGCCAACCGTTGCAGTTAGATTAGTCGTGGCATGGTAACCGCCAAGCTCATTTGGCGCCCTTTGTAAAACATTACCTGATGGAAAAAGTCTTGTACAATTATGGGCTGCCCATGGATTTGAGCCATCACCATTAACGCCGGTCCAGCCCGGGCCAGGGTTAGCTAAAGTTCCGCTATTGGTGCTTGCGTTCCAATAGCCTTTGAACCGGCCAACTCCTAAAAATACTGGTAAATCTGGATATCCCACTTATTGTTCCCGCTTAATTAATCCATTCCATAGTACTCAATAATAACTGTCAGAGTACCAGAGGTTGAATTAGTTGTACCATTCCCGCTGCCGGCATTACAAATATACACATATTGATCAGAAGTTCCATTTCTTACAGTATCTCTGCAAATCCACACTTCCTTTGGATCGTTTTTTAAATCAATATCTTCAGCGCTGGCGCTGTCTGTGCTGTCAGTATTGGATACGCCAGCACCTAATATTTCCGTTCCAGAAGAAATGCTAGAATCGGCCGCTGTACCAGACGTAGCAGATAATTGAATATTTACCGAGTGTGTTGATAGATTACTAGCCGTCTTTACTGCTGCAGCGACAGTTGTTATGATGGCTCCGGCAGGAATTTTAACATCAGCTAACTCAACTATAACTGTATTATCGCCACTGTGTGCATATCTAATATCTTGATCAACCGATATAATATGTTTTCCTATACCAACGGATAGATCTGGTGTTGATGTTCTGCTCGGTGTAAACTTTGCCATTATACTTCTTTCCCATCTACAACGAGGGTGTCAAGGCCCGCGCCGGTCATGTAGTTGTCGTCCATCTCGCCAGTTTCTATACTGGTTAACTCGGCCACGACTTCATATGCGCCGTTGTTACCTTGAGAAGTAATATAAATTTCCTTGCACTTAACATTAAATGTGATCGAATCTCTATCTTCAGTGAGAGTAACATAATGCAGTCCGTTGAAAACTTTTGCCTCTGCTTTGTCTGCAAAATGAATTCTTAAGTCGACAGCAGATTTATTAATAACTGTTACTGATTTTGCAATATAAGGAAAAGTAATTTTATTTTGTACGTTATTGTCAATATCGGTTGAGCCGGTCATATATGGTTTACCAGAAACTTGATAAGAACCTACATTTGAAATTCCCGGAAGATAAGATTGAAAACGATTATTGCCTGTGTTTGCCATTTTTTTCTCCTAACACACTATTAAGTATACTTAATTTGTAGTTTTTTTCTTCTTTGAGCTTCAGCTTTTCTAACATTTTGAAGCTTTTTTAATTTTGCTCTTCGTCTCTTCTTTGAAGGCTTCTCGAAAAACATTTTTTCTTTGTATCTTTCAATGACTTTTTCTTTTTTAACTTTTTTAATAAATTTTTTAATTAATCTGCTGGTGTTTCCGCCAACTTCTTTTAAAGAAACCTCAACATGTACTGGTTTAGCCATTGTTTTTCCTTTTTAAATTAAGTGCTTCCACTTGCCATTAGCAAGATTCAAAATACCGTCGATATTTACTCCGGGATCTTCAGCGCTTTGGCCGCCAAGTGGCCCTTTTCCTGGTGCATCTGGGGGGAGGTCGTTTCTATCGATTCCCTCGAATACATTTACTCCAGTTACTTTTGTTGATTCGTTAAGTTTGCGAATCCTTTCCTGTCTTTCTGCTTCAGCCTTCTCTTCTAAAATTCTTAGCTTCTCTTGCTTCTCGGTATCATCTGGCTTGGTTTTGATCGTGACACCTTCTGTCACAACTCTTCTAGTCTCTAAACCAGAAACAACTTCGGTAATAATTCCAGATAAAACACCGTCTTCAAAAATGCATTCTTTAATACACTCTTTAATTAAAGGCTTAAGTACTTGTTTTAATTCATTTTTCTTCATTGTTATCCTTTCATGGAGCGGGGAAGGCCCCTGCTCGAATCCTGTCGCTCACAGCCGCAGCATTCTCCTCGCCGGAAGTTTTTAAAACGTTATCTTTTTTTGCTATAGCATTAAGCACATCTTGCAGCTTTAGAGGATCAAGAAGATCACGCGTGTGTAAACTATGTAGAGCGTTTCCTACAGCCTTTGCAAGATCTGCAGAACGCTGGGGGCTGTCGTCGGCGCTATATTTTTCAAATGCTTTTAATAGGAGAGCCGTTACAGCTTTGCGCTCACCTTTTGTCCAGCCGCCATGGCCGACTGGCTCGGAACCTAGCGCTCCCTTGAGGCGATCAAGAATTCCCTCTTGGTATATCTTTTCTTCGGAAAAATGTCTCGTCTGCCAATCATCTCGAAGGTCCTCCACTTTTGTCTTCAGCCAGTCGATGAGTTCGTGATTCCCCCCAACACCAGTTTTTAAAAGATCGCCGGCCGTTTTGATCGCCGCGGCGGGACTCTCTTTCTCTAAGTCATTGATAGTTTTGGTAACCTCTTCAAATTGTTTGTTATAGGCCTGAACTCTGGCTTTAATTTTAGCGTCGTACTCGGGGTTTGGTGGATAATCTTTCCAACTCTCTAATACGGCTGATGTCTCTTCTTTAATGATTCTTGCCAATTCTTCTTTGGTGATATTCATTTTGGATTCTTGCTGGGTGGATTCGTTATAACGGGTCCAGATGGGCCTCGGGCGGTCTTGGCGACGTTGGTGGAGGTAGGGGCTCGGTCGGTCTCCGGAGAGGCGCCATGTGTTTCTGATGCTTTCGGCGGCCTTTCGCGCCTTTTCGGCGAAGTCGCCTTTGATGCGCATGGCGTTGATGCAATCCATATGCTTTTTTAGAAGGGCTGACTCTAGCGGACTTCCGGGTGGTAAATCCAGGAGGCCGGCGTCCTTGAACTCGTTGGCCAATTGCTCAAAGCACTTCTCCCGGGCCTGGATGGACATGGTGTTATATTTCGGGTGAGGGTGCTCCTTCTTCGCGCGTAGCCGCCACCGCGGTGGATTTGAATTATTTATCTCTTCTCTAATGATTTGTTCCAGTTGTTCTCTTGTAATTCCCATTGTTAATCTCCCAAGATATCATCAAGAACATTGTTGATTCTTTGAGTTTTTGTAGTATTTTGCTGGTTTTCTGCCAGTCCGATAGAAACTCTACTTCTTGACCCGCCTTCCGGATTCAAGTAAGCCCCTGGCGTTGAAGGTTCCGAAACAATATCAAAGCAAATAAGCTGAAAATCATCTTCAACCATTGTTATGCCGTTTGATTCTTTTACTGAACCTAATCCTCTCGAAGAAATTCCTAGTTTTACTCCCGATTGAAGCAAAGCTTTTAATACTTTGCCCGAGGGGGTATCCAAAACTTCAATTTTGCCCATTACATTATCGCCATCCCACCAAGTTTTCGTAACAAGATGAGAAGCGTTCTTCAAGTTGATAACAGAATCATCAGGATGATCTAGTTCTCCCAACGATCTTCTTTCTTGAACCGCTCTTTGGTAATTTTCTACTTCTCTCTGCAAAGTTTCTTTACGATAGATTCGACCATTACCATTTTTTGTTCCGGCGCGTTGAATCACACCAACAAGATAAACCGATCCGCCATCAACACGACGTTTTTCGTCTTCGGTTAATACAGTTAGATCACAAATGCCATCCGGACATAATTGGAAATATTCTTGTAAAAGTGTTTTTGACATAATATTAAAAAGCAGGCGCAACCTGCGCGAGCTAGCTACCCTTGCAACAGCGTCTTACTTCTGGCCTGTTTTGGCGTCTCATTCTTTATCCTCTCTATTTTTATTCCACAATCTCCAAAAACCATATTCAATATATATGAAGTTCCGGAGCTTATGCATCCCAAAAGGAGCGCATTTACTAAATTATATTCAAAACTAAATAGTTCCGTTAAGTTACTAATTCCCAAAAGAAATACACCAACCCAAAAGCCCATGCACATGGGACATTCAAACAGTTCACCCATTTTTCCTTTAGTTGGCCTTATAGAATTGAAAATCTTTCCATAAACTAATATTTGAGTCATGCCGTAAGCGCAAAGAATAAAATAGATTAAATCCAATTATTCCTCCTTGCTTTCTTCTAGACGATAAATGTTAGCAATACCAAATGGTTTGATTCCCGGACGAATTGAGCCCTTGTCCGTATGATGGTATCTTTCCGGATCGTATTCGGTAGAATCTTCTGGTCCGGGTTCGGCCAATCTTCTCTCCTCTTCTGCATCGAAAGCCTTTTCGAATTCGAAGTATGGTCTCTCTTTTTCTATGAACTTACTGATAGTAAATAAAGCGATTTGTGTAGAATTATAATCTTTGCTCTCGCAAATTTTCGCTTCCATAGAAGAATAAATATTCCCGCCTTGTATTGAGTCGTATTCGATAACGCCTTTTCTTCTTAAAAACCCGAAGAGGCGATCTTGAGCATTATATACTTCATCACCGAAAACTTGTTTAGCAAAAGCGACAATCTTATTCTTTGAAGGCATCAAAACAATATCTATATCTTTATGATCAAAAATCATAACGTTGCCATCTAAAGTTCTACGAGCGTTTAATTTAATAGTTACTGCAGAGCTTTTTGGCTTTTCCTGTTCCGGAAGAGCTTCTTGTGTTTTTTGTTGATTGCCAACTTTTACTGTTATTGCCATTAGCTTTGTATCTCTTTTACTAAACTTTGAATTTTCATAATCTTTTGAATCATACTCGAAGTTATTTCTGTGTTTCTAAACTCTTCTATTGTATTAATAACTTTCTGTGTTTTTTCAAAAATCAAAGGATTGCTTTTAACCGCCTCGGAGTGAAGCGATTCTGTCATTTGGGTTTTTAATCTTCCAACTTCTTCATTTAAGAAGACTTTGAACTCAACACCATTGTCTGAAAAAGAAGTAATATACTTATTCAGCAATTCTTTTTGTTCTTCTTGCAGGTTCTTGGAATAAATTGAATTAAAGTTTTTTGTAAATGTATTAAAAACCAACTTGTCGGTTGTCACAATTTTTTCTTTTAGCATTTCCTGTGGCTCGCTCAACTGGCCAATCACTTTTTCTTCTAAAAGAACTCGTTTTTTAGGTCCATCTTCTTCATTGAAAAGTTGATAGATCGTGGCGATATTTTTATATTGCGGAACAAAGTTAGAAAATATATTTCTTGAGAGAGATTTGTTTATTTGATTAATAAGTTTGCTTTGAGCTTCAAAAACCTCTTCTCTATCTAAACTTTTATATTCTCTTCTAGCTTCGTATACTAGCTTTTCTGCTATTCTGCTTGACAAGTTTCTACTTTCTAATAAAGATTTATAAATATCTAATTCTTTTTTGAGAATGCTGTCTTTTTTAAAGTTTTCTTTTATTAGTGAAATAATCTTGTTTTTTGTTTGTGAATTATTCTTGACAATTGATTTTGTTAGTTCTTTTACAAGTGCTTCAAATAAAAACGCTGTATTTCTTTTCTTATTATGTCTAAACTTCATTCTTTTTCGTCTCCAACAATTCCATTTCGTTGATTAACTGCTTTATATCATGATCAACTTTTAATAAATTATCTTCATCTCTTTTATAATTAGACTCTAAATTCTCTGAAATACCTTTTGCTAGTCTTCGCATGTCGTCAGCGCCTTTCCAGATATTTCTTGTGGTATTTTTTGTTAATTCATCTGCCCACACACCCTTATAATGTCTTTGCCTTGCGGAGCCGGCATAATTGGGATTTTTTTCGGGCATATACCACTTTTTAGATTTCGGAGTAGTTGTTTGTACGCTCGTGCCTTTCTTTCTAACTAGCTTTATAGGCATCTCCTTTCCATCATCTCTTTTTGCCGGGGCAGCGAGCAGGGCACCGGGATCGGCCGGCTCTTCAGCGCCAGCTTCGGGCACTGCCAATTCCTCATCACCAGCCGCGATGGCTTCTTCTTCGGGCGGCAGGCCTCCACCAAGATCGTCCATCGGTTCATCGAGACCCTCCAGATCACCAAGTCCTCCGGCTCCAGGTTCGGCGCCTGCTGTGACTTCTTCAACTGTTCTTTCTAGAGCAGCCTCAAACTTTCTGTCATAGAACATCTCTCTCTGACATCTAGTAAACTCTTCTTCGGACATGCTGAATAGGTGATCTGAAATCCATCGCTTGCTGAAATATCCTTCGGTGGCTGCGCTAGCAACATCAAATTTAGTTCTCCAGTGTTCTAGTTCCTGCATCTCTGCTAGTTTAGATGGATTGTTCAAAGCAATCTTGAACGAAACCAAGTCGGCGCCTCTGTAGCCAAGAGTAAACAAATGGACAATGCCAATTTTCTCTAGTTCTGAAATTATAACTCTTTGAAGCCTCTGAATGGTTCTCGCAAATCGAATATCTTTTTGAGCTAGCGTTGTTTTATCTTCTTCTGCGCCGCCTTCCGTCTGCGCCAAATAAGATGCCGGTATCTTTAGTGCCGAGAATAGCTTATCTCGCAAATATTTGATATCATCAATATCACCAGTATACGTGCCGCCCGGTAGAGACTCAACTTTAGAAGAAGTATCCCCGCGAACTGGAATAAAGTAATCTTCTTCAACGCTCATCGGGTTATAACGCAAATCGACGCGTCCGGTATCTTGATCGATGACCTGATTTCTCTTCATTTGCGTCATGACCTTCTGCATATACTGTTCAACATCGGCAGGAGGAATATTGCCTACATCAATATAGAAAACTCTTCTCTCTGGCGAGCGGACAATACGATAGGCCATTACGGCGTCTTCCATAAGAGTTAGCTGGCGCCAAATTCTTCTAGCCGGCTCCAAAATAGAGGTTCCATAAGGAGAATACTTATCGTTGCCTAAAATTCTAAAGTGTGCAATCTGCCAGTTCTCAAATGTAATGCCACCGGTGTTCCATTGATACTGAATATAGTTTGGATTAGTCTTGTCTTCACCCTCAAGTCTTTCTATTTCTTGCGGAGGCAGGCCAACTGCATATTGGATGCCTTCTTGTTCGTCAATATCTAAATAAAGAAAGAAGTCGCCGTATTTGCACATTGTGCGAGCCCAGCCGAATAAATTAAATTCAATATTTAATACATTCTTATATAAGTTATCCAAAACTGTTTTTATTTCTTCGTTATGACAACTAATTTTCATCAACGGCTGCAAATCGCTAGATGTAGTCATCTCGTCTGCATAAATATCAAGCGCTGAAGCGATTTCTGGCGTATATTCCATCTGATCAAAGTCAACATACCGATCGGCACGGTTTTGATTCGCCATATAATTGGCTTGAATTGAATCATAAGGATTATACTCTGACTTTTTAAACTGTTGACCGGAAGATGAGCGAATATTATACTTTGATATTTCTCTACGATGAGGTTGTCGAGGAAGCTGCCTACGATAGTTTACAATCGGGCCTGACAAAAGTCGCGTGAGTTTTCGGAATAATATATTTTTTGAATTTCTAGGGTTATTTTTATTTTCAGCCATTTTTAACCTTTAAGCAGCCACGAATATTCTTGATATTTCTTTTTCTCGTCTGTTTCTTTTATAGGACGAAAGCCCTGTTGGCCCGGAATATTTGTATTGATTTCGGAAGATGTTTTCTTTATAGCTCCCAAGAAAGCTTTCTTATATTCTAGATCTCTTTGGTTCATTGTAAATGCTGTATCCTTGATCCAGCATCCGATTGCACAAGATATAATTAAATCATCATTATATTTTTTCATTGCTTGTGGTTTACCATGATTCCAAACAAAAGTTTTCATTTCATTAAATAGTCTTCTAGAATATACTGTAATTAGTTTATTTCTAATGAATTCTTCCATTTTCGCCACAACTAGAGGGCGCGTCTTTAAAGACATCGTAAAACCAGGAACTGTATTAGATTTATATTCTGCCGTAATTGGGTCTACATAATCGTGAGAAGACTTGTAAGAATAGTAAATGTTAGGATAATTCATTTCCTGAAGTTTTTCCAGTACTGCCCATCCAATAGAGTTATTTTCAATAGCAACCATGCAGTTGCCGTACTCTTTTCCAACCTCATTTAAAAGGTTTGAGAATATATCGGGTGTAGGCTTGCCTCGGTACTCTGCTACAATCTCCATTGTCTCTATTTTTAAGATATGAAAGACAGAGAAGTCGGCGCCATCTCCGCGAGCGACGTCTGCAGAAATTAAATATGTAGAGCCTTGTTGGAACTCTTCCCAAATCCAGAAGTTTCTATCGAAGCCAGTTTTATACTTTGGCTCTTTTATAGATTTTTCTATTCTTTCCATATCTTCTGGGTGGAATACCGTCTCACCAGACATGTTGAAGTTGCATTCAAGCTCTTGAGCAATTTGGCGGCGAGACATGTTCATTGTTTCTTTTTCGAACCACTCCTGATCTCGTTCAGGATGCACATCCCACGGCAAAATAGTCGAATGAAAATCGTTTTTGTCCTCTTCAGAATCAATATAAGTCTGATGGAACCAGTTTCCAACACCATTCGGAGTCGATAGAGCAATGCAGCGGCCACCAGTTGATAGCGTCGGGTACAGGCCTGTCCAAAGCTCTTCCAAGCCCTCTACGTGTGCGGCCTCATCGATTACAAGTAGTGAAAGAGCCTCTGAACGACCTGCGTCGCCTGAAGTAGACGACGCTTTAATCTGCGAGCCGTTCGATAATTCGAAAGAAGTTCTGTTGTCTACTGAAATTGTTGCTATTTTCAACCAACTGGGCAAGTTTTTAATAATTGATTTTACTTTTTTAACAAGATTTGCTGCAGTATTAAACTTTGTAGCAATCACAAGAATGTTTTTGTCTCGATGAAACATCATCATCCAAACAATATAAGCTGCTGAAATAGTTGATATTCCTAACTGGCGTGCTTTTAGGATAACATTAAATCGATAGTCGTTAAAATCATTTATTAAATCTTCCTGGTAATCAAACATCTTAAAAGGGATAAGACCTTTCAGTGGATGGGAGATTTTTGCGTAAGTATTAATAAAATAGCCAGCGTTCTTGCCGCATTTAACTATCTCTTTGAGTGCCTCATCTCTTGAGATTTCGTATGACATCACAATTACTTCTGTGGTGCTCTCTGATTTTTATTCTCGGCCTTCTTGCCTAATCCGCCCAAACCCAAGAACTCTCTAAAGCTCGAATCTAGACGATCCTCTGTTGGTTCTAGACGATCAACTACATCATCTAATCCGCCGATCTTGTAGACCTTCGTAGCTTGGCACCAAACTCTAACTTTCGAAGTCTTTTGAATTAGAATATCTGCTTCTGCTGCTTCTTTTAGAGATAAAGTATTGCCAGTAATTTTTTTGTATTCTTTCTTAAGATATTTAACAATATCACTAAAGGCGCTTTCAATTACATCTTCATAATTTGTCGAATATACATCGCGTAATTTAATGTCAGATTGATAAAGAACAACCAGTCTAGAGCCGTCGATTCTGACCTTGAATCCATCAACCACTCTAGAATCCGTAATTGGATTTCCCTCTTCTCTTCTTAAACCTACTTTAAGAGGCTCGCCTTTTTCGTCAAGGGCTCCATCATATGCATTTGCTGCAGCTTGGGCAATGCCTCTAACGACATCTAGTGCTTTCTGTGACATTATTTATCTCCTTTATTTGGGCGCCAGCCTTTTTGCCAGCGTTCCTCTCGTCCTTCTACATATTGGACAAAACATTTAAAACAACAATCAAATTTTGACATGTATACATCATCTTTTATATCAAACGAATAAGTTTCGCAAACTAAACAAGTTCTTTCTAGCTCTTTATTAAGTAGTTTTTTGGGAACTAAAAAACCATTAGTTTCGACCTTTTCTAGTTGTTCTTCTACTTTGCGCTCTTTCTCTGCTAATTCTTTTAGCTGCTCAAGATACTCTTTTTCTTTATTCTCGTCCCAATCTGATTTAGGATTACGAGTAGTCAGTTGGCCATATTTGCTTGAAATAGCCTTTTCGAGCTTTGCGATATAATTCCAGTCTTTTTCCATAACCTATAGTATATAATGCTTTTTATATAGTTTTAACCAAAAAAGCATGGCCCGCTCGGAGAAAACTCCGAGCGGGCGCTGTCTAAAAAATAGACGTTGTTAACAAAAGTTAACGAGACTTAGCTATTATCTTTCGAAAGCTTCGCCTTTAATTCTTCAATTTGCTCTTGCTGCTCTTTGACAGCTTCAACAAGTACTGAAGTTAACTTAGCATAATCAATACCAAGAGTACCTTGATTTGTTGTAGAAACAACTTCTGGTACAGAGTTCTTCATTTCTTGAGCCAAGAAACCGATCTCTTGCTTCTCTGGATTGTGCTTGAATTGGTAAGTTACACCTCTCATCGACATAACCTTGTCAAGAGCGCTATCAAGGTTCTTGATATCTTTCTTGAGGGTTTCATCAGAATTAAGGACGAACGCATCAGCAGTAACATTTGCACCTTCTGCCAAGTTAAGATCAACTCCCACTTCAATAGACTCAGAGCTGTTGGTTGTAACAAACTTCAAGTAAGAGTTGTCACCTTCTCTAAAGTCTAGAGCGTTGGAACTGTTGTCAACTAGCCTGGCTCCGTTTCCGCCTACAAAGTATACATCCTGACCAGAAGCAACACTTAAACCAGTGGAAGCTGTCACCTGGGCCATGATACCAACAACATCGGAGGTCGCGTTACCGAGAGTAGTGTTTCCTAATGCTGAGAACGTGTTGCCGTTGGCAACTGTGGTCACTGCATTGAACGTCGCGCCGCCGTCGAAGACAGCTGAATCTGAGAAAGTGCATGCACCGCCGGCGGCGATGGTGATAGCAGCAGTATCGCTTACTGAACCAATTGTACCGCCGTCTGCTACTGTCATGCTAGAAGCATTAACGTTACCACCAGAACTGTAAATTACAGCTTTGTTGTTTACAACGCTATTGGCAGATGAACCATCAAGCAAGTTGAGTTCGCCAGCATCTGAAGTAACGAGTGTACCTCCGAGCTTAAGACCATTGGTGCCATCATGTGAGGCAATATCATAGTCATAAGCGCCATCGCTGAAAGTAAGATCGCCGTCGCCGTTCCAGGTCAGCGAAGCGGCGACGTCAGCGGTACCAATAGTACCAGCAGACTTAATCAAGATATCGTCTTTGAAGGTTACGATACCGGTAGATGCTAAAGTCATGACATCAGCAACCGTTGCGTTTCCGATTGTACCGCCGTCTTTGATCTTAATATCGTCTTTGAAAGTTACGATACCGTCTGCAGCAAGCGTCATTGCATCAGCAGAAGTTGCGTTACCGATTGTACCGCCGTCTTTGATCAAGATATCGTCTTTGAAGGTTACGATACCGTTTGCAGCAAGCGTCATTGCATCAGCAGAAGTTGCGTTACCGATTGTACCGCCGTCTTTGATCTTAATATCGTCTTTGAAAGTTACGATACCGGCGCTGGAAATTGTCATTGCATCATAGGCACCGTCGGAGCCGATATTACCGTCGTTCTTGACAGTAAGGCGGCCAACGAAGTGACCGTCATTGCCGTAGACATCACCAGAGGCTGAAAGGTGGGCCGCGGACGCAGCGGTAGAGCCACTAACAACAACACCATTAAGTTCCGAATCCCAAGAAAGGGTACCTGCAGCAGCAGTTGGGCCTTCCATGCCGTCGGGTGATCCGTGACCACCGAAAGCAATACCAGCACCATTGACGTTGCCGCCAGTTGAACCGGAAGCAAGTACGATGTACTTGTCGGCAACTTCTAATGTGTTGACTGTCTTGGTAACACTGTTAATTGTGTTGACGTCAAGATGATCAACAGCGATATAAGAAGCGCTCAGAGAGCCATTGAGTCTCACATCGTGTGCATAAATGCTTTTGAACAGAAGAGAGTTAGTTCCTAGATCAACATCGTTGGTAGTAGTCGGCTTAAGAACTCCGTCGACTAGCTGAACTTGCGATGTTCCGGCGATATCAAAGATATGACCAGCGGCATCATTAGCTCTATATGTGATCTGACCATCGGCAGTCAAAGCGAGATCGGCATCTGTGCCAGTGCCGTCGGCTGTGGCGATCGTGGAAGCACCATTAGTTGTTGATGTGATCGAAAGTGTATCACCAGAGCTTGGAGTCATGACGATTGAATCGTCTGTGATAACAGTAGAGCCAACGGTGTAACCTGAAGTAGTAGCAACTGCGCCGTCGGTACCGACTGTGAACTCGCTGCCATCGGTAGCGAACTCGTCGGCAGTAAGGCTCCCGGCAGCAACAACTACGCCGGCATTGCTAACAGTGAATTTGTTGCCGCCGTTGTCAATTTCGATACCACCGTCGAGGTTAGAAAGACCCGTGACAGCAAGAGTGCCAGCAGCGGCAAAGTTCTTGTTTGCTGTTACCGTCTCAGAGCCGTTACTTGTAGCAAACGTCATGTACGCGGCGTCGGCCTCTTCGATTACTAAAGCCGTGGCCGAGTTGTCCGGGATCTTAACAGATCCGGCTGATCCGAAGGTGAGTGCTCCGTCACCACCGTTTAGTGTGACATCACCTGAAAATGTCCAATCACCGCTAACAGTCTCGTCAAGGTTGTGACCAAGAATACGAGCTGGTTTTGATAACTCAAGGTTGTCAGTTGATGGCTTTAGAAAGTAAAGACTGCCTGTTAAGCCGGCTTGCACACTGCTTTGTTCCAGATCGGAGCCAGAAGCAAAAAGTCGAATAACAGAACCAGAAGCTTGCAGCGAACCAACTTGATCCGAAGCAGCGTCAGTTTCACTGTCCCAACGACTTGAAGTTATGTTTAATTGTAAGACGCTTGCACCAAACTGTGCTACAGTTGGCTTTCCGTCTAGTAATGAATGTCCCATAAATATTTTCCCCCTATTATATGGTTTATAAAATTATGGACAAGACAAAATCATCCTGCCCAAGTTAAGTAGATCTTCACGCGGGAAAAGAAGAAAAATAAAAATGAAAAATATACTGAAAAACTTTATTTAGAGACGTAAATCTACGTTTTTGTTGATCTATTTAGCTTTAAAAATTTATATAAAAAATTTATATGTTTTTCTTGTTTCTCGATTGTTATTTGTTGTTGCTTAATAGATTCAACCAATAAGCTGGTTAATCTAGAATAATCCAGACCTGAAGCGTTTTCTTCATCCTCATATGAAACAACTTCTGGAATTACTTTTCCTATCTCTTCTGCGATAAAACCCATGTCTCGTTTGCCAGATTCTTTCCAGTCAAAATAAACACCTCTTAGCTTCTTTAATTTATTTATAGCGTTATCTATCTCGACAATGTTTTCTTTTAGCCTTATAGAACTAGGCGTCATGTACGTTGAAGCTTTTATTGGAGCATATGCAGTTATATTGACTGCTCCAGAAGTGCTCTGGTCGGATGTTGTCTCAATAAAAGCAAACTCGTCGTCGCTCTCATCCCAAACCAAAGCTTGATTATTTGCACCGCCTCTTTTAAAAATAACACCATGATCGGAAGTAGAAGCGGTACCGGAGTTATCATATCCGATCAACAAATAATTGTTATTAACGTATGAAATATTACCAGTAATTGTTATTGCATCAGATGAAGCGTTAGTTGTTATAACTACATTTGCGCCAGCAGTTAGTGTTAAGCTGTCTGTTGCAGAGTCTGCGACCACATCATCTTGGCCGGAGACACTGATTGTTTTAAATACATTACTGCCTCCGCCGGCTGCAGAAGCAATAGTGAGTGTGTCTGTGCGAGCATTTGTAGTTAAGGTAATATTACTTCCGGCAGCGATGTTTAATTTATCTGCTCCATGATCCGCAATAATATTGCTTTGTCCAGAAACAGCAAGAGCAGCGAATGATCTAATTTTGCCTTGCGCTGTTCTTCCGCGAGAGCCTCTTCTTACGCGTCCTCGACCCATTCATTCGTTTTCCTTAATTTCTACTGCTGCATAAAATATAGCTATTGATGTTACAATGCCAGCGACTACTCCGCCGGCCATCCACCAATGATTGTAGTCATTGGGGTTATCTTTTAATATGTCTCTTAATCTATTTATCTCGTCGTTCTTTATTTTCAACAAAGAAATATGTTTATCTTCAAGAGAATCGTGCTGTGCTTGCAGAGTTCCCAACTGTAGATCGTATTGAGCTTTTATCTTTTTAATTTCCAAATCTAGCTCTAGATCATATTTCAATAGTGAATACTTCTTGTCAACATTAATCTTCGCTGCTGCAATAGAATCTAGAAGTATTCCGGAATAAGGAGCTAGTTCGCCTTTGTTTATAGTAGTTAGCTTTCCTTCTTCTTCGGCATCTTGCGCCAAGACGACAGTAGGCAAGAAGGCCATAACTATAACCATAAATAATGATAATATTCTTTTAGACATTTTTAACTCCAAATAATTTGCTCATCTCTTCTGCTAGTTTATCTGGATTTTCTTTATTCTCTCGAACAACTTTGTCTAGCTCTTTCTTTTTCTTCTTCTCTAGATCGTCGATCTTAACATCATATTCTTTTTCTATGTTCTCCAGAATAATTCTGTGCTCTTCGATAAGCATATTTCTTTTTTCAATTTCTTCTTTATGTGTTTTGTTTAATATGTTGATCTCTTCTCTGTATTTTTGATCAGCTATATCAAACATCTTAATTAATCTTTCGTTGTCTTTGCGAAAAACAATCCACATAGCCAACGTATAAACGATAAGTGCTGGGACGTACCAATAATTTTTTAGTACAACCCAGGCTTTTTTAATAGCCAACTTTGTAGCGGGCCATGTCATCGACCACTTCTCCACACGGAAGCGAGGTCGACGGCAGCTTCAGAACCAATGTATACCAGCGAGACCGCTACCCAGTCCTCTGATGTTACGCTGCTAGTTAAAGCTAGACCAGTCGCAGTCAACCAAACTAAAAGTTTCCTGCTTGTTAATTTTGATAAAGCTCTATCTAAAAACGCTTTTGCTTCTTCACTCATAATATAAACCTCCTTATTATGTAATTAGAAACTAACATAAGCATATCCGTCCTTTTTCTCAATAATAAGTTGAGAATCTACACAATCTTTCAACGAGTCCAAGTGCGAAATCAATACGACTGTTTTAAATTGTGTCTTAACCATGTCCAACATCCTGACAAAGCCTTCCATATTATCTTCGTCAAGCGCAGTACCGGGCTCGTCGAGAATAAATATATCAGACTTTGGAAGAGTCGAGACATTTAACAGCGCCAAGCGGATGGCCATTGCAGCAATAGTTTTTTCTGCTCCGGAACCCATTTCGATCGGACGTGGATCGTGGCGCGGGTGTTTAATATGAATATCCAGCTTCTTACCATCTTCTTCAAAGAAAATTTCAAACTCTACAATATTGGTAAGAATTTTAGATATTTCTTCGTTAATGATTGGAAGCTTTTTCTTAATAATATCATATGATATGCCGTTAGTATGCATGCATCTCAAGTATAAATCAATAGAAGAATATTCATTTTGAAGAGTTATATACTCTTGTTGTTGTTGCTCTAAATTTTTAACACTCTGTTCCAAAGAGCCGTGAACTTTATAAAGCTCCAAAGTCTCTTCATTGCATTTCTCATATCTATCTTTAAAATCGACATGTTTATTAAAAGTGTGCTCTTTTTGTTTAATAAGCTCTTCAAGATTTTCTATAGTTTCTTTATTGTCTTCATACTCTCGTTTTTTATCATTAAGATCTTTTAAAGCGCTCTGAGTCTTTAAGAGTTTGGTCTTGTTCTTTTCTATCAAAAGTTTGGTGTTGTTGACAGAACGTTGAACTTCGTTTCTCTTTTCTAAAAGTTTATCATACTTTTCCAGATACTCGTTAATTTTATCTGGCTCCAATGACGAAACTTCTTGTTCCACTTCTTTCTTGAAAAAGCTTAATTCTTCGATTGAAACCTGTACTTTCCCAATTTCGTTTTTGGATTCATATGCGTCTTTGATAAATTTACAACTAGGAAAACTATCGCCACACGGCACTTCGTCGAGGAGTTCAATCTTCTCACCATGGTGGCTAAACTTCATTTCCAAGACTTTTAGCTCTTGTTCAAAGTTCTCAATTTTCTTTCTATGTTGCTGAATTAACAAAGCTTTTTCTTCATATGAAGCATAATCAAAGCTGCTAATGAACTCTTCCATTCTCACGAGAAGGTCCCTGTTGTCGCTCAATCGAGAACTGAATTCAGTGCTTTGTTCTTTGACAGTCTCAAGAAGCTCTTCTTGTTCATCAATTCTTCGATTCACAAAAGCAATATCAATAATCTCCGCAGGAATTGAATCAATCACAGAATTTAAGTCATTGATCTTGCCAGCCAGTATTTCAATATCTTTGCTTAAAAGCTCGCATTCTTTCTTTTTTCTCTCCGCAACAATTTCATTTAAGACCAATTCTTCGTTAGCTAGTTTAATTTCTTCTTTAAAATCACGACCTTCTAGGCGTTTTAAAGCCGCGCGAATTTCAGAAGCTTCTTCTTTGGCTAACTTAAACTTCTTTTCAAACAACTCTAAATCTAGAAATTTAGCTAGAATTTCCTTTCGCCGGGTTGAACCTTCATTAATAAATGAAAGCGAACCTAACTGGCTAGCCATTGAAGTCATAAGGAAATCTTCGATGGTTCCAAACACCTTCTTGATATTCTTGTCGGTGTCCATTCGGCTCAAGCCGTTCAATGAATCGACTTCTCCAGTTGTGTTGTTGCGCTTAACAAAATTAACATCAGTTTTTGCTTCAAGAGTAACTTCACCTTTAAGCTTCTTTGTATATTTTTCAGAAGTTCTCTCAATCAAATAAGTGTTATGGCCAACATCAATTTCTATTTCGCCAACACATGATTGTTTATTTTGATTAATAAAGTTAAGATTCTTTCTTACATTCTTCGAAGTTGAGTTGTATAAAGTGTAAAGAATACTATCAACAATGCTGGACTTTCCTGAATAGTTCTTGCCAAACACGCCCAGAATTCCATGAGAGTTTCCAAAGTCGATTTCATTATCTGAACCATAATTGAAAAGATTATCCCACTTCACGCTTCGCAAACGCCAGTTTACGTTTCTTGCAACTTCTTCTTCTTGTTCAGCTAAAGTGTTATATCTTTTGTTGAGATCAAAAATAATATCAAGAAGTTCTTCCGGAGTATCATACTCTTCAAGATATCCAGAAATAAGCTTTTCTTGGGTTTTCAGATTTCTTAAATCTTCTTGGACCAAGTTTTTTGCTAATTCAGATACATTGGCGTTGTCTTCTGCTCTGTTAAGGTAGGTGATAGCTTCTGGCTTAAAACGGTGTTTAGCTACGTCTATTGCCTTCCTCACGGCATCCAAGGATAAATTACTAGTGGATACCAGCCTTAACCTCGCGCCTTCCGGCAAGGAGGTGTTTTTGGGCATCCTGCCCTTCTTGGTTAGCTCGATAGTAATAAAGGGCTTTGGATTAGAAATTGGGATATGCTTGACAGTAAACTCTTCTTTGTCTTTGATATCCCAAACCAAGAAGCCTTTATCGTTTGTCTCGCCGTGATTCTGCTGAATAGTAGAACCTGGATATCTGACTCGACCTTCGGGATCTAATGCCTGATTTGTCTTGTGGATATCACCAAGGAAGGCAAAATCGAAATCCTTAAAGATTGTAATGTTGTCATCAGTGTGTTCTAGTGTCCAACCAATGTCGGTTTTTGAACTAGAGACAGACCCGTGATACAAAGCGATATTCACGGCATCTTTATTTGATGGTTTAACCCAATTCTCTCTATCAAAGACGGAAAGCACGTTAAAATAGAAGCCGTCTTTAAGCTTCATCTCTTGCGAATCTTTTAGGAGATATAGATCGGGGTGATCAAGCGAACGAACAATTGGTGTCAAAGCATCGAGACGGCCACTGTTTTTCAAGTTCCCGTCGTGATTACCAAGAATTACAACTGTTGGTGCTATATCAGCTAATGAAGACAGAAACCAGCTGACCATACTGATCATCTCTGGACTCATGTCGGTTTTTGTGTGAACTAGGTCACCACATATAACGATGTTATCTACTTCTTCTTTTCTTAAAACATCATAAAGCTGTTTGAAAACTGCTCTATATTCAGTATGATATTTTAATTTCCGAATGTGAACATCTGCCAGATGGGCAATGCGCATACTCTTATCCTATATATCTGCTCATTATGAGCCACAATACATTCTAGCAAATCATAAGGGACAAGTCAAGCTTTTTTTAATAACTTGTTGGTCCCGAATTTCTAGTCAATATTGGCTTAGATTCCTCTTTCTCTTGTGCCCAACTTGGAGTTGGAAAGTTTGGCACGGCTTCTTTACTTTTATCTAGTTTGTTTCCGTAGCCTTGTTCTTCGAGCGCAACTAATGCATCTCGAAGGTTTTGTGCTGCGTCAACAACTTGTTCTGGTAATATGTCTAGTGGAAGCTCTTCTAAAATTCTAGAAGCTACTTTAACGTTATTATATACTGCGTCTGGATCTTCTTCTGAAGTGTCCATAAGATCTGACGGGCCTAGGCCTTGGGGTTCTGGTGTGACGCCGGTGGCAATAGAGAACGGGCCGATAGTCTCTTTCAGTTCTTCTTTAATGATTTGTTTTAATCTTGTTTTAGTTATCTTCATTGATCTCTTCCTCAAGCGGCGCGTGAGCCGGCGTGGATCCGCGGGGGCGTTCGGCGCCGGCGAGAGGTTCTCCAATCGATTCTGAGTCTATAAAATAAGAAAGTGTCTCTAGCATATCCCGCACAATTTTCTGAACCTCTTTTTCTGGCATATGAGGATGATTTTGGCGAAGCTTCACGGTCAGCGCAGTACCGAGTTCGTGTCTAGTGGCTTCTGTCAAAACTAATTCAGTTTCTTTTTTAGAAGCAGAAGCTTCTACTAGATCTAGTTCTTCTTTAATAATTTCTTTTAGTCTTGATTTTGTTATTTTCATTATCTGGGAGCCCTATATGTATCTTCACCAGTGCGGGCGAACTCAGCATCACTCTTGGCGAAGGAACTAAGCCCATGTTTTCGTTTAAACTCTATAGCAATTTCATCAACCATCGTCTTAAGTCTTCCACCAGTAATAGATTTTCGAATTGTTTCTAAAGCCTCTTCTGCTGAAAGTTTTACTTGATATAACTCGTCGCGACAGGCTTCTACTGATGCTTGTGCGCGCTTCTTGCCAAATAAATCAATCTCGTTGATTTTCTTTTCAGCCAATACATTAGCTACTTCTTCTTTAATGATCTGTTCTAGTTGTGATTTTGTTATGTTCATGATATTATTTGCTTAACTTATCCGTTATTATATCTACTAGATCTGCCCATTCAGCCGCCGGCGAGGACTTGCTCGGGAGAAGGATCTTCGCGCCTAGGGTATAAAGCAGGTTTTGTGCAAACTCTTGAGTTAAATATTCCGGGAGTCCACCGCCCAAACTTGCGCCATCGCCGGTCGCGATGGAATAATAATCATTAAGAACTTCAGGATTTATTTTAGCTTTTTGCAAAATTTCTTCCGGGGAGGGCGGAGAACCAGGGGCCTCTCTTAAAATATTCTCTATTACTTCTTCTTTAATGATCTGTTCTAGTTGTGATTTTGTTATGTTCATGATATTATTTGCTTAAGTAGAAAGCACACTCCTTAATAAATAGTTAGAACTATTCATAAGTATAGCATTTTTTTTGCGCTCTTCAAACTCGCTTTTGCTCATCTCGCCAACATCTGAAAATGGGAAGATATTTATCTTATAAACTTCAATCCCGTATTCCATCAAATTGTTGATCAATCTCAACGCTTTTTTCTCAACATCAGGATCCAAAGCGATATATATTGTTGTCTCGTTTGCTGCAAGTTCTTGAAATAATTTAGAGTTTTCTTTTAACGTCGAACCCAAAATAGGAATTGCGCTCGGTCCAGCAACAATGGCATCATAAACGCCTTCAACCAAAGTGACGCTTTCTTTCCAATTAACATATAGATGATTAAATATTATATCCTTCTCAACCGGCGGGTTCTTATACTTCATCCAATCGTCAACATATGTTCGAGAAACAAAGTAATTGCAATATCCTGTTAAACCAAAAGAAGGAACGATTATTCTATTTGCGTATTCTCCTTCTGAACAATATCCTATTTTCCATCGGACAATATCCTTTTCTGTTATGCCACGAGACTTAAGATATTTTCTTGCGGCCAGCGAGCCAATAGAGTTGTTTCCGTTGGCTAATGATATAAATTCTTTTGGCAAGCCAACTTGTTCTTCTAATGTTTTTGTTTCTTCTGTTCCGAAGATCGATTCTTCAAAATCGTTAACATCAACAGAGCCATCCAATTCTTTCCAAGATTCAATCTGTTTGAAGTTGCCGAAGCGCCGGATGAGTCTTGAGATGTTTCTTCCACTATAATCACAGATCCAACATTTGAAAGCATTCTTATCAACATTAACTGATAGCTTGTTTTTATGGTGCGTGCATTCTGGACAGCGAAAAAGAAACTCTTCGCCAGTTCTATAAAACCGGCCGAGGATATCAACTAGGATTCTTCTTTTTTCTGCTTCTGCCAAAGACTGTAACCTGCGCGAGCGATGACGATTGCGTCCGCTCTGTCGTATGTACCGGGTTTTGGATTACCCTGCTTTGTATATACAATATCAAAATCAGATTCGTTTGTCAATACATATTCCAAAACAACTTGTTTAGCTTTCGTTCCGCGTGGTATTTTAATTCCACACATCTTTCTTGCTGACGTAGCTGCCAAATAATCTGGCTCCATTGCAAAATGTCTATAGCAAATCCACGAGACAACACCGTTGAATCTAGAGAGAGTTGATAAAGTTTTTGCCGACGAGAATCCAGATCGGAACGATTGCAACGATTGCTCAATAAAGATCCTATCTGGCTTTATGGGAAAGCTTTCTATCTTTTCTCGAATAACCTGCGCTTTGGTAAAAAAGTTTTTATATTTGCGCAGATCCCAAACGTCGCTATGAACCAACTCTCCATTATCGTCCACAACGGCAACACCAGTTATGCTGGTACTGACGTCTAATCCTAAAATCATTTAAAAGTCCAATTTTAATTTGAACGTATAATCCTTATCTTCTGTCTTTTTGACTGGATTGGCAAGTTTTGCAACTGCAATTAAATTCTTATCTTTATCATAAATGCCAATTTTAGAAATATACGTCTGCTTTTCAAAGCTAGCAGTATATTCATTATACGGGCTTTTGATAATATTTTTAATAACTAAATTAGGATTTTCTTTATAATGTTTTCCAACTGTGCCTGTTTGTATGTTTTGAATCTGCCCTTTGCTAATAAAAGTCGAATTGTTGGAATTATTCAATGCAGCTTTTGGAGCATGCGCCATCATTGTTATAGTTGGAATATAATTTGTCCCTTCAAATTCTAAATTAAAGCTCGAAGAAACAATCCTATCATAAGAATCTCCTTGAGAATTAAAGTGAATCCATTTTGGATTAGAATTTGAACCGCCGGCAATATATTTTTCTTGATGGCTCTTATCAATTCCAATAGCGTTTGTTCCTGTTAGAATTAAAAACCCTTCATTATATAATACAACGCCAGCTACAGAGCCTGAACCGATACTATCGATTGGGCCGGATTGTACTAAAGCACCGTCTCTATTTTCGTCTGTTGCTTCTGCAATCAAAGTTCCAGTAACATAAAAACTTAATTTAACTGTGCCTTTCTTTATTGAAGAGCCGTAGAAAATAGAAGGAATACTGATTAAAGTTAATTCATCTTGAGCAAGATCGTGATAAAGGCTAGCTGAATATTGATAATGAGGATTTAGCCGAGAATAATAGTCTAAAGTAGTCCTTAAAGATTGAATCCGAGGGCGGGCATAAGTAGTAGCATAATAATCTCTAGAAATAGTGGCAGTCATCGGATAACTTCCACTTATAACATCACCAAAATTAAAGTCAGTATTAAAATTCGAAGTCGTTATAGTTTTAAAACTAGTTGAGCTGCCTTGTTTTGTTACAAACGGATAAACTAAATTATCATCTGGCCGATCAACACCGGGGCCTCTATTTACATTTATTTCGTAAAGATTTATATGACCGTTAGGAATATTTGGATTAGAAGAAGTTTGGCTAGTATTGTTGTAATATACCGATCCGCTCCAAGTTAATAACTCAACTTTAGGATGGGTTTGGATTCTATTACGAAATATGTCATTTTTACCAAACTTATAATAAGGCATAACTAATTGTTCCTATAACATTAATTAGTGTTAAGCCTAATAATCTAATCTAACTCTTAAAGTAAACTCCGTAGTTGGATCTTTCTTAAGTGGTTCTGAAAGTTTCGCAACAGCCAACAACTCGTTATCTGCAGAATACAAGCCAACTGTTGTGATATAAGAAACCGGCATATCTGCGGAAACATTTTTAGTTACGAGCTTGCTATTAGAAACATATGTTGGGTTAGCACTGTAATTAAACTCGTTATGATTTGCTCTCGCATAATAAATGGTTGAGTTAAGTTCAACAGTATTATTAAAACTAACGTTACTTACTCTGTTCCTAAATCCATTACATAGAGTTTGGATTGTTGAGCCGGTGGAGTGTCGCCAGATTGGCGTGTTTGTGGTACCAAAAAAGGATGCCATTGTGCCGTGAGGCAGAGAACCAGAATCAGCAGTTGAACCGGTAGTATTATGGCTACCAGGAGAACGTCCCGCATTATTAGCAAAAATAGATGACGTAATTACAGCGATACCTGCTTGATAATAAATTAGTCCCAGGCCAGAACCAGGAACAATATTAGCAGATGACGAATAAAGAATACCATATTCTCCTGCTGGGGAGTTTACGAAATAATTATTTGTTGCATCATAATCACCAAGAGTGAATAGGGCGTCTCGTCGTGAGCCAAAAGAAGCCGATAAGCCCGTACTGTAGTCCAGAGGAACATTGTCCCAAGAGCCGCCTGTAACGAATGATAGTGCCATGGAACCTTTCTTAACTTCGTCCTTGGTTAGAAGCCTAGCAAAAGAAACAAAGAAACATTCGTCAAGTGTCTCCCCGCCGCCAGCAATATTGCCATCGCGATCGAAGTCTCTAATTGTGCCATCTTGTTTATATCCAGCTAGTGTTTGTGCCATCTGTGCGTAAATTCTTGATTTCTTATCCAACTGAGTCGACTCGGCGCCGGCGGAGGCCAGCGAAGACGTTATTGTTGGCGAAATGCCATAAGTAATATCAAAGATGTGATTTGCGGAAGAACTTAAATAAGGATAGTCATAAACTGACTGAAACATTCCGTGTGAAAAATTCTTAATATTTTCTTCTGTTCCACCTTCACCTCGTTGGTAAGTGCCTGAAACGATTGTTCCTGTAATGGGGATTGCTTCATGTAATAACGTTCTAGTTGAAGTTACGTCGTTATTTGTTAAAGACTTAAAGGATGTTGCCATTTTTTATACCTTCTAAAATATTTTATTATACTTTTCTAAGAAATCTAATCGGAATGTCAATTCTGTATCCAGTTGTTACTCCGGTTACTCTTACAATTGTATCGATGTATTTAAATGTAGCTGCGGTGAGCGTGGTACCATCAGTGGTACCTAGGTTCATTCTTCCAGAGGAGCCATCTGCGGTTTCTTGTCCACCATACCTATCAAACAAGTAAGTGCTCTGTTGCAACTCTAATGATGGCTTAACGCTGAAACGTAATATGCTTCCTCTTGGGCCGGCAATAACTTGATTAGCTGCGTCAGATTGGGTGTTGGTGTTATTTGTTACCATTGAGGCATCCGCGTCAGAAACATAATAGCTAGCTATTTCGTCGTCATCTTTGAATGCATATGCGATTGGAGATTCGGGGGTGGGCCCGGGCGGGGTAATAGAGCCAAATCGGTTATCGATCTCAATTAAATACTGCGTTTCATATAAGTCTTGATCAATCTGCAAGGACGGCGATATTTCATTCGTATCCAGACCTTGGTCAATACGAATTCCATTTGTTTGAGCATTATAATCTGCAACGGCTGCATCGTTAGGATTCCCAGCAATAACACCCTGGGCGGCTTCGCTAGCGCCGGCGGAGGATACGCATGCGTTAATCGTCTCATCTGTACATGCAATTGCGGTTAGTAATTTTTGGTTCCCTTCACCTTCAAGAGTGCCAAGCGGGGAAGCTAGCATACTCATGTTTTGAGCGACTCCATTCCTCTTAAGTCTGGGCAGGTAAAGTAAATTCGTTCTAGAAATCGAAATTAATTTTGATTTCATCGTAGAAGTATTGTTTGTAAAAGACTCTAAAATAGGCGTTTGTAGAACCTTTAAATCATAATATGCAGAACCGCTAGCATGATTCTTATCATAATTTCCATAATTTATTTCTTCGTCGCCTAAAGCAAATTTTGCAATTTTAAAGCTTCCGTCTCCTCTAGCTAATCTAAATCTTCCTGTATCTGTCAATACTGCGTCAAGAATTATGTCGCCAGAATTATCTAAAAAACCCATATCACGGTCTCCTCGCTCTTAATAATTAGTATATAATATCAATAATTTACTTTTAAATCATTTAGTTAAAATTTATTGTTGTCTCTGTTTGTTTGTGAATTTAAAATTAATGTCAATTTTTCTACCAGTCTTTTTTGATGTAACTCTTAATTTATACCTTGGCACCGAGCCAGAAGGTTCGGTCCAAGTTCCTTCGCTAGGGTTATATTCTCCTGATTCAGACGAGAAAATCTTTTTTTGTTTTACTCCAAAGTTAGGACTTATTAAATTGGGATTTTTTTGCTCATCTGCCGAAATTATATTTGAATTATTGTAATCTAGCTCGTCTTGTCCCAAGGCCGGCTTTATTAATAAATATTTTCTAAAATCTCTAGTAGCATAAGAATCGATAGCTTCTGGAAAAGTATACTCTTTAATCAAGGGCAGGATCGCAGCTTTAGAAACATCGCTGCCGTCTTCTAGCGTAACTAATTCAACTTCGAAAACACCCGTAGGATTAGACATATGACCATTCTCGTCAATGGCTCTAAATGTATAGTAGTATTTTTGATTCGGACTTATTGTGTCAATATATGAAGTTTTTTCAATATTTATTGGTTCCTCTATTTGAAAATCATCATAAGACAGCGGCGCGGTAGCTGTTCTGAATATTTGATAAGACACATTTGCATCATCTGTTTGAAAATTTATAGGATCGTCCGAACCAAGACCTTGTGAATCTCTTATTTTTGAAAATTGTTCGCCGTCTTCAAGGGCTAAAGAAATAGGATCTAAAGTATAGTCACCGACGCTAGCGTTTAACATAATGAAAATTTTATTATGGATTCCGCTAAAAGGCACAATATTAACATCCGGAGGTACAGGAGGTCTATCAAGCACAATCGTTGGCTTCGTATCTAAAACATTAAAATATGGTACCTCAATTAGTCTTAACGAAGATTGCGTCAAAATATTAAATGAAGCTTGCATATATATATTGCCGGCAGGTTCTATTAATTCAGGAACGGGCATGCCAAATTCTTCTTCTATACCAGCGGCTGATGTAGAACAATCTACCGGCGTATTCGAACTGTCCTCATCACAGTCCGGTACCGGCGCACCATCGGGAGGCGGATCGGACACTTCATCGGTATCCCAACTATAATAGTATTCTACGGGACCAGTATATTTATACATTGTACCGGGGACGGCGTGGTAAGCATAAACTCTATATTCATAGTATTTATCATATTTTACCTGTGTGTCCAGAATATTAATAACACTCTGCTCGGCCATGTTTGGAACTAATATGTTTTGTATTGTGTTGCCGTTGCTGCTTTTTTCAATTCTATAAAACAAAATTTCCGATTCTTCGTTTTTCTCTCCTTTCATAATTTGTTCATAATCTCTAGATTCTTGATCTAATAATTCTACTATTTTTGCGTTGGCAACTGTTGAGAATAAAAATTTAAGCAAAGAGTCTTGTGGATTTATAAAATCTATTTCGTTATTGGAGACAAACGTTGTTACTTCTTGGTTTTGTAAACTAAACACATCCCCGGGATTTTCCGTATATTTCTTGATTATATTGTTGAGATCCCAAGATCTTCTATCACTATCAGCTATAGTGTGCTTTTTTTGTGTTTCTGTTGTTTCTTCGGTTAGTTCCGTAAACGGGGTTATAACAGCTTCTGGTAGTGTATAAGCCACGTTAGCCATTACGGGAGCCATCATACTCGTTTGATTAAGGACATTCGCAATATTCTTCTTCTTGTTCGTATTAAAACTAATTCCGACACTCATGGGATGTTGTGATCTTACGGAATCGAACTCTTTAAGCAAATCTTTTCTAGAATCTGTTAAGCAAATATTAGTATATTTACTAGCGATTTTATCATGAATCGGGCCCGGAGAGGAGGTTCCTGCCAAAAATTGTTCTGTGCGCGCTGAATATAGTTTGTAATATAGTTCTTTATCAGAGCTACCAGCTAGCTGATGGTCTATTCCGTCGTCTCCTTTGATTGTATTGCCATTATAAAGATTGTTAAGGGTGGCATAATTTGTATCCATGCCTGTTACTTCTTGATATTCTTGCGCAAAAACTTGGCCGGCGTTTAGTTTAATCGATTCTTTAAAAATATCACGAAAAACCAATTGATAAAATTCTGGTAATCCAGAAAACATTCCGGGTGGAGATTGTTCGTTGTCATTATAGCCGGCGATCTCCGGGAATGCATAATACATTGGTAGCGCTTTTTCTGATATGCTTTTATCCGAAATCGTTTGCCTGTACTCATCGAAATTAAAATCAGGAGAATAGTGTACGTCTATATTCGCATGCAGAGCCCCGGGTAAAGAATTTAAATTATTTAGTTCAGTGTTTGTAAAGGCTCGATCATATTTAAAAGAATAATCAAAAAACCATGTATCGAAGTTAACAATTGATTTTAATTCTGCTCCAGTAGCAACTTTACTCAAACTACTATTATAGTAGCTATATGTTCCATCAACGAACAGAGATTCAAATCGTGACTTCATCAAATTTGAATCAAAAGAATCATTTAAATGAACCAAACTAACATGAACTCTCATAGTTTCTTTTTCTTGCTTCGTGAAATCAAAAGTATATTCATCGTCAACAACAGGATCCTGAACAACAGTCTTGTCCGGCTCTATATCAAGATAGGAGCCAAACTTCAAATGCATGAAGTCCGTATGTAGATTTCCCGCTAAATCGACACTCTTAGCAGTGTCCGGCATGCCTAAAGGAAATATCTGTGCTTCTGAAAAAGAATTAAACCAATCAACCAAAAATCTATCTTTTGCATAATACGGGCCGCCGGGGTGTTGAAACACCAATTGTTGTGTATCATCTTCGTTGATAACACTCCAGGTTGCATCAAACAAAAATCTTAACCGGTCGCTAGAATCATATACGGAAGAAAAAATTGGATATCCATTTATTAAATCCCCTGTCTGATTAAGTTCACCAAAAGAACTTTTCGATATAGCAATCGTTTTCTTACCAATGTTAGTAGCACCGGCGCCGGCGGGGACAATTGATGAATTCATATTTGAGGCTTCTGAAGGCATAGATTACTCCTGGTTATCCTTCTGTATTTTCAATCGTAAAATATTCGTCATATAGCGGCACATACATGGGATCCTGTTCCGATAAAGTCGTAACATTAAACAAGGGCTCATGATAATTAACTAGTCTACAATAAACAGTATTTGAATCATCACTGTTCTGTGCGCGCATTTGTTGTAATAAATCTGGCGTTAACAATTGCCAAATAGGAGACATAACATCGCCATTGTTTTCATATCCCGTTAAAGCCTGAACCGTGAATATAGTTTTATAGTTAAAATGATAATATGTATACAATCCAAGATTTGATAGGGCGCCCAGGGCGCCTTCGCCAGGGTCGGCGGCGACTGTCATCCAAAATTTTGTAGACGGATTTTCAGATTCTGGATGGCCATGGCTGCTAGCATGAATTAGAGATATTATTTGATTTGGTAATGCAGAAAACTTGGTGTCGATGCTAGCAAAGGAATCCCCGGCCTGTTGATGCATCTCGTATACTATATTCCATAGAAGAGAATCCGAATCTGCGAGATTATACAATTGTAAACTATCTCTAAAATTTGGACCCAGGCTATCCGCGAGTTCATGTATAGTTGGCAAAAGTTTTTTCATGATAATTAATTCTAGTGCTTTTCTGGACTGTATCAAGGGATCTTTATTCGACATTTTGAGTTTAAAATTACCATTTTCATCGTAATCCTCGCCGGTCGGGATTAATTTAATATCGCTTTCATCTCCACCGGCAGCTTCGATTTCTACTTCTTTATACCAATTTTTGTTCTTTGTCGCTTCAATCATCTGATTGTGCGGTATTCGTAAAATAGGAGAATCAAATTGTTCGCTTACAGTACAATTTAATGAAGACATAATTTCTTTGGTTTTTAATATATTTCTAATTTCAGAGTGGCCTCCATGGCCTAGACTGTAGTTGAATCCGCCATCAGCAGTTAAAGATATATCTGCAGAGCCTATAGAAGACTTTGCAAGATTAGTTCTGATGATTTGTAATAAAGCTGCTTTATATTTTTGTAAAGCCGCCTTGTGGGCCAGATTGTACGTCTTTGCGGCGCCACCAATAGGTTGAATATTTTTTAGATCGCCTTCACTAAGCAATCCACAAACATAGGAGGGGGTTAAATAAGAATAAGCAGACGCCTCGGGATCTACTCCGGTTGTTATATATGTAGTTGTTCCTTCCGAAGACATAAGTAAATCATACGTATATGATTGAAATGTACCATCAGTTGGATCATATTCCAAGCTCTCCGGCTTAAAAAATTTGTAGTTTTCTTGTTTCGATCTTAAATCATAGTCCGCAAGGGAAAGAGTTTTAATACCAGCAACAGCGGGATTTGTGTTAGCCTCTTCATCTGCTAGTCTCAAACATTCATAGCCCATATGTTTGGCTATACTAGTTTTATATAAGTTATTAAAATCATGATGAAAATTGATTACTTCTTGGGTAGTCGTTATTGAAGGTCCTATATTTTGGGATGCTCCGGTGGAACCTTGCTTGTTAGATGATATATTATCTCCCATAAACCCAGACATCGTGTCGACAAAAGTCGAAATCATACTCAAACAAGACTCAATACCTCTTGGTGAGCCATTTTGCGGGCTACATAAATTAGTTAATTGATTATAGAGCGCTTGTTTATCAAATTCTTTGGGTTGCAGCGATTTAGGAATAACCTTGTTCTGCTCAGTTTCTGGAAAATCTACGTCTAAATCTCTTGTGGCCCCAGAATAAAAGATTTGCATCATGTTGGTAAACTCCAACAAAGCATTTTTCGCAAGTTCCCAGTGGCTTCCCTGTGCCGTAGGGTTAGGTTTTTGTTCCGACTTGTTTATAAACGTTTGTGTAAATTTTTGATATAAAATATTGTAATTTACAGTCGTCTTACCTGACGCGACAGATGAACCGACAGCCATATTATAATATTTCTCTAGATCGTTTATTTTTCCTCTAAAAGCTGCAATTCTGCTTTTAACATATTCTTTAGCGGCATTCCTAATATTTAAATCAATAGAATATTGATATTCTCCCCCAAAGATAGATGCGGCGGATGAGTCTGTTATATAAAAATGTCTTACTCCATTAAGGTTCTGACTAGATAAATACGAAATACCATCTAGTTCTTTAATATCACCAATTTTAATAGTTTGTGTTGATGTTGTTGTAGGGCCGTCGGGGCCGGTGGGGTGACTTACTATTGTCGTCTCCTGGAAATTTGACTTTTCTTCTAAGGTGCTTCCAAGAGCGATACCATCTTTAGATGAAACTACTAATATTGGCAAGCTATCATCCTCGGTAGGATATTTATTAAAAGACTGATATTCTGATTGTACAGCACCGACCGCAGAACTTTGGTTATCAATTATCTTGTTTTTTATTCTTCTACGAGTTACTCTTATTGAAAGGATCCTGCCAGCGCTTAGAATATGCTCTTGTACGGCATGATCTGAATCTGCGTCTAAAAACATCGCAAACGGCGTATTATCTCGGAGTAACTTCCGAAAATTTATAGAAAACATTAGTTTATTGGCGCCGGATTTATCTGTCGTCATCGTTAGAGGAGAAATATAAGAAGATAAATTATGATGTAACTTTACGTTATCTTTTGGATAATTATATTTTAAGAAAGAATAAACATCATTTTCTAAAGATTTGAAATCCAAAGAAGTTGGCTCAACGCGGTCAATCTTACGCATATCACTTACTATATTATTCGATATAACCTTTTTATTAAGAGGGTATCCAGAGGGCGCTGTGGTGAAAACTCCATTTACAGATTGATAGGGTCCGTTCCAGATTTCATCTTGTTTGTCTGCTCTAAAAAATACTGTTTTAGTATTATTAGCTTTACCATCAACAACTACGCTATTGGTATCTAGAGGACCGTAAATTAAGAAATTATCCGGTAGCGAATTAATACCTAATAAATCTTTTGACGCCTCTTCATTAATATGCACAAAGGCAATTAAATGCAAATCTCCTTCAAAAAACATTTCAGCCTCATATGGAATATTCAAAACTTCCATATTTGTTTTTGGGTCATGTGTCTTATATTTTTTATATTTTTCGAATTCGCCCTCGCCGGCTCCCTGTTCATTAATAGAATCATTTAAGCTAATTGTTCTGCTTTCAATGCCGCTAGGGAGTGATTCATCATATGTGTCCGTCCATGCGTCATGAATACCCCATTTTATATATTTCTTAATAAACTCATCGCTGGAAACTTTATCCAGATGAGACAGATTACTAGCAGCGATCAGCGATAGGCTAAAATAATTTTTCGGATCCATTGTGACGTCATCGACCGTGGTGGCCATCGAAAAAGGCAGCTTACTATTATTAGAAAATGTGTTTTGCAAAACTATGTTAATAGAAGCTAAATCTTTTGTTCCGTCTGACGGCGCTGGCGCGTTATTTTCTTCTTGTACATGTGGGTTATTACTACTAATTTTATTCAGATGGTTGCCATTATCATCGCGAGTCTCTAATACAACATTTGTCAAAATAGGAACAGGAATAATACTCTGCAATATTGCTTCGTCATTTATTTTTGCCATTAACAGATTTCTCCTGAATCGTCTTCAGAGTAAACATCAAACTTCTCAAGACCGCCGGCGTCGATGTCTTCGCACTGGGTAAGTTTATCAGAGAACACTCCTTGACTCTTCTCACGAATATATTGGCATAGCACCGTAGGATCGATCTCCTCGTCTGTCTCTATATCAAAATAATATTCCACATTATCTAAATCTGCTGTAGGGAATGCCAAGCTTATTTCGTCTTCATCGAGAACGCTTCCTTGAATTATGGGAGCTGTACCGGCAGCATAAGGAGGCATATCTTGCAAATTAACTTGGCCGGCCTGCAGGCCTTTTATATTTTTATGTGTTAAAAACTTAAGAGGTATTAATTCTTCATTGCCGGTAACGTTGCCGTCTACATCTTTTTCTTCTTCAATCACAAATAATTCTATATCAAAATTCTTAACAAAAAAATCAGTGTTTTTCTCTTCTATTTGTAATAATAAAAAGTCTTCTTCCACTTGTATCGCGGAAAACGGTGTCATTGAATTTGGATCGTTAAGATAATCTTGATCTAAAAATGTCTCATATGTTGCTTGTGATTCAATTTGGGGAATATTTATAATTTTTCCACTAGTATATTGACTTCCTGTTGTTTCAAAAACATTTTTATAATTCTTCATTGTCCCTTTCATAAAATCTACTGACCATGCGGGAGCTTTATCATTATTATATTCGCTTGTTCCTAGAAACGAAATTAAAGCATTTCTATCGTTCGATGGCACTAGCCTAGTATTTTTTAATATAGCTTTGTCTTTTGCTGAAGGGCTAGAAATTAAATTATTAATTTTGCTAACTTGGCTTTCTATTCCAGAAAAAACATACTGTGTTTTTGTTCGAACAGCTTCTTTAATTCTATTTTCAGAATCATTTTGGACCTCTGAAATATTTGCATAGCTAGAATCATATATAATATCATCGTCAAAAAAGGCATAATATTCTGGTTGGAATAATCCTTTAGAGAAAAGGTGCTTGCCATATTGAGTTAGCTCTATATCAATCACATCCTCTTTTTTATTAAAAAACATACTTAATCTTCGCTCCTAGGACCAAACATTATTTCTGCTGTTAGCTTGTTTAATTCTGACAGGGAATAAAAATCATGTGGCCAATTATACGAAATCTTTTCTTTGATTGAAACTGTATCATTATCTTTAAAGGCATCCATATCCATCAACGATTCGTATCTGTTGTTCGCTCTCTTCTTTACTTTAAATACCAACCACTTAAGTTCTTGGTTAAATATTTTTTCTAAAGATGATTTATTCCCAGCAGGAGAATCGTCCGGGATATCTGGGCCATCATAATATTCTATTTTATTTCCCCCTGGCATATAACTTTTAATTTGATCTAACATGCCAAAAAACTCCCAGCGATCAGTGCTTTTGTTAATGCCATGAGACTTAACGCTGAACTCTTGCTCGGCGGCGGTGGCTTGTTTTGGCATAATATTTTGCCATATATCTCCAAGATCTTTTTTATCCAATTTGGAAGTTATTTCAAAAGTATACATAACAAAGGGTAATATACCTTGAGAAGTATTAACAGAGCCAAACGCATCAGATACTTTGGTTTCTGAATATTCACTAAGATTCGACTCGGAGAGACCTTGAGAATAAAAATCGATCATTGGAGGGAATATATACTTTCTCATATTTTTTATCAAGTCTGATATCGACGTCCGAGATCTCTTTACCGATCCTTCAATAGCCACATAATCTACCTCTGGATTGCGCAAATTCAAAAATTGATGATAATATGAATTTTGATTAATTGGAATTGCGTTAATTATATGCCCGTTCGAGACCTTTCTAAAAGGCTGGACCGTTAAGTTTTCGATCGGTTCCTCAACGTATGGTATTGCGACGATGCATTCTGCTACTTCAGCCGAATCTGCTAACTCTCCAACTCTTTTTTCAATTTCTGTGTCGCCCGTGGAATCAGCAATTGAATTCATATTAGTCATAGAATCAAATTTCAATAACTGAATCAAGCTGCCTGATTTATTAATATCATAATTTGGATCGTTCTGGTCAATGGCTTCTCTGAGATAGTACTTAATTCCTTTTTTAATCGGCTTGCCCCCTTCATATATCCATTGCGATGGATCTTCAGAATGCACGTTCGCATACGAATTCCAAATAGATCTTCCTGTTCGTTTACTAAAATATGGGCCGCTCTCTACGTCATGATTATAGCCACTGTCATAGCTGCTAGCGGAAACACATATAACGGGACATTCCCATTTTGGACGAATAGCCCAAGCAATTTTATCAAATCCGTCCGAGTCAGAATATCCTTTTACACCAAATTTTCCGTCGGGGCCGGCGAGGGCGCCGTATTGAACTTGTTTAACGGGGATCTTATCAAAAAGGTTCAAAGAAGCGGTGATGGCCATTGTATTTTTTGCAGCAATAGAATAAGGATGTAGAAGATCTTTCGCCCTAATATGAACGCCGGTGCGATTTCCATCTTGGTCTTTTACTATATCACTCTGGCGCTGTGGAGACAATAAATCAAAACTGGCATTAGAATTTGGAACAATGATACTATCATATTCATTATAATAGCTCACACCTACTTTATCAGTCACGGAGCTGCCTTGAATTTGTGACATTATTTCATCAATACTAACAGCGTTCGCGCCTCCTTCTTCAGAATCTGGGGCTGTCCACCTTATTTGCGCTACCGATTTGCCATAATAATATGGAGGAGTATACATAGCATATGCTGGATCCATCTCGGAGTTATTAAAGAACCTGTCCGCGGAACCAGACGTGGAACCGCTTGGTCTAGAAGCTATAGATTGCACGACGTGATCAAAATCAGATGATCCTGTTAACTGCCTCCAGCCGCGGGAAGCGTGGGGCCAATGCACAGTATCGACATCAGGCCTGTTCGGATAAACATCTTTACCGGCGTTGGCAGACGCGCTTCTTGCTGCTGGCGGGCCGAAGATATACCCTTTGCGAGGGCCGGCCTGTGGGTCGGCGAAGTTCCATTGATGATTAAGATAACCATGCTCTGCTGTATTGGGAGAAAACGCTCCCGTAAATCGACTTAATATTAGCTGATCTCGCGGGCCCTCAGCCATAACAAGATCATAAGTTACTGGATGTTCTATTTTCTCTAAAACAACCTCCATATAATAAGTCTTTCCCACCTCTGGTGTATTCATCTGGCTACTGTCTGCAGAGAAAATTCCATTTCGGCCGCGGGATTTTAAAAAGAAATTAGGTACTTCTGCAATAAAATTATTCATTGCTATTTCAAACTGTTTATTTCTTTTTTTGTCATCCCACACAAAAGAGTGAACCGAGCCATAATTCCAATCAAAAGACTGACCGTAGTCATCACTCGAACCGGCGGAGGGGCCCGAAGCAGAACCAAATGTTGGCTCAATCAGCGGTGATGATCTGGCAATCATCTTCGGTAGCCCGTTGAGGTCAAATCCGATGGCGTTCGGTACTAGCCTATCCAGATTAACAAGAGACTCAAAGGGTACCCTATAATCAGGATCTGTACTCAAACTTGATCCAGAAGCCCAATTGTTTGTCATATTAAACCCAGTGGCGCCGCCCCAATTAGAATTTTCTCCTTCATTTGTTGCGGGAGCGTTTAAAATATAATTTGGCCAATCAACAGCTATTCCAGATTTAATCGAATTAAATAAAATGCCAGGAGCAAATAAAGGTTGGAACGCTGCCTGCATCTTGCCGGCTTCATACAAAGCTTCGCCATGTGGTCCGATAGTGCCTGTAGTGCGAATAAAGGGATTAATAGATTCTTGATATAATTGCGCTAATTGTTGAGTTCTTGTAGCAGGATAAAATCCGTTATAAGGTAATAATTTTTTAATAGCATCTAATCTAAGTATTATATGTGTTGGAACAATATCTTGTTGTTGTGTTCCCTGTCCGGGGTCTAGAGAAGTCAAATCCTCGTGTATTTTCTTTAAGCTAACCATGGAATCTGTGGTGCAATGATCATTTATAAATTGCATATCCCAATCAGGTTTCAAAGCGTTGGATCCCGGGCTATAGCTAGAAGTTGCTTTATATGCTCCGTCCAAAACAAAAGTTTTAGAACCAACTGTTAAAGCCTTGCTTTCATCGATCTGGCTAGCGGCTGCCGCTGGATTAAAGTCTATCATATCAAAACTTTCCAAATAATAGTCAATCTTGTCTGACATCTTATACTCGGGTAACACCGCATAATCTTTTCCGAATCTTCTTATGTCTTCACTATAATCTTCGTATGAGTCGTACCAAGGGTTTCTTCCGGCAATTTTATTTGCTCTATAATACGGAGCAGTCTTGATCCAGCCTTTTTGGCCAGAAGGAGCATTTTTGTAGAAATAACTTAGATTTGTAGTACCATATCCGGAATCAGTATAGCCCCACTCACTAGAAGCAGATGTGGATCCTAAAGGAAATTTATAAAAATACTTATCAGAATCTTGATCGGCGTCAACAGCAAACCAATTTGAATAAGGATCTCTATTAAAATACGCAGAAGCTGTTGGAATTCCCATTTTAAGCAAAGGAGTTGTATCTAAAGCTAGCTGGCCGGGAGAGCCTCTCAAACCTTGCAACGTATTTGAATCAATAGATTGGCCTTGCTCCAAATAGCCTGCAGGAGCATAGGGTCCTGTGGGATGGCTTCCAGAATAGAAGAGCCAACATTGTCCGCCCCCATATGCAGCCATCGTCGGACCAGAGGCACTAAGTGTGGCACCATATGTATTATCATCCAAGGGCCACATAGATAACTGAACAGGGGTATGGGAAGTTCCAGAAAAAATTGGAACTCGATCGCCGGGGAAAGTATCAAACAAATAGGGAATCGATCCAGTTGTTTGCCCCCCAAGCAAGCCACTATCAATTTTTTGACCAGAAATATTTCTGGCGGTACCGTCTGTACGCACTCTATCTGAATGTGAGTTTCTCCAAAAAGTTCTGTAGTTTACACTATCATAACCAGCTACAGCATCAGGGCCGTCCTGGGCCGCTCCTGGGAGTTCCGTGTAATTCGGCCTTCTGGATTTGCTGGCTATATATGTATTAATATCTTTCGGAAATATTGTCATGGAATACGCAAGAGATCTGAAATCTCCGATGGTTGTTTCCGAGCCATATTGGTCAGAGCCATCTCTTATAATTGGAAGCAATAAATCATATGTTTGCTTTTCAGGAAATGGAATATTGGACGAAAATTTACCAGCGTCAGTTTTATTTATTAAATTCAAATATTCATTTTTATAATATGCCCTATTATTATCATATGTGTGCTTTAAAGAAAACCCTTTGCCTTGTCCGAGTGGATCAAAATCTGTTCTAATTGGTTTATTTCTAGAGGTTACTGCTGACTCTGTAAAAAATAATAATTTGTTTTTAAAAATAGATATTTGTGAAGCCTGCTCTACGACAGTGGCTTCTGAATTTCCGGGGGCATATCCTCCGGGCATCCCTTCTAGGGTGCCAAAGTCGTAGGTGCCTTCTGGCGCTCCGAGAGGGGGTTCAGGTTTTTGGCCGGGTATTTTATTTCCCATGGGTGTATAGATATCAGTATTTTTTATTTCTTCTTCGACGACATTAACTGAATGCAAATTATTCTTTCTCAAATTCTTTGCAACTGGATGATCACCAGTTCTAATTTGTTTCCAAGAGGGATGTCCATAAGGGCCGTTGCGATGATGGAGAAGTTGGTTCAAAATACTTCCGAAACCTAAAATTTCTGGTTGGCCCGAGGTGTGCGACGCAGCGTATCCCATATGAATCAAAGCGCCCTGATAAGCAAAGCTAGTTATTGAATCACTATCATGCGCAGAAGCGGGATGGCCTAGGAAATTTTGGTTAGATGTAATAGGATCAGTAATATTTGTATTCAATCCAACAAAGTCTACGGGTATAAATTTATTCATTGAAGCCGTGGCGCCGGTCCAACGAGCATAATTATTTAAAAAGCTCCCTACTTCGCTTTGAGCTAAGAATGTAATCTCCGAAGATTTTTTATCTGCACTATAAGCACCGGTGGCATAACCAAGGGGAGCAGATTCGCCTTGAGCATGTGTGTTAAGAGAAGCAGTAATCCATGCGTATTGTCTTTCTGATCTTGGAATTGTATGTTGGATATAGTAGTTGTCGTATGAAGCGCTAACAACGCTAGCATATCCATCCTGTCCAGTTCCGGGCTCTAGTTGGCGACGGTAACCAGCATTCCTATGAATCTTGTGATAGCTAGCCGTTCCTGCAGACATGAAATCGATAGAAGCTGTATTGTCATTCATCTTAAAGCCGAACTTACGATTATGAGTTGTCAAGAATCCTCGTAGCGGCTGTCTAACTGACAAGTTTCTCCAAGGCAATGCATTATATGGAGAGTAGGTTTCAGATGTTATATCCATTGCTCCGCGAGATAATACTTCGGGGCCACCTGGAGCAGAGAACCTTTCGGCGAATACTGTTCTATTTCTAACATTGGTAGTACTAGACGTTAAATAAGAGCGGTCTGGTAATCTAAAGTCTAAGACGCCTGACACATAAGTAGATATTGAAGGTTGCCACGCGGAGCCGGTTTCACCCTGAACTAACCACAGATTATTAACATCGCGGCCTTGAGTTTGAACAACTTGATAATTATCAGTATAATTGCCCGCTCTAGTTGGGCTCGAACTGGTCATCTTAATATTACGAATGTTTACCGGTCGTTTAGCAAATTCATCGCGATAGTGCGTTGCTCTCGGCCGGTTAGCATCTTGATAAGTAACATCATAAACTCTAAATGAATCAATTACGTCACCAACAATATTAACATCGTCAATAGCGACGTCGCCTTCGTGAGTGATACCTGAAGTATAAAGGAATCTTAAATATATTGGTGTCTCTGTTCCCTTGAAACTATTCAAATCAACCGTTGCCAATTTCCATGGCGCGACTGCGCTAGCTTGCTGTTGGCCGGCGATAGAAATTGCTGACGTGCCATCCCAATTGGTTACAAGATCTGTAGCTGTGCCAAAAGCAGAATCAGTAGAATATTGTATTTTTAATTCTCCGCAATCCCAGCCAAACATGTGATAGCGGAATGATGCACTAAAATTATTAACGACATCTAAAGGATCAATAGAAGGAGTAACTAATCCGAAAGTCTTTCCATTAGTATTTGGTACGGATGTCTCCGCATACATATACCATCCAGAGGAATAGCTGCCTGACGGGCCTGTACCGAAAGTTGGGGTGCTACCCGACATAGATATCCAACCAGAAGGATCAATAGCCGTAGAGCCAAGATTTTGCCAATCTGTGGGCAGATAACTTGAGGATGCTCTTAAGGATTCTGGAACAGAACTGCCGTATTCGAAACCTTCATCAATGAAGTTATTTAGGTATAAGCCTCCGATGGGAACCTTAAGATACCAGCCCTCTGCACGGGTTGACTCTGTATCAAGAGATTTTTTGTCATCTTGGTAATTTAATTCTGTATGTCTATATTGTAAGCCACCAACATATTTTTCAGTAAATGGGCCCTGAAGTGGTGTTTCTTTAGTATTACCGTAATAGTTGTCTTCGTGAAGATTAGTAATATCTAGCATTGTATTTTTGGCTAGATCTCCAACGTAACCTTGTGTAACTGAAGAAGAATGCAAACTAAACGGTACATATAGTTCGCCTTTACCAGTGGTATACTCACTATCTGTGGACATGTGAGTTGAAGCTTTAAATTTAATCTTACTTTCTGTTAGTGGATTAGTTATGTCATTGCAGTCAGTGTTCTCGACAAAATCATTTTTATGAATTCTAATAAAAGAATTGCTGTCATTCCATTTAAGTGTATTTTTGTAATAATCTTTCTTTTTGTTCTCGTAAGAATTTGGGCCGCCTTTTACATGTACACTCTTATCAACATCAAAACGATATGTCTTTGAAAGTTTTCTTAAGGCGTAAGTTGATCCTTCGTATGCTTTCGAAGTAGAAGTATCGTATAATACAGGGCCAGAAGCAGATACTTCTGTTGTTATAGTCTTGAGAAGACTTTCTTTATCTAAATTAACCCCGGGGACGCTCGAAGATATTTCAGCTTGCGATCTTTCGGCTCTTTCTTTCCACCAAAAACAATTTTTATTTTCAGGAAGAGGAGAATTTGGAAGAGGTGCATGTCCATATTTCCAATTATAAGATAGTTCATTAATTCCCATAACTTTAGCTACAGGATCTTTGCCTTTTGACTCTAGCGTTGGAAATTTAGTCCAATATTTGTTTCTTTCAAGAATATGACTCTCAACCATATTATGGACTTGTCCCGACGTATTAGCAGAAGCGGGAATTAGATTCATAATCATTTTTGTGATCGACGAATCAAACCATTTATAGAATTCTACATATTTGTCCAAGTCCGGAGTATTGTGAATTCTCTCAAAGAACAATTGTCTTAATTTTTCTAGACTTTTATATTCTTGCCGATATCTATTAACCGGCTCGCCTATTAAATTACTGAAATCTTTTACAGATGAAAAGAAATTAAGAATCTCTTCAGAAATTGTCTGATACATGCTTTTTTCAATAGCAATATAATATTGTATTGGTCTTGTTTCTCTAGTGAACGTTGTATCATCTCTTTTTAGAATATTAACCATGTCAGAAGAGTTTAAAACTTCCGGCAATTGCTGTCTTGCAGAGGGAGTATAAATTTTATCGACAACGTGATGACTACTGGTGACAAAGTATTGTCCCTTGCCAGAATGCAGATTATTTAATATTCCACTTAGCCTGCCATACCGGTCTGCATGCAGAGAAGAACCAGAGGAAAAATCATTTACATAAAAAATACCTGTTGAGTCCGAGCCCGTCACATTCGAAAAATCCCAGTTAAGTGCTAGCGTTTCCATTTTTGGAATAAACGGATACGAGCCGTCTTTCCCGTCCGCATAAGTTGTTGATATTCCTGATTTAAACAAATACGAATTTTTATATGGGTTATCGGAACCAAAGTTAAGAGCATCACGCGCGTGAGCTTGGATAACAGACGAAGTTAAATAATCTAACCAATACCTGACGGAAGAAATTTTAGCATTACTTTCTTTTAATATGGTACCTGTTGTGTTTGTTCTCAAGGCCCCGGCATAAACTTTCTTTGGAGCTGAAACTAAAATATTACCAGTTAAATATGGCAATGATGATGTTAAGGAGAATTCATCAACTATTGTTCCATATTCTGTATTCGTGCCATAAAATTCTAGTATATAATCATCTAAAGCATTAGGAAGATGAATTGGTCCAGAAGATGAAAGTTTTGTACCCGTTACAATATCTGTAAACGGATGCTTCTTTGGCCTTACGCTTACGGCAAAGTTCCATTTAGAATTATCAAAAACATCATAATAAGTTGAACTAGAAAGGAAGAAATCATTATTTTCGTTAGTTAAAATAAATCTAGCGTCTAAAGAATCCTTGTCTGGCTTTACTGCATATACATTAAATTGAGCAACATTGCCGGTATGCCACGTCGTTTGATCAGTTGGTAGTCTTGAATCAACCTGATTCATACCAAAAACAGAACATGTTAAATGAGGATATGAAATATAATATTTTTTGGTCTGCGATGGTTTAGGAAAAATAGCTTCTGCCTCTGCCGTAAACGAAAAACCGTCTAAATATTTTTCACTGTCTACATCTGTTCCAGAAATAAACGAAACTGTATTGCTATCAATCGGATTGGCAGCCTGATATACTACCGCGCTATAAGCGGCGCGGTCCGTAGAGTAGTCCTCTGCTGAATATATATAATCATTAAAATCTGCGTACTTTTTAGCCTGCGAGATGGTTCTATAGTTTTCTTCTAGTTTATACGTAACTTCATTGCCGTACAGATTAATCTTCAACAATTCGTCATCGATACCAAAGCATCGTATTAAATTTCTTAAAGCTCTCTCTGTTCCTTTTGATTTGTATATTCTAGAAATGCCGTTATAAATGTTTTGATAAATAAGATTTTTTAAATCATGTAATTTCTCTTCGTATAAAGCGTGCTCGTTTCTATTATAATATTTTTCAAGAGCGGTGATGTCTTCAAACAATTCAGAAGTATCAAATCCGTAAGATTCCAGAAGATGATCAGAAAAAGGTCGAGGCTTATAGCTTAATTTATTTCCTAAACTACTAGATGGAAAACCGGCTTGTTTCAAATTAGGTAGATAATCGATCTGAAGCTGTAAGTTATCAAACACACTAGCCATTATATGTGTTAACTTCTTTAAATTATTACCATCTTTTTCTTCGTCCTCGTCAATAATCCAAGACGGAAAAGAGCGATAAATTGAAGAATTGTTACTGTAGTCCCATTCTTTAGCTTTTAAGGATGATGAACTAGCTAATTCTAAAACTTTTGGATGAAAAGAATAAACAATTGGATCTCGAAATTCTGTTGCCGAGGCGGAGGCTTCTACTATAGCAGAACTCACAACATTTCTGGAGCCAGAAGCGTATCCAACCCAAGAGCCGTTACTAATTCGACCGGAATAATCTAGTACCTTAGAATCAACAGAACCCGTTCCTGTGGCGCCTTCATTAAACTTATAATATACCCCCAGTTGTGTGTTAGCATCATCAGTATTTGTGCCTCCACCAACTTGAGTTCTCCAAAATCTGCCAATTTGTTTTGGAGTTCTTTCTGTTTTCCAATATCTAAATTCATCAATAGAGCCACTTAATTTGCCCCAGCCAGTAGAAGCATATGCTCCGGAAACACTAGTTGCTAAGGCCCCAATATAGCCTTTCATTGCTCCGGGGACAGAGCCTATGCTATTACCAAGAATTTTTTGCTCATGAAGTTGGCCGTCAACATATAGTCTCAAGCGCATGGCGCTGCCAGTATTGGCTACGGAGATAGCGTAATGTTTCCAAGTAGAACCAGTTATTGCTATATTACTACCGATAGACGTCGCTAAAGCGGCCGAAGAACCATCATAAATACCGCCGGCTGGACCACTAGTTGTTGTTCCGTGCGCGCCAGAAATAAGCGAAACCCAGAGTCTATCACCTGACCCTGTAGCTGACGGGCGAGTTTCAACACGGAAGCGACCGTAGTCGTGATCACCAAAGTTTCCGCTATTCCATAAATCAAAGATAACTTGATTTGAAGATTCGTGTGGGCTTACAAATAAGCTTTTTTTCAACCAAAACTCAACAGTAGATCCCTTATCACCATCTAATAATAGATTGGATCCTCTATTAGAGGCAGTGTGAAATACATTTGCGGCTGGATGTTCATTGTAGGTTTTATTAAATCTACCGTCCTTCATATCTCCAGTCGGACTAGCATGAGGGCCGCCTTTAACTACAATAAATTCACCAACACTGCTAGTAAAATAGCCTTGAGAACTATTTCCGAGCGTACCATAAGTTTTACCAATGTGGATATAACCTGTTCTTCTCGGGTACTCTCTCTCAAAAATAAATTTATCTAAATATGAGGCAGAATTTTCCCATTCAAGCTTTTCTTTTAGCGAGCCGTCGTAAGGATACGTATTATATATTTTTTTAATAGAATTAGAATAATACTGTTCAGCAGAGCCGTAGTGTGCAAAATTTTCAGGTTTAGAAAAATCAACCGGAGGAAGATACCTTTCTTTATCCTTGGCATGTGCAGTGAGATAATCAACAGATTCTATACCATCAGTAAGAGTTTCTCTTGTTTTAGATGATAAAATTTTGCCTGTCTGATTCTTGTCAAAAAGATCCTTAATGCTCATTCTTTTCTACTCTAAACTTAAATGATTCTGGCTGTTCTTGATACGTGCCATTAATATAATACGAAAACTTTAATTCATACATGTACCCTGGTTCCAACAAAGACATATCAAAATCTAAATAACTTCCTGATACATCGTATGACATTTTAGTATACTTTAAATGTCCGCTTCCTGTGCCATACGGAATTACTTCTAAGTTATCTTCTACTCTCACAATTTTGTAAAAAGCGTCTTCAATAATCTGTGTTGGAATTTCTTTAGTAACCTTTGTGTAAACCGAAGGACACCAGTCTTTATCTCTAATAAATAATCTTAATTTTGGTTCTTCTTTATCATTATATGCTGATTTTAAGTCTAAGACAGACGTAACATATTTATTAGTTGGATTAATATTTGAACCTTCTAAAGTTTTTGGTACGATGGTTCCTGTATGATAATTTCTACTCCCTCCTGCATTTGGACTAGAGGTAGAGCCAGTGTACCATACATCAAATAATCGTGTTAATGGAGTCGATGCAGCAGTCAATGCAAAAGATGCAGAGTATATTCCGGTAGAAACATATGCGCCCGTAATAACAGTGGGAGTGTGTGAATTAACATGTACTCCATCTGCGGTAGGTGTCAAAGCGAAAGTTGACGGACCATCGTTATGTAATGTTCCAGAGAAGATCTGTACATAAATTGCTTCTTTAGTTGTGCCGGCATCTGGAATATTCTTTAGCTGCCCTCTAACAAAGTTGTACAAATAAATAGAATTTAAATTATCATCCCCAGTTGCTAATGAGCTGCTGTAGAAAAAGTTTCCTCTTTGATCTGATTTTGATGAATCCCATCTTGCTTCAATATTTGGTCTCTTGAAAAAATATTCAGAGCCGCGGCCAAAAAACTTTTTGGTGTAATATGATTTTTCATCGTCACCAGATTGAGTTAACTCTTGAGAATCTATAAGTTTTACGGCGACGCCATAGTTGGTAAACCCGCTACCATCGCCGGTTCCTGTTCCAGATGAACCTATTAACCATTTCTCGACTAATGGAGAAATATCAACCTCTAAGTTTTCGGTTCCTCCAGAGAAGGATTGAGTAAATTTTGTGCCGGCATGAAAATCTCCGCCGGCGGTCGACCACGTAACATCATTAGATGAACTTACCCAGTTAGTGGCCCCTGTATCTTTATATTCTTCCATATCTAACCCAGTACCTTCGTCCCACGAAGCGGAAATTGGAAGAATTTCTAGAGTAAAATCTCTAGGTAATGTTTGTGTGTGCTTGGCGTTGTAGAGCCTTAAAAAGAAATCAACACTACCACTAGCCGGGATTGCCCCGTCGTCGCGAGAAGCAGAAAGCGCACTAATGTCAAACTGCACTAAAGCACGCGAAGCCTCCAAAGAACCAGTGTCAGATTGTGCAAATATAGAAAAAACTTCCATAACATCAGAAGCACCCATATTTGAAGCAGTTGCTCGGGTAATTAAGTTTTGTTTGAAAGCATTAGTTATTGTTGTATCTTTTGTAGCAAAAAATCTTTTTATAGCCATTTTATCTAATTGTGCCCTTAATATCTTTGTTCGGATATCTTAGTTCTATTACTGCATCTTCTGGTGTTATTAACATCCTACCGTCTGGGGAAAGATTTTGATCAATTCCATATACTGACTCGGAGTAGTTACCTCCAGATTTATTTTTTATTCTCACACTTACCACGTCTACGATACCCGGTGTATCATTAATAACATTATATATATCAGTTATATACATCGGTTCTCCCAGATCATAAGGTCTAGAAAATTTATTAGTCAAATTTATTATGCACCGATTTAAAAGATCATATTTGTTGACCCCAACATCCGATACTGCTGTAAAGTCTATTCCTATATTAATAACTTTTCCATCCAAAATATCAATTGTATCATTAATCATTTTATGCTGATTTAACCAAACTTTTAAATTTTGTTTAATAGTCGCGTTTGCTTTGGTTAAAAATCTATCAGTTCCTTGCATTAAAACATATAAATTAATATTTCTCTTAAACGAATCATTGTCATGTGTCAAATTACATCTCTTAATAGAACCAAATCTTGCCGGCATTTGGTACACCAAACTACTATAGTCTTGCTTTGTTACTGCTCGGTTTTGAGAAGCAAAGAAATCTAGGGCATTTCTTTTTAGTTCTTGAGAATTGGTTGTTAATATGCCGCCTAATATTGGTTCTGGATTTGTAACTTCCAGAGAGTCTTTAACTGCGAATTTAGTAGCTGTCGAAATTGCTTCTTTGGAAAATCTAAATATACCTGTCGAAACAGAATCCACGGCGCCGGCGGCAGAGTTAACATCGTCTCTATTGTTTGCTCGGTATGTTACAGTCAAGCTAGTATTAGAAGGAGCAATACCAAATTTATCAGATTCTAAAATTTTCGAAGGATCGAAATATTTATTAACTTCATAATTTCTTCCGTGTTGTTGCATAACAACTTCACTTGGGTGTCTTACTGAATCTCTGACATTTTCTCTATCTGACCCATATCCAAATTGCAAAAATATCTGTGCGCCTTCGCGTTCTACAACATATCTTCTAGGGACAGGAACAGCTTTCAAAATTGATGGGGCTGTTATTTTGTCTTTATTTCTATTCTTCAGAGCCTTAAACACTATATTTTGTGACAAATAATCCACTTCAAAATATTCATGACCTTCAGAATCCACAACCGACATTATTTCTGTCACGTTTCTTACAGGCAATTCTACCTTTAAAAATCTTTCAAAATCGCCAACTGGCAATATTTGTGTTGCTAGCTGTCCGGACATTACCTGTCCGCTTGATTTAATCGCAAACTCTGTGGGATATCCGGTCGTTTCATTAACAGTAGCTGGAACGATTTCGTTGTTAGGGTGCGAAAAATCAATATCTTCAACTAAAGTATATTGAACTCCTGAAGTCGACGAAAACGTCGTGCCTTTTCTCAATATTGGTATATAATCTGTGTCCGGGCCTGTGGATTCTGCGTTGGAGGGTACAATTACGAACACAGAAACTTCCCCATGGGAGGCGATGGCGCCCTCTCTCTTGTATCCCAAAGTTCTAGCATGCTTCAAAATATTTTGAAATTCTGTTGCTGTAGACATAAATGTCTCATTAACATTGTAATCCAAATAAAATGATAATATATCACCAACATAAGCAACCGTATCAAACATTAGAGAGGCGAAACTGGCGTCGTTAAAATCCTTAACAGTGTCAGGATAATATATTTTTGCATATTCAAGCAGTTCTTTCTTAATAGTTTCAAAATCTCTGCTTGTATAATCAATTGGTGCTAGCTCTTTAATTTTATTTGCCATATCAAATACCCTGTAACTAAATAGTATTATTAAACATTATTTATAAACAATGTGTCTGTAACAGATAATGGCAAAATATGATATTTTATTTTAATAGATATCATGTGCGGGTCTTGCCAATCTTCCAATATTTTTTGATCGGATCCGGGAGAAAAATCTACATCCATAATTTTTATAAATGGCATGTATTTTTCTACTTGAGTTTGTAACGTTGCCGGAAAGTCAAAATGAAAGGTTTCTTTGAATTCAAATAAGAATCTTTTTATTCCTACTCCGAATTCAGGATCCATAATTCTTTCTCCTGGATTTGTTAAAACTAAAGTTTTAAAATCTTGTGCAATAGCTTCTTTATAAATCTTAATTAACCTATACGGTCCATCTTTTGGATCATAAATTAAAGGTAATTTTGGACTTATCCCGTGAATAGACATAAGGAACCCTCTTGATAATATCTAGTTTGTTCTAACATTCTTCACCTTCTTCGGAAAGTTCTTTTTCTGTTTCTATAGTCTCTACTTCTTCATTTAGCCACTTGTCATAATCATCTCCGAATCCTAACGAAACCATTATTAGGTGAATAAACCCTAGAGGCGTAATAGGGGGACCGACGCCCGGGCCCATGGGTGGCGGGGCCCAGCCAATAAATCCTGCACCATATGGAATAGTTGACGGGAACAGCAAGAAACAGATTATTGGAAGCAAATATGGATCTACTGCTTTCATCGTATTTCTAGTTTTTCTAACAGCCACTCTAAATTCTAAATCTAACTCAGCTAGTGGATGTATACCCGCTGTCGCATTCTCATATCCCGGCCATGCGCTTCGGCGGGGATCCCCCTCTTGATCAAGAGTTGGTTCTATCCTAGTTCCTTCCTGGCCGGATTGTCCAGGTAAATAATTGGGTGCTATATAAATTTTTGTTTCTGGCGGCTTAATCCAGTCTTTTTCATTATCATAAAATTGTGGATAATCTTCTTTAGGATAATTATCTTCGAGAGTTTTTCCGGTCCCGTCGGGAACATCGCCTTTATATTCTCCGTAAAGAAGAGTCAAAGCATCAACCAAGGCTTGTTTTTTATTTGCCAAATCTTCTTTTAAATCTTGTAATTCTTGTTTTTTAACTTCTTTTTCTACTTGTTGTTCTGCATTAAATGTTGGCATTGCTTCCACCTGCTGTTCCATAGGTGGAATAGTTTGCTCTATTTGCTTAATTATCATAAAAAGGCCGTCGACTAAGCCCTTGTTAAAATCTACTACAGTCGCATGCGCATCGAATGCTGCTTTTTTAACTTCTTCGGCAACTTTAAGAGAAGTTTCAACAATTAATATTATAGCATCGTTAATAGCTTTACCTGTCATAACACAGGGATCCGTAATTTCGGCCAAGGCTTTCAAAATTAATTTTGGAGTTTCCTTTACAATAGCTTTGAGCTGGTCTTCTAGAGGATTTTCTGGGAATCGACCGGTTGTAGAAGTGAAGTTTTGCATCTGGCTAAAGCCGACTGGGCCGCCAAAACTATTAATGAAGGGTACTCCGTCCGACAACTTGTCTACATCTCCAAGCATATTTCTCATAAATGATAGAATAATTGTCTTTGTTCCGGTAAACTTGCTTAAGTCTTTAATATCAGTATTTGCGTATGAAGCATAAAAAGCATTCAATAACAACATTCTTTCGTATTTGAATACATGTTTGAATAAAAATTTAAAATCATCAGACGCATAAAGATTTTTTAAAAGTTTACTATACGCACCAATGGTGCCCTTATAATACATTGTAACTAACTTATTATCTCCTAGATCACTAATCTTCAAATCCGAAGATTTTGGAGCTAGATCCGCGGCGCGTTCGCACAACTCTTCTGAAAATTTCCAAACAGGAATTTTTACGTCTGCTAGAGGTATCTTTGTAAACGCGTATCGTTGATTTGCAAGCTCATCCGAACTTTCAGTTTCTGGTGTTCTATCTACGGCTCCTAGAAAAGTTTTATGTACCCAAGAAACTCGGCCGATATCTCCTTCATCATAATGATAATCCATGTCGTCCTGTATTTCACCTAAAAGATCACATACACCTTTCGCGGTTTGACGAACTAGTGGTGTTTCCGCGCCCACGTATCCATATTTATCATCAGAAAAATAAAGAGGAAATTGATATACTAATCTTAAACCAAAACAAAAATTATTAAAATAATCATCTACTTTTGAAGTTTCATCTTCAGAAGAGTTTATATACTCTGACATTATTTTGCCCCAAGTATTTAAATCAGCGACGCCATATTCATGTATTTTTTCTTTTTTAGCACTAACATTTAAAGAATAGCCAACTACCTCGCCGTTAACTGTAACCTCATTTTCATTAAGAAGATCCATAAATTTTGGTTTCTTTTTGTTGTATACATCATAAACATTAGCGTCAAGCGTGCTTTCGCCTGCAGTTTCGCTTTCTTTGTGATCAATCCAAATATAGGGCTCAAGAACAAACATTCCCGGGTGATCTTTAATCGGCAGATACGCCGAAGATGGGTGTACGCCTGCATCAGAAGTTAAATTGCCACCATTTTTTTGGTTTGATGGATCCCAAATAATATTTCCTTCATAATCTTCTTGAAGTAGTTTTCTAAAGTCAGCCGAAGGGTTCCAAAACTCATGTCTATCATAGCGTACACCTTTATTAATAATATGACTAGGCATAGAGGTGTCAGCTTCTCCAGTCGCGAACTCATTACCGGAACCAAACTTTACTAAATTGGTTACTCCGGCCATGGCCGGCCACGTTTTAGAGTTCGTTGCCGGTGATGTAGCAATTGGACCCGGCTCGGTCGACTTATAGCCTCGATCCATCTCACCGACCCATTTAAATAAATCCAAATGATTTCTAACTCTTGGAATAAATTTATGTTTCTTTTTATTTGATTTGAACACATTCCAAACAACTTCCACGACTTCTGAATATTCTTGTTTTAATAAAGTTTTAAACGCGTCGTCGCCGTTGGGCAAAGTGTGTTTTTCGCCCAGGAGATGCATGTGTCCGTCTGCGAATTGAACTAAATAATTTTTAATAAGGTGAGCATGTCCTGGGTGATCACCTTCTACAATTTCTTTAGCATACCCATTACCTTCCTCGTCGATAACATAAGTATGCACATGGGATATTTCACCATCAGGAGCGGGGGTCTCAGGGTGCTCTCTTGTTTTTCCGGCGCCGGCGGAAATCGTTTCTTTAATAATCTCTTTTGACTGTTCTAAAATAAACTCAAATATATCCGGAACATCTAGCAAAGAGTTTTGTTCTTCTAAAATTGCGTTTTTTATTCTCGCGAAAGTCTGTTCAATAAAGAAATCATCATACAAGAGATTTTTAAAATCATATATCGGAATGAGAGGCATAAAATAAAACAATTCTTGAATTATTCCAATTTTTATTCTAGCAGATATTAGGCCGGCTATAGCTGCTTTTTCTATTGGCCTTAACTCTCGTCGACTATTTAAACGCGTTTTCTCTCTTTCTTTTAAGTCTCGCATTTGTTTTGACATTGCAGATGCCTGGGAAGCTTCATTTTTTGCAGCTTCTTTTCTAGGTTTCGTTTTTTTACTCCATTCTTTACAGAGAGCATTTTTTAGCCTTTGATTAATATCTTCTTTAAGAGCATTTATTGTTAAAACGCCCTCGCTAAAATCTGGGTTTTCTGGCCAGCAAACTGCAGAATTAGGGAAAAGTTTTCCAAATATTCTTTCAAACGTTTTTAACTCAAATGCAGGAGATTGAAGATTAATTTTAGCCATACTCCCTAATATTTTTTGAGTAATGAGCGGATGAGCAAAATTAGTAAAAAAGTCTTGTGACTTTCGTTTCATATTTTCACTTAAAGAAACGTCCGGGTATACTTTTTTAATATGATCTTGAATTTTTTGTGTTACAAACTCCCCAAACGCTTTATCCGCAGTGTCGAAATTCAAATCCAAATTATCTAAAAGAGTTTTATATTCATCTGTGTAGGCAGATTTAAAGTTAATTTCTTTAATTACGTTTGATGAACCGGGAGTATAATCTACAACTCTTCGATTGTCTATAACTTTAATATTAAAAGAATCGGCAGGCTCGTTTTCCTGTGTATCGTCGTTTAAAATTTCTAATTGTTTAATTTGATATTTTATAGAACGGCCAGGGCCGCCGGCTTTAATTAAATCAGGATCATTGTTATTATCTTCAATTTGTTCTAATGTATTAGAAATTATATCTATAGCTTCAGACAGGTTCTGATCTCTGGTAGCTAGAAAATCAAATGACTGCGAGTACTTTCGCAATAGTTGGGCAGCTTCTTCATCTTTTCTTGGAATTTTAAGAATATGATAGTTCTCGCCTTCGACGTCCTTTTCCCAATAAAAATTTTCTTTGTTTTGAAGAGTTTTATAATAATGCGCGAATGTTATAAACTTTCCTAAATTCATAAGTTTGGCAATTGCGTCGTCTTCACCATCGGGAACTAGTTTTGGAAGCTCGACGATACCGCCATTATCTTCTAGAATACTTTGAGGAAGTGTATTAGGGATAACAAAATCGACAGAACCGAGACCTACGAGGGAGAGGTCGGCCGAGCCCCAATTTATTAAATCGTTGTTGGATTTTACTTGACCTACCAAGAGGCTATCAAAAAAGCCACCTCCTTCAACAACAGAATCTTCTAGTTTTCTGGGAGGAAAAGAAGCTATAGGCAAGAATCCCGGGAGAGGAGAAGCATCAGTAAGAGGATTCCCTTTTGGTATAGTCTTAAGAAACTTGGTTTTAACATCATTCTCATCCCAACTTGTATCAAAAGTTACCTCACCAGATAATGCTTCTGGGCGCATCATACCAACCCATTTTTCTGTTTCGAAACCACTAGCAGCGTTGGTGATATTCAAAAGATCTTCAGGCTTTAGATCTGATAGTAAACTACCAAGACCTCGAAGCTCGCGATAAAAACTAATAAGAATATTATCAAATATCGCGTCCATAACAGAATCATTGGCCATTTGAAGGCCAGGAGGAACCCCAGGCATCAAAGCGCCGTCTCCACAATTTAATGGAGGCATTTTATCATCTAAATATTCGCTAGCGTCTGCTTGTAATAAACCGGCTAAACCTTTGAGCTTATTAAGATCGTTGGCTAGTTGTTCTTTAACCTTCTTTGTACATTCATCTTCTGGTAAGCCTGCATCTTTCAGAGCTTGACACTTTTGTTCCGTGCTATATAGATCATTACAGAAATCTTCAGAAACTGTTACAAATGTTTCAAAATTATCGCAAATTTCTAAATCAAGTTGTGAGCCTAGATCCGAAAAGAAAAATCGTATATCAGACTTTCTAGATAAAGCCGGCATATATTCAGGGAAATCTTCCTGAATCAGATCTAATATTGATCCTAAAACAATTTCAGAAGGTTTTCCTTGTAATAAACGACATAATTCTCTAGCCGTTAGCATATCTGAAACCTTTCCTAAAAATTCTCGAATTCTATCTGGATGATTGGGAAGATTCCAATTTGCAAAAGCGTCTCTAGGGGGCGGGCCACCTTGCGGGCCGAAGCCTGGAATTAAGTTTGTAGCTCCGCCAAAGGACTGGCTTTCTTCGTCATCTTCAGCAAAACAATTCTTAAGATAATCATCCAAAACTGCTTTAATTGTTTTTGCAATTTGTTTTGCCAAGACCGTAACTGTAGCTTTATAGACATCTTTCCAAAATTGATGTGAAATGCCTGCAGGTTCCCAAAAACTTATCGGCTTGAATGTTGGCCACTCTGGCCACGAAGGCAGCGCTTCACCAAATTCTGGTAAAGAAAAATCTCCACTTAACCATCTTCCTGGTAAGTCCATTCCCATTTTAACCAAGTCTTCACACAACCTTCTTAAATCGACAAATTCTTTTAATCCTTCGACATATCTTTGAACTTGCTGTGCATTGTCACTCATTGCCCTAGCACCTGAAGAAATGTAAGATTCTTGGCTTCCTATAGTATCTCCCGCTTGGGCGATAGCTTCAGCTCCGGAAATAATACCATCGGCGACTGCTCCTGGTACTGCGGCGCCCTCTGCTAATTTACTAGCTGCAACAGGGTCTGGGGCGCCGGATGTAGCAGTCATTAATTCGGTGTTGGTCGCGACAGCCTGACCATAGACTTCTGCAGAAGAAGCTTCTGGATTATTGGCTGTTACTTCTGTTAGTAGCGCTTGGAATTGTTCATTCTGAACTATCTTTCTAGTTTTTGGATTGCCATACAGAATCGCAGAGAAGCCGGCGATTCCTATTTCAGTAACAACATAATTAATAATCATCTCGCATATTGCTTCAGGAGTGCTTGGCAAATCATTTTTTTCCAAGATGCACTTAATAATTTCTTCTGCATAAATTTTGATATCAACTTCATTAGCAATTAATTTATAAATCTCGTGAAGTTCCGCTAGTGTTGCAGACAGCGCGGGGTGTTTTGACAACCAACTAACAGTTTCCTGATCCTTCATTGGATCGCCGACAGCTTCTTGTGAATTTCTTCTTTCTTGTAGAATTATCTCCTTACATTCAGTATCTGCTAGAATTCTATTTTCAAACTGTAGTTCTTCTTCAGACATGACAGGAATTCTATCAAACAATTGCATTTTTCTAACACATTCTTCGTATTTTGGATCTTTTTTGTTTTTTGAGGGCCTAATCGCTACAATTGGAAATACAAATTTTGATACAAAGTCAATCCACTCGTCAGTCGAAGCAGACTGGCCATCTATGAGCGCCGTCTCATCTATATCCGCAAATTCAACAGTGATTGTTGCCGGGTATTCATCGCTGACCATTGAGCCGGCAACTGGTGTGCCCGCTTCATTGTAAAAACCTTTTGGCCCCGATCTAGTTTCCATATATTCTATTATTCTTTCAGCATAAAGTATAAAAGCCCAAGTTCTTGGAGATACTTTGGTTCTAAGATAATCTAGCCCAACAATAAAAGGAACTAAATCATTCGGGGGCTCTGGTCTTTCAAACGAAAAATATACAATATTTAATCCAGTGTCTAGTCCAATTTCTAGTTGTGTATTATGATTTAAATCAGGTGGTATTGGCATCATCCAATCGGTAACATCCCCTGCTGGCTCTTTAAATTTAATAACCTTGCCGCCCTGGCCTCTGAATTTTAAAAATTTCTGTATATGTAGTATTGACTCTCTTAAGAGATTTGCTTCTTTTTTGCAGTCCAGCGTTAGTACTTCTCCGCCGGTACTTTTATAAGATTCAACGCGGGGATGAAATCTCTCTAATATAGCTGCAACTTGATCAATTTGCTCTATCAAATCTGCAGCAGCACTACGATTGATAGTGTGGATATCCGAACTAGTTCTTGTTATTTCAGCAGTCAAAGCCCACCACGGCTCGTCTTTGTATTTTACTTCCACGGCTCCGATTGCTTCGTCTTGCCATTCTTTAAGATTTTTATTTGATAAAGCATCAAACACATTCTGGGGTGCTCCAATCAATACAGAAAGAGGCTTCTTAGAAGGTCGCGTTGAAAGCTCGTATTTAATATAACCGAATGGGCGCCCATCGGCGCCGGGTCCGTATAGATCATCTGAGACTGAAGTGTCATAATCTTCCACAAGGGAATCTATGTACGCTCTCGTTTGTGAGAACTTTTCTGGTTCTGGGTTAAGATCTTTACCATAAAATTTTAATAATCTGGCGGCGCCAATATAAACAGCACTCTTTAAATCTTTACTTAAAGCTTCTATTTTCTTATCTTCTGTTGTTTCTTTTTTGCTACTACTAGGAACATTTACTTTAATAATATAATAATATTCACCCTTCTGGCCTGTATATGGATTAAAATCAACAAAAAGAGGCTCTTCTTGTTCCAAGATATTGACCCAATTGTCTCCAGAAGTTGATTCAAAAGAAGCTTCGCCAGTAGGTACTACTGGTCCCGGGGGTGGCTCGTTGACCTTTAATCTAGGTTTTTCTGTCCCAAATCTAGTTAAGAGGTTTGCATCAATCCACCAGCCAGCATCTTTTAATTTTGGTCCGCCAGGGCCGCCAGTAGTTGGATTAGATTGAAAACTCTTCCATATAGTCCACCATCTAAATGGGTGTGTAAAATCATGTATATTTTCATTTTTTAGTTCTTCGCCAGTATATGGATTAATATAAGACGAATCGAAATATCCTTGTGACTCCAAGACTTTTTGAGGAGGAGCTATTTTACAAAAAGTAGTCCCTTTAATCTTCTTTGATTCAAGAATTTGTACTTGTGATTTCCAAGGTATAAGAAAATCAACTCCGGCCGGAGCGTCATAAGTCACCCAAATCGTTTCACCTAATTTAGGAAGCTTAGATGATGGATCCGGACGGCTGTCTGGGTCTAGCTCTGTTTTTAAAAGAGGTAACACTCCGCCAGTCCAGTCTGCTTCCTGTCGATCTGGATGTTCGTATATATGATTGGTTTTTCTTAAATCCCCTTGTTCATCTGCTGCTGCGATGGCGGCATCAAGATCATCTTCTAGGGCTTCAAAAGCAGCAAGAGAAGCTTCAACATCTTCAATTGTTTCATCATCGGCGCCGAGATTTGCAAATTCCGGATCTGTATCCGGATGTTTAAGATACATATATTTATGAAAAATATAGTGTGTAGCGCCTTCGAGCTTATTAGGGGGCTCATGGTTAACAAGAGCGGGATCATGTGCGGGTCCGGAAGCTTGGTCGGGCGAGTCGGGCGTTTCTATATCGGCAACCGGCGAAGCGTATGGTAAATGAACTGTATCTCCGACTTTGCCGGCGGTGGCGCCATTAAAATCTTTCCATTCCCCTTGAATAACAATATTATGAAACGGCTTGTGGGGTATGTTAGTATTCGTGAGATTATAAATCTCCAGCATTGCTTGATATCCCTGGCCCGGGCCGGCTGGAGTATCATTCGGTCCGTTCCAGAAGTTGGGCTCGCTTGCTTTAATCTTTGAAAAAGGTGGCAATTGCCAAACTCTTTCTACTATTTGAGATAACCCCTCACCCGACTTAATTGTAGTTGTTGGGTCGTTGTTGATGTATTCTTTACCGTTTATTATTATTTTTGATGGCATAATTTATTCTTTAATTTGTCTTATTCTTCTTACTCAAAAATGGTCTGTCTTGTGATAACCAGTATATCCTAAAATTATTAACTGTATTATAAAAATGTTCTATATCCATTTGTGTATCATCTGCTTGTTGAAACATTTTTTGTGGAACTTCAAGAATAGCATCTAGTGACGCAAACGTTGGTTTTGCGAAAAAAGGAGAAGGATGATCGTGATGAGCTACAACTTTATTAATAGAAGTTTGATATCTAGTCCAAGTTTGAAAAATAGTATTAGCACAATCGATTAAATATAAAATTTCTTCAAACATTAAAGCTAGCTGGTCGCCTTTAACCAGTGGTTCAAGGGCCGCATTTCCCCCGGTTCTGTTGCCAGCTATCAAGTGAATTCCGCCGATAGTTTCTAATTTACCATTTCTAGAATTAAAACCATCCATTCCTGTCACTAATTTTAAATTCTGCCTCGCCATAATTCTAACTTCGTCCGCTTTAATGCCGATCCCGGATACTGCTTTTGGTTTTGGTCGCGGTTTTAAGCCAAAATAATCATCAATATCAGTTTTTTGGCTAATATATATTCTTGCTGCATCTCTTTTGAAATCTGGATTTACAAACTGTGTTTCAAAATTAACTTCTCGGCACGGATGTCGGCCGACTACTATATCGATAGATCCGCATTGAGTATCTCCCTTACCACCATAGCCACTAGCTCTTCCAGATCGACGGTCTCGGCCGACTACTATATAAGCATTGTTTGCATTACTTGAACCTTCAACAACTTCTTCATAATCTGTTTTAATAAATATTGCGGACTGATCTACCGGTTTTTCTCCTGCAACTCCGCTTAATTTAAGCGTAACTAACTGTTCAGGAGTTAAATTTTTAAAAGTTACTTTATCTTCAGAAGATAAGCACTCTTGATCAATAGAGGGAATTTTTTTAGTCATTTTATTAAGTAGCTACAGGCTGTTTTGATGTATCCTTTCCTGCTTCTTCAGCATCCATCTCTTGCGCTAGAGAAAATTTGTAATAGTCTAAAAATACTGTTGCTTTTTTACTCGTATGCTGGCCTTCATAACCTGCTCCCGGTAAAGAAGCCCATATTTTTCTAATCTTTTTAACTGCCAAAAAAAACTGTTGTTCAAACATGTTAGTTGGTTTTGCTCCAACTTCTGGAATTGCTTGTATTGTTGGCGGGCGTGTATCTCGACCAGTGCCAAAATCGCGGCCTCCCTGGGCCCATTGTTCCGGAGAGACAAAATTTTCTCCGCCTTCTTCTAGGATTCTTTTAATACCCTGGCTAGCTAAAAAATTAGCAACACATCTATCTTGATTCAATGGGCTAAAATCATTTTCATCAGAAGTATATAATTTACCCCATCCCGGTTTACCATTTTTGCCAAACCATGTTCCTTCCATAAACTGATATCTTCCTGCTGCAGTTGAATTATTTTTCCATTCCAGTGATTTTCCATTTTCGTCGACTCTTCCAGTAAATCGATCCGACCATTTAAATAAAAGCCTGGGATGTCCGCCTTCATATCCAACAAAAGAATTTCCAACTGGTGATTTTGGCCCTAAACGAGTCGCTTCATTAGCATTTGTGTATTTCGGTAGGCCATTCTGGGCGCGTTGGAGAACAAAATCTCCTCCTACACATAGTTGGTATGGACTAATACCGGAATGAGATTTTCGGCCACCTTCTCCAATAACGATCATTCTCATAAAAGCTCGTATATATTTTGTAGCATTTTTGTTTCCATCTTTTTTAGCCTCTTCCCAATTAAGGGCCAAAGGCTCAGTTTCATGTCTGTTTTTTGTGTTTCTGGTCCCCGGGGTACAAGGATCACAAGGTACAGGCTTACTAGCTTTATCGTCCTCTTCTAACAATTCTTCAATAGCCTCTGCTTCTGCCTGCAGGTTATCTAGTTGCTCAGATACTACAGTTGTGTCTTCTCCCTTTTCTTGCATCTGCATTAATTGTTCTGTTTTAATATTGATTTCTTCATTTATTTTAGATAATTTTTCAACATATTCTTCTCTTTGTTTAGTAGAAATAGCTTTCGGCATTTTTTCATATTTTTTTATGTCTCTATCAAGTTCTTTTAATCTTTCTTGATCTCGTTCTGCTTCGGGAAGCTGCAAGATCTCGTCCTTTTCTTTTTTAGCAGCAAACAAGGCCGCAACTGGGTCTATTGATACTTTTGGAGATTTGCTCGACTGGGGGCCGGGGGCGGCCGATTTAGTAGAAGTTAACGACATTCCTCGCTCTTCGCTGGCTACTTTTTTAACATACTCCAAAGCAGCCTCTGTTGTTAAGTGTACGCCGTCGCCGCCGGGTGATTGATAGTTTGGTAAATAATGATCTTTTCCGGCGTAATTATCGTTGGCAGACCCAATTGGATTAATAAAAAATAAAGTTTTATCATATTCTGAAAAAGTTTTTAGAGCTTCTTCAATTACTAAATTAACGTTTTCTCTATAATTCCAGTATCCAGGCTGATCCCAATCGTGGCGCGGTACTTTGAAACCGGAAGACTTATTTGCAACAGTCGGCGGACACCCGAACCACATAACAGTTTTCGATGATCCCAAACATTGTTTTGCTAGATCTATAGTTTTTGTTATAAATTCCTTTTTCCACGCTTTATATCCAGAGCTTCCAGGAGGATTACTGGAACCATAATTGCTATTGCCGCCCAGACTAATGATAACCAACTCCGGATTTGTCGCCAGTCCGTCGTCTAAGAAGCCTTTTAATTCAAACCCAGGAGGATTTGGTTTTAAATCTACAGTTTTCCCTGGTTTTCTCCAGTGCCTCACTGCAGAACCTGATCGGGCCTTTCTTTTTATTGCCCACCCATGATGTTTTAAATAAGTTTCGAAAACTTGTCCAAACTGGCCTACCATTTGACTGTCACCAAACAAAAAAGCTGAACTATTGCTGCTCTTTGGCTTTAAAGAACCCCTTGGAGCAGGAAACAAACTAACATCGATTTTTCCGTCGGAGCCGGCCTTTCTTTGCAAACACCCTTGTCCCGGGGCGTATTCAAGGCAATTTCTTGAGCTTCTTTTAGTTCTTCCAAGGTTTAATCTTCCAGCCTTATCTTCTAGATAATCTTTATAAATAGGAGCATCTAAATTTTCTGCTCCCAAGTGAGAAACCAAAACTCGATCCCCGACGCGAGGGACGGGTAATCTATTATGTGCTGCCGTATATGTAGGGTGCATATCTATAACATAGTGATCCTTTGGTGAGCGAGGTTCTGAAATCTGGGCATGCAATTCTGGGACTCTTACTTTGATTCTAATATGAGTTCTTCTGCGCGGCTGTTCATCGGATGCATCGAGAAAATTATTAGGTTCTGTCGTGCGACCCTCAACTCTTAGTACTACCCCAATCCAATCAACTCTTTTTGACAAAGCATCAGAAGAATAATGAGATTCCTGAATTTCTCTGGACATATCCTCATAAGTGCTTACTTGAGAATCATATCTTGCCCCAAAAGTCTTTTGTGATACCGGATTTAAGTCTCCGTAAGCCGACCAATTGAAACTAAAACTCACTATTAATCCTCCGATTTATTGATCAAATCAAAAATATCTTCCTTGTCTTGAGAAGTTAAACCGTCTTTCGTAGCAGTTCTTTTGTGTACCAAGCCAGCTATCTTTACTAGTTGTTCATTTGATCTTTGAAGAGTCTCTAAATACTTCGAAGCAACTTGGCCAAGCTCCTTATGATCATAATTATTGTTCATACTTTTCATAAGGTCTGTTAATAAAGTTAAAGCCAGCGCCCTATCATTTTCGATATTCTCGCTGGCTGAAGTTATATATCCATCGATATCTTTTATGTTTTTCCCTCGTCCCATTTTCTTTTAAACGTCCTATACTTTGATCTTATTTTATTAAGATTATTAACAACTTGCTTTGTATTAAGACCAGTTATTTCCCTAATGTATAGATAAATAGCTTTTTTATTAAAAATTTCGATTTCATCAACAGTTTCGAAAAGTATCTTTACTGCTTCAAGCACTTTTTTTTCATTATCTTTTAATTTTAAGTTATCCCAAGAATTAATTTCTTTCCAAAGATGTTGCCAAAATTCAAAATGTTCTCGATCGCTTTCATATGGATGATCAATGGAAAAGTGTTTTTGATGTACATCTCCGGAGATCTCTTCATATTGAACTTCTCGCTGGAGATTTCTGCTGTTTCTTTTTACCTTATGAATAAACCAATTCTTTGTAATAACACTGAAATAGGAAAATGCTTTTGACTTCTTCGACGGATCATACTTGTCCAAGATAGTCATAAGCCATACTTTACATTCTTCTTTAAGACTGTCTATATTTGGTAGATTCGTGAACTTATATGTATAGACAATCTTATCAACCATTTCGTTAAAAGCCGGCTCTATATACAATACATAAAGTTCTGTTCTTACTTTATTATCTTCAGTTGAAGCATATTGAATAATTGCTTCTTCATGAACTTTTACAAAATAGTTATTTTTTTTAGGCTTCTTCGTCTTCTTCTGGCTCGTTGTCATCTATTTCCTCATCGTCTAAATCTGACGAATATTTATCCTTGTAGAAATCTATATCTGAAACCACATCCTTCGTATGCTGTATCAGCCCTTCTAGAGTTTGATCCCCATAGAACATCTCCAGCTCGTGGACTGCCTCGATATGATTTTGTAAAGAAGACATAGTATCCAAAAGTTGATTTAGATCTTCGTTAACGTCAGAAAGTTCTACAACCAAATTTCTGACAAACCAAGCTAGGCCTATGTTTAGTAGAACAGATAAATATAAGAAAAATGGGACCGGGCCCAGTACTGCCATTAACAGTATAGAGTTAAGAACTAATGAAACTATTAAAACTATTCTAACTGTCATTTTTAAACTCTTGCTTCTTATATTTCTCTTTCTCTTGTTTTAAGTCTTCTTTAAATTCTTCTATTTTGCTTTTGACGATATCGCCAGCTTTGTTAGTAGAACTTAAATTTTCTTTAGAAATATTCGTTATAAAAGAAGAAGGCAACCTAGAAAGACTGCCACTCTCCTTACACGTATTGTCACATTCTTCACAAGAAGAAAATTTCTCCTTAATAGAGTGAACAACATCAAAAATTTGATCGCATTTTTTACACTTGTAAGTATATCTCGGCATTACTGCTCATCAAATTCTGTTTCATCATCATTTTCAAACTTGACGATCGGGGGATTCATAACAAATAATTCTCCCGAGGCCTCTTGAAAGTCAAGATCTTTAATCATTGGAACAATATCACTTTGCTCCATCAAACACTTTTGCAAGCACATCATTAAAGAACCGACTGCTTCATCTGATAATTTCATTTCAAACCTCCAAAACATTTTCTAATGCCATCTTCAATTGGCATTTTTACTTTCCAACCTAATCCTGCTAGAGAACTAGTATTGGCTTTTGTATACATCACATCACCAGGACGTGGTGCAACATAATCAAACTCGACTTCCGGACAATATTCCAGCACGATCTCTTTCATTTCGTTCAAGGAAATATTATCCCCTGTTCCTGCATCAAATACTCTGCCATCAAATCGATCGTTGTGTTCCATAGCAAAGATATTAGCAGATACTGCGTCATGAACATAAAGCATATCCCTACGCTGATCACCATTGCCAGTAATAAACGGATTTTTTCCTGTTCTAATATAGTGCATCCAATTACAAACTGCTGTCGCATAAGGGCCAGATGCTTCTTGATCTTCTGAATAAACATTAAAATATCGCAGTGTTACTGTATCAATACCATATAGTTGCGAATATAGTTTTGTTTCTAATTCTGAAGTTAATTTTTGTAACGCATACGGGCTTGTTGGACCCTCTCCGTTACCAACTACAGAGGATGAGCCAGAGTAAATAACTCTTTTTGCTCCTACTTTCTTGGCGAAGTCCAACACTATGCTAGTTGATATAATGTTATTAATCGCCGTGTGGACTGGTTGCTCGACGCTGTAAGCGACTCGCGGGATGCACGCTAGGTGGAATATGTATTCTGGTGCAAAGTCGACTAGGTGGTCTAAACCATCTAATATATCTTCCTCTTCTAGAAGGTCAATACCTCTCACTTCGTGGCCCAACTCTTCTAATTTCTTATATAAGTGGGTTCCTATATAACCTTTGTGACCTGTTACTAAACATCTACTCATCTGATACAGCCCTTCCTTTTAACTGCTCCCAGTCCTTCTCTGGTCTTACTTCTAAATTGGTTTTCCATGCAGCTTCCGCTATGTTGCTTGATAATCCCAAGCTTCTAGCAAAGTCTGCAAAAGCATTGATATCTTTTGGAAAACAACTACCGCCAAATCCCCATCTGCCATCAGGGCCGGGGACATTAACATGCGAGTCACCAACTCGGCCGTCTGAAACAAATCCTTCTAGCGCTGTGTCCCAATCTGCTCCGACTTCATCAACTAGCCTTCTCATTTCATTACAGAAAGCTACTTTGACAGCGAAAAAGACGTTATTAAAATACTTAATAAATTCAGCAGTTTCGTAATCAGTTTCGATTATCTTTGGTCTTTGAAATCTCATATTATATAATTCAGCAACCCTCTTTGTAGCTTCGGGATAACCTCCTAAAACTATTCTAGCTTGATTCATAAAATCAAACTTTGCAGTTCTTTCTGTTAAGAATTCCGGATTAAATACAATATTTAAATTAGGAAAATTATTTCTCATTTCCCTTGTTGTCCCGGGAATTACAGTTGACTTAAGCACGACGACTGTATCTTCTTTTGGCTTTAAGCTTGATACTTCTTCTAGTACTGAATAGACTATGTTAAGATTAATCGAACCGTCCTTATTCATTGGTGTTGGTACAGAAACAAAAATAACATCTGATTCTTTTACTACCTCTTCCATAGAGTTCATAGACTTTAATGGGTCTTTGTCATGTACTAAAACCGGGACTACGGGACTTAGGCCAAACGATATGGACGAGCCAACAAATCCATGCCCAATCACGCCTACTTTTTCTACTTTCATTTATTATTTCCTTTTATTTTTTATAAACAAGAATATCATATTCAATAAAATACAGATAATCTATGTTCGTGTTAAGAAAACATTCTATTGCGTTTGTTGGGGTTTCTACAATAGGTTCTCTGTCATTAAAGCTAGTATTTAAAACTATTGGTACACCAGTTTTCATATGAAACTTTTTAATCAAATCATAATACAGCTTATTTTGTTCGGCAGTTACTGTTTGAATTCTCGCTGTTTGATCTTTGTGTTCAACTGCGGGTGCCTTACCTAACTTGTCCGACTTAAACTTAAATACAAAGCCCATATATGGAGACGGAAAATAGTTTTCGAACCACTCGTTTCCACACTCCTCAAGAACAGAAGGGGCAAATGGACGATACCATTGTCTGTGTTTTACTTTTTCATTAATTAATGATTTCATCTGATGGCTAATAGGATTAGCTAAGATACTTCTGTTTCCTAGCGCGCGTCGGCCAGATTCAGATCTGCCTTGAAAAACACTAATTATATTGTCCTCTATAAGTAACTCAACACATTCATCTAAAGAACACTTTCTTACAGCTAGCTTATCAATATTATTTTCGATTGATTTTTCAACATCTTCTCTGCTGTAGACTTCTCCAAGATATGGAGAAACAAAATCATCTAGGTTTCTTTCATTGTTTAAAACGGAAAACCAGTGATATTGACATGCACCAATAGATAATCCTCCGTCGTAAGGGACGGGAGGTACAAATACATTCTTTATTATTCCATCAAATTTACTCTTAATTTTTCCAGTAAAAGAAGAATTTAAGCTAACGCCGCCGGCTAGGCAAAGATTATCAAATTCAATATTATTGTTTTTTGCTAACCCAACCATTTGATTAATAATATCAAAAAGTATATCTTCTGTCACTTTTTGAAGTGCAGCTGCAAGATTCATTTTTTCTTTTTCATCTTTCTCAGCTATCTTTCTAAATTTGTCTAAATATGGATGAACTACATCTTCTTCTGGAGGAACATACACACCACGTTTATATCCCGGAGGACAGAATTTTACATATGGAAAATCTTCAGTAGCCATCTTCATAAAATCTTTGTAATATTTTTGCGGATCTCCAAATGCGGCCATGGCCATAATTGAACCAGCCTGGTGACCTCTCGGATACCCTGATGATAGCTTAAATATGAACCTTGTGCATCTTCCCCATAAATTACCCAGGCTCATGATATCATTATTTATTTCGAAAAGATTTGTTATCTTATTACCTTTTCCATAATATCCAGAAGTAGATATTGAATTGCCTTCTTCGTTTATTCCAGCACTATCAATAGTTAATATTAAGCTATTTTCATAGGGAGAGGAATAAAAAGCATGTGCAGCATGACACAAATGATGTCCATAAAAATTAATTTTATCTTTTGATAATCTATCGTGAGTATTATATGTTTCGCCGCCGTTAGCTTCTAGGTTTGTATTTGGCAAAGGAGAGACCCAATGATCTATATCTTCCATATCCAAGTTATTTTTAGACAAATATTTTTCTTCTAAATATAGTAGAGAATCTCCACCAGATTCTTTTAAGCGAGTATATCTTTCTATTTCAATGTGCTCTACGACTTTTCCGTCATCTAAAACACAATAGCCGCCGTCGTGCCAATTATATAATCCAACAACTTTCATATATCATTCCTCAAATTCTTTTTTAATTAAAACTTGTCCATAATCAATTTCGTCATCTGGTACCCTTCTATCATCAAAAAAGATTCGCCTGTCCATAATAATAAGCTCTTTTTCATGATCGTCAATCTCGTCAATAGCTTTTGCACACTCAATATTATCTACTTTTTTAGTAGGAAGATGATAATCATCAAAAAGAAGAAATTTTGTAAATTTATTTTTTGTTAAAATCCAATCAGATTTAGTAGCTTGGTATGTATGGTCTCCATCAATATAAACAAAATCAAATTCTTCATTTAATGATAATAGAATATTTTGTGAAAAGCCTGGGATGAGTTGTATATTATTTTCAGTGAACCAGTGGTTCGGAAAAGTGTTTCTTAGCCTGTCTACATGATTTTTTGTTTCTTGATTATGGAAAAGTGGGTCTATAGAAACAATCTTGCCTCCGCCGTTTTCTGCTAGTGCTTTGGCTGCGCATATAGTTCCGTATCCTCTACCAAAACCAATTTCTAGAAATGATTTAAGGTTGTACTTCTTGATTAGATGATATATTAAAATGCCTCTTTCATAATTTGGTCTAAAGAAACATCCTACTTTTTTATAGAGTTCGCTGTCAGGTGAACGCGTTTTCTTTGCGGTATGTTCTCCAATTTGATCAAAATCGCCTAGATTAATATCGTCTAGTGGATACCCAAGCTCTTCTAACTTTTCTATTATATGAATTTGTTCCATTTATATCTCCCAATCTTTGTATTCTGGTTCTTTAGTTTTATTGTTATTATGCATTCTGTAACGATAAAATGGATATCTAAGATGATGAATCTTATAAAAATCACCTAATCTTTTTCGTAAGTTCTCTTCTTCTTTGTGTCGCATATTAGGATCATATGCACCCATTTCAACAAGTAAATCTTTTCTGTACATTATACCACAAGAAATATTGTCTTTTTCAGCATATTTTCTCTCTAAAACATTTTCATAATTGTCTATCAAAATATAGTCACAAGATACACAGAACGCGTCGTGATTTGCTTCTAAATATTCCTTCATAAAATAGCACATATCATCAGAAACATAATCGTCAGCATCAACACGAATAACAAATTGCCCTTTAGCTGCTTTTATTCCTTTGTTGGCGGAAGCTGCAACTCCTAAATTCTTCTTGTTTTTTATTAATTTAATGTCATCCAAGAAGGGAACCATAACTTCCCAAGATTTATCTGTGCTCTTATCATCTACAACAATTACTTCAACATTAACATTCTTCTGATTTAAACAGCTTCTAATGCATCTAGCAATATATCTTGAATAATTATAGTTAGTTATAATAATTGAAACATCAGGATTAGACATAATTTTCCTCATACCAGAGACACAAAATCAAAAATGCAAACTTCAAATATCCATTTTTAATGTCTTTGACGTTAAATCCTTCTTTAAAAATATTAGACTTTATAATCTCACAATTATTGATTACTTCATCAAACTTGTCATTCCATCCATCAAAACCCAACATAAAGCCAATTTTGTTTCTATGCACAAACTCTTTATCGTAATATTGTTCTAAAAGTTTTTTGATTGGATACTTACGTATTTTACCAAACATATTCTCATATGTTAAGCGATTTGAATATTCCACTACGCGGTGATCCAAAAAAGGAACTCTAACTTCTAAAGAGCTAGCCATGCTCATTCTATCTACTTTCTGGAGTATGTCTCCTTCCAGAAAAAATCTAATATCCAGAAGTCTCATTATTTCATTTTTATCTTTTGTTTCATAAGGCAATTTAGTTAACATATAATCATATGTGTCATTCTTATATTCATTCTGCAAAAAATCTAAATTTGTGTTGCGAAAAAACCTTTCTGATATTGGTATTTCCGTATTGTTGTACTTGTTGTAACCACAAAACACTTCATCAGAACCATCTCCGCCTAAAGCGACAGTAACATTGCTAGATATTTTATTGGATATCAGATAAGTTGGTATAATTGAAGAATCTGCGAAAGGCTGACCAAAGTGTCGAACCAGTTTTCTTAAAAAGTTGAGCTTAATTTCATCGTAATTTACAAAGATATCAGTGTGATTTGTCCGACATTTGTTTGCAACCAACAGAGCATACTCTTTTTCATTTAGTTCTTTATCGTTAATAACAGCGGTAAAGGTTTTGCAATCTTGTTCTATCGATGATAAATGCTGCACAACCAGCGAAGAGTCGACTCCTCCGGAAAGATACGCACCATAAGGTACATCACTTCGCGTTCGTAGGGAAACCGCGTCACGAAGAAGATTTTCGAGGTACCCTAAATCGCTTTCTTTTCTTTCTTGAGGAGTTAAAGACCAATATTTCTTAATTGAACTAGCTCTGGTTTTAACATCAAATTCTAAATAATGGCCCTGCTCTAAGCTTCTGATTTCATTCCATATAGTATTTGGAGAAGCAATATAATATGTGTTAAAAAACATAGATATAGCGACAGGATCTATTGATAAATTATCTATTCCTACTAAATCTTTTACGGAGTTAATCTCTGAGCAGAACGTTAATCCATTTTGCAGTGAGTAGAACAACGGCTTAATGCCCATCCTATCTCTCACCAAAAAAAGCTTTCCTCTTGTTTTGTCATAAAGAGAAAAAGCAAACATTCCATTTAATTCTTTTAATGTTTTTTCTAAACCAAACTTCTCGTAGTATTTTAATAACACTTCTGTGTCAGAAGAGGTAGAAAATTCGCAATCTAAATCTTCTTTTAATTCTCGATAGTTATAAATTTCTCCATTAAAAACAAGAACTTTTTGACCATCATCAGAGATCATTGGTTGTTGTCCAGAAGATAAATCAATTATAGAAAGTCTAGTATGACCTAAAGAAACGTCTTGATCACGATAGAGACCTCTAGAATCTGGTCCGCGGTGACCAATATTATTAAGGAATGTCCTGTCAATAGGATATTTTGTAGAACCAATTATTCCGCACATCTTATAATTTTATACTCAAACTCTGGATAATGGAAATCTCTCACAGTCGGCGTTCCAGATAAGCTAGCTTCTATCACTGGTTTGCGCGCTAGATTATAGTTTCTTCTCTCTTCAGAATTAATACCGACATTGCTAGAGGCGGTTAAGGACTTGGAATGGAATCTTCTATTATATAAGACTTCCGGCATATTATAAATTCTATTCAATCCTAGGATTCTTATGAAAATATCTGTGTCTGCTGCAATCCTAGTCCGGCCGTCCCAGCCTCCTAGGGCTACTAAAATATCTCTTCTAAATAATACTGTACCGTTCATGCAAAACTTAAACTTAAGATATTCTTCGTAATTTCCGTCTGGCTCTAGAGAAGTTAAAAGATCATTTAAGGTAAAAGTTTCTATCACTTTTGGATATACATTTTTTCTGCTTCTGCTGCTGTTTTCATTCTCGGATATTGTATGTGGTTCATGATCTTCCCAAAACTCATTTACTGCTGTGCCTACACATGCAGCACTAGATAATATCATAAAATTTAATTGTTTTTGTAGTCTTTCCGGCTCACTAAAATCATCCGAATCGTGAAGCCCAACATATTGTGAGTTGCAATAGTTTTTTAAGACGAAGTTTTTGCCAGCATATGTACCAACATTCTTTTTCGAACAAATAATTGTTATTCTATCATCTTGAAAAGATTTGATTTTTTCTACTGTATCGTCGGTACTACAATCATCAAAAATAAATAAATTAAAATTCCTGTACGTCTGATTAAGAATAGAATCTACACATTGTTCTATAGTATCAGAAGAGTTATAGGTACATAAAATAATATCAATCACTCAAATACTCCTCGATTACTCTATCAATTTTACTAGCTACCTCTTGTTCTGCTTCTGGTGTTCTATCTTTAATTTGATAAAGCTTTCCTTTGTTCTTTAGTACAAAACTACTAACTGTTTGTTTTTTAATATCTGCTAGGCTATCTTTTAATACTTCGAATCCAGCAATACAAGATTTTAAAAATAGATCTTCTATATCATCACCAGCGGCAATATCTGCTTTTTTTTGAGCGATTATTTCTCCTGCATCGATTGACTTATCAATATAGTGCAATGTTGCACCAACACCATCTAGGTTTTCGTCATGGACTGCCCAAAAAGCGCTATCAACTCCTCGAAATAATTGAACAATTCCAGTATGTATATTTATACATCCATATTTTGGTATAGAAAATACTTCTTCTTTTAAAAGACTGCAGCCGAAAGTAAAGATAACTTCAGGATCGTGTTTCTTAATTAATTCAACAGTTTCTTTTGTGTTTATTTGTTCCTTATCAAGAAAAGTATATGGACTTATAGGGGTCCAATCGACTTGCTCCTTAAATAATTCTTTCTCTTTTTCGTATAAAGAAGCAGAAGAAATAGGCTTATCTTCAAAAAAAATTCTGGATGCAAATGTTCTATTATATAACATTTCAGCAAAATATCTATGTCTAGGATGAGTTGAGGTTATAATTACAGTTCTCAAAATACCTCCAAAGGAAAAACAGATATTCTCTTGAAGGCTTCGCCTCTAGATTTTCCTATTTCATATCCGCGAACTTTAGAGAGGCCATCTAGGTAATCATTAATACCCGAAATAACTTGTTCTTGTGAGTCATAGAAACTCATAGCTTTCATTTTAACATCAAAACTTTCTGTAACATCGACTACAAAATCAACTTCTGGTAAAGGATCCGTTATCTCAAACGCCCATAAGTCTTTGACCTTATGTGTTTTGCCAAGCTCGGGCAATACTGCTTCTGATGCCTTCCAACACGCCTCTTTTATTATTAGAGATGTATTCCTATGGTCTCTGTGTTTATCGTTTTCCGAATGTGTGATAACTAAATCAGGCTTCTTTTCTCTTATCAGTTTAATAACTTTATGAAAAAACTCTCTTGAATATTCTACTTTTTGACATTCTACGTAAAGATTGTGTATATCTTTAACACCTAAAACCTGACCAGCTAGATGAGCTTCATATTGGCGAGTTGTGATGATATTATCACTAGTATATTTATTTCCATGATCAACGCCAGTAGCGCCGTCGGTTATAAACACTACCTCTACATTAGAGCCGGCATCAGTCCATTTTCGTATAGAGGCTCCACAGCCAATTGTTTCATCATCTTGATGAGCGGCAAAGACTAATATATTCTTATGTTGAAACATTTACACTGTCACAAAAAGATCTTAAAAAGGCTAGCTGTCCAAAATTCATGGAGCAAACGTGAGCGCTTTCTGTTTTACATTGTAAATTATAATCTATTGTGAAATGTTTTTCAAGAACTTTCGCACCTCGGCGAACAGCTTCTTCACAAGCTTCATTGCCAACTGTGTGATCGCTATATCCGATCAAGCGATCGTCGAACTTCTCTGGCATTACTTTCATAGCTTCTTCGAAAGTATGAGGGTATTTTGCTACGCAGTGGAAATATTTTACGTTTTCGTTTTCGAAAGGATATTCATCTTTATCCCATTTTCCAAGCGAACAATAAGTAAACATACCAGTATCTACCATATCTTTGCAAAAATCAAAATCCCATTCCAGCATAGAACTAGCAATTTTATTAATTTGTGCATTAGACTCTTGAGTCCACTCGAACCTGTCTCTATGAAACGGAGATGCAAAAAAATCTATATTTAATCTCTCTGCATAATCTTTTAGTCTCAAATATTGTTCTTTTGTCATCGTAAGATATTCCCAAAGCTCCCGATTATCTCCTGGCATTCTATAGGTATCCCACAATTGGACCTTCACAGCGTCGGCTCCACCCATTTTACATTGCAAAATCATCTGCTCTGCTCTTCTTACAGAGCCGCCCCATTGGCCGCATAACTCTGCTATAATATAAACATCACTCATTCTAAAAATATCCCCAATCAACATATTTTGTAACTGTTGATTTAAATTTATCTATTACTTCTTGATTAAAATCTTCGGGAGCTTTATACTTTGGTGTAAATTCCACAAGCCATTCATCAATATACTCGTGAGCTTCCGTATTTAACAGGTGTTCAATGACTTTATACTCTGCGCCTTCAATATCAATTTTTAAAATATTGTGCTCGTCTTTACTTAAATTTTTAATAATCCAATCGGAAAGGTCAATACACTGTACAGGAAAACTTAAGCTAGGAATATTTAGAGCACAGTCGGTCTTCGCTCGATACCCATTTTTTTCTCCAGTAACAAAATGATTGTTATTAGAAAAATCTAGGCGGATTCCACGATAATACTCTGGGATATATTGGCCTGATTTAATAGCTTGCTCTTTACTTCTTAACAAAGAAGAACCGGTTCTTGTTCCCCAAGCTTGAATATAAAAGTTTTTTATTACATCTTCCACCCAGACGGCCTGAGTGTGTATTGTTATAGGTACTGGATTATCTTCAACTTGCGCCAACGTCGCAAATTTCTCTAGCAGGGTTGTATAATTGAAGTACTCTGGTTCGAACGCGTCAATTTTAATTAAATTTTCTTTATACTTATTTTTGGCCCATGAGACTGCTTTACCGACGTTTGCGCCGCAGTCAATAAACCTAATTTTTTTAGACATTCTACCTCCTTAAGTGTGCTATATAAAATCCGTTATGCCAATCTATATGCTTTTCTATAAAGAATTCTGTTACTTTTTTGAAATTGGATTTTTTAATTGCTTCTTCAGTTGCATTTTGAATATTTTCACCTACATCTCCAGGACAGTAATAGTCGTCGACAATTAGTATTATTTCATCATCCAGTATGGAGTCATAGTGGGCTAATATTTTACTATGAGAATCATATGAGTGATCACCATCATAAAAAAATATATTTATTTTATCTTCAAATTTTTTTAGATCTAATTCCCAACAATTCTCTACAAAAAAAACAAATTTTCTATCAGAAGAAGAGTATTTCTCTATATTTTTATTAATATTTTCTTCATTATCTTCTTGAAAATATCGACTCCAATTATCAATTCCGTAAAAGACCCCAGCATTATTATAAGCTGCAGCAAAATAGCTGGCACCTCTTAACACTCCTATTTCTAGATATTTAGTTTTCTTTTTATTAGGTAATTTACATATAAGATTTAAAAGAAACTGTGAGTCTCTAGTAGACATTGCATGAGGAACAGTTTGATGACTAAGCTTCATGATATCGCCATTCAATGTTTTTACATTTTTAGTTGCCTTATCAATGCAATCTCTAATATGTTCTGTAAAATTCATGAATTTATTTTTTAATTTTTTCTAGTTTTGCATTTGGGTGTTTCTTTCTAAACTCTTCCTTAAGCTGTTCTATTTTATCGACAGGCTTCTCTAATAACCAAATGTCTTCTTCTGTATGTATATCATGTAATTCACAGACGACAACACCGCAGTTTGTACTTAAATCTTTTTGCATCACATAATCGGCCTTAAAAATACGAAAAGCTGCATTTTGCATTAGGTTAGAATCAACACTAAAAACTTCATCTCTCTCGTGTTTCTTAAAAACCTCTATAGCATTATCCAAGTGTTCTGCTTTAATTTGCGGAGAATTTGCTTGCAGTGATATAAAAATCTCTGGTTTCTTTTGATTTTTGTTTATGTGCTTTGCTGCAGCACGAATAGCAACTTGTTTATAGACATGATCTTTTGCTAATCGTTTACTTCTCATGTGAACTTTGGCACCAAAACTTTTAGCAACTTCTGCTATCTCTTTTGACTCTGTGCTCACCCAGGGCTCAATATCATGCTTTGATTCTTTACATGCCTTTATCGCCCAATAAAGCATCGGCTTGCCCCAAACTGGATGTATATTTTTGTTTTTAAGCCGTTTGCTGCCGCCTCTAGCTGGTATTATAGCTACAATTTTCGGACCTTCTATCAGATTCTTCTCTCCTATGAAGTTGAGATATTTTCCTATTAAAAAGCTTTCAGTCATTTTTTAACACATAATCCAGTATTCTTTGTGAAGAATTAAAATTAAACAAGTACTTTTCAATCGCTTCATCAAATTGAAAAGCCTCCACTTGTACTATATCATCTATATAATTGGCAATTTTATTATATTCTACTTCTCCCTTAATGTCAATACAATAATCTTCTTTATAAAGAAAATCTAATATTTGGTTAAAGGGTTTAATATTAAAATTAATAATTGGTGTCCTCATCATCACAGCTTCTTTTATACTAGTCGAATCGAAATTGACAACGAAATCTGCTATATGCATCAGCTCCATCGAATCATGAGGGAACCATGAGAAATCTACAAAATGATAGTCCCCGCATATCTCTTTTTGTGAAAACGGATCCTTTCCGCGAGTTTTTGTTATGATATCGTAGCCAGATTCTCGTAAAGTGTCATACAATGCACCAAAATCTATTTTGCCTATATCGCGGGTTCTAGGTAACACAACAAAAGCTTTTTTACCAGAAGGATTAATATTATATTTTTTATATATTTCGTTACTATCATAAGCGATATCATATTTGGGCGATCCTAAATAGAGATTTTTTTGTGATTTTTTATCATAATGGTCTGCTATAAATTTACTTGGAAAAATTACATAATCTACCGAGTCAATATATTTCTCGTAAATCCCAGCAACAGAAAAGTCAGTCATATAAGTTAAAGAAATTTTCTTATGATTATGATCAAGGAGTTCTATAAGATCTCCTTCAATTAGAAAAAATACACCAGGATATTTTTTGGCTTCATTAGCTTGAAAAATATCAAAATTATGTAGATTTGACAACTCTTGGAGATGTTTATAATTTTTTTCTATTAGTGGAGAATTATATTTACCGCTTGAAGAAACAAAATATCTAGATTTTATATTCCTTTTATTTGCTTCAATAGTTAATGGAATAAAATATCGCAAGGATGTCATTCCATTTGTAATAAAATTTATAAATTTTTCAGCCATTCATTAACTCGCTTCTTCCACAAGATAGTTTCAGGATTTGATGTAAAATCTCTAAGAAGCCCTCTTCCTAAATGAGAGAAGACTGGTACGCCGTCGAGATGATGTTCTTCTCCTCTCATATCTTCAGTCATAAACTTAATCTTTGATTTATCTATTCTGGGACTTATCAATGGTAGGCCAATCCCAGAATATTCAGACTCATGTAAGCTAGTTGGTATTTTACAAGAGGTATCTAAAAATATCTCGTCCCCAGGGGATCGGCCATAAATCTTACAATTATCTTCTGTAATTGAGATATGACAGTTTTCTGGTTTCCAACACAGTCCTGTTTCCTTAAGCTTGTCCACTAGAAAAAGGGCCATAATACAGTTTGGATTATTCATAAATTTATTTTGATCCACACCATACTCAGTGCCAACTATTATTGTCTTCTCATCTAACAAAGATATTAATTTTTCATCCCACCCTTTACACAAAAACGCAGTGTCACAATCTAACATCATGCCGTATTTTGAATTCATTTCATCAAATATAGAATTTAAACATGTACCATGGCCAGTTCCAGTTCCTGCGCCAAATGTTAAATTATCAAGAATAACAAACTTTTTTTTATGCTTCGTATCGATATTATCCAAAAAAGTAATATCTACTCCGGCTTGATTTATCCCAAAAATAAATTCAATATCATAATTTCCACTAGCCGTTCTCTCTATAGAAGAAATTAAAAACTCAACAAATAACTCTGAGTTTCGGCCACACGGGATCCCAATTTGTAAAAGTTCTTTCATTAATTTTCCTCAATTAATATGCATTAACCACATTAACAATCTTTTCTCTATCCTCGCTAGAAAGCCACCATCCAACAGGTATATTCATAAGCTTACTTTCAAATTCTTCAAGTCCTTTTAAGCTGTTATCTTTATACTTTTTGAAAACGCTATAGAAATCATTTCTCTTGTGGACAACATCCGTTGCAATACCATTATCAAACATATATTTTTTAAATCTTTCGCGATCTTCTACAAGAACAGAATATATCCAGTACGAACTCTCGCTTTTAGATGATTGAGTAAGCTTTTTAACTTTCTTATTTGAAATATTTTGGTCAAAGAATTTACCATTAGAAATATGGCTATTGATAATAAAATCTACATATTTTAATTGTTCCAAACCTATTACTGCATTAATATTATTCATGTGCATTTTATATCCACATTCTGTAATATCTTGTTCCCATCTAGATCCGCCGGTAAACTTTCTATCTAGCCCAAACCATCTCAACTTCCTAACTCTTTCGTTGTCCGATTCTTTTAAACACGCAATTGCGCCGCCGTCGACGGTTGTCATATGTTTGATGGCTTGAAAAGAAAAGCAGACAAAATCACTATGTGAACCTATTTTTTTATTATTATAGCTAGCACCTAAAGCATGCGCTGCGTCTTCAACTACTTTTATATTATTTTCTTTGGCTATAGAAGATATAGAATCTATATCAAACGGTTGGCCGGCCCAGTGGACACCAACTATTAATTTTGTTTTTGAAGTAATTTTCTTTTTAACGCTTTCCGGATCTATATTTCCGGTAGCAGGGTCTATATCCGCAAAAACTAATTTAGCACCAGTTTGAAACAGAGGCTCGTTTGTAGCCATACAAGTCATAGCTGTTGTAATCACTTCATCTTCAGGTTTTAGATCGCAGGTATGATATGCCAAAGTTAAAGCAGAAGTACAGCTATTAACTAGAGATGTATTATTATTCTCAATATAAGAAGAAAACTCTGTTTCGAACTTATCAGAATATTCTCCCTCGGTTATAAATCCTGTTTTAAAAACCTCTTCTATTTTATACCCTATGTTGTCTGGGCAATGAACTTTAAAAAGTGGTATCATTCTTCCTCTAACCATTCTGGATTTTGGACAGTCCACTCAACCGTGGTTTTCAACGAGTCTTCAAAATTAATAGGTAATTCCCAGCCTAACGAACTCATCTTTTCCCCGCATAAAGAATATCTAAGATCGTGCCCAGGCCGGGAACTATGAAAATCTACCATTTCATAGTTTAAAGGTTTGCCTATTACATCTGCAATATAGCTAGCTAATTGTAGATTATCTACTTCTTTTTCTCCAACAATATTGTATTTCTCTCCAATTTCTCCCTTCTCTAGAAGAAAAAGAATAGCTGCAGCTATATTTCTAGCATGAATATAAAATCTACTTCCAGCTCGTTTCTTGTCCGGATAGGAATGAATATAAACTTTATTGCCATTCAATACATTTTTAATTGTTTTAGGAATAAATTTTTCTACATGTTGCCTTCCACCAAAAGCATTCATTACATTTATACTCATTAGTGGTATCTTATACGTGTTTTCATAAGCAATACAAATATTTTCAGCGGCCGATTTACTAGCTGAATACGGATTAGTTGGCTTATGTCTATCCCATTCTTTATAAGCAAGATTATCCGGAGCGGAGCCGTAAACTTCGTCAGTACTAAAATAAAAGAACATTTCCAAATCTTTTAGTTCTCTAGCATATTCTAGCATCTCAACGGTACCGTCAATGTTGTTATGAAAGAACTTACGAGGTTCTGAAATACTATTGTCCACATGAGATTCTGCAGCCATATGAATAATAAGATTAACATCCTCTCCGATTTCTTTTTTGAGGCCTACAGTAATTGGTAAGGTAATATCAACAGGAAATACCTTCACTCGTGGATGAGGATAAGACCCGTTAGACTTTAGTCTCTCTAAACCGTAGCTCGCATAGCTAAGTTTATCTAAAATAATAATATCCCAGTTGGTTTTTCGCAAGAAATGTTCTACAACATGATGTCCTATAAATCCTGCACCGCCGGTAATTACTACTTTTTTCTTATCATAATTATATGTTTTCATTCTTTCCTCTTTTTAGCCACAATCAAAATGTACAATTGCGGTAAGTCTTCCCATAAGGTTCTTATACTATAAAGTATATCAAAGTTTTTGTTAATTGATTTTAGTTCCAATACGTTAGGAACTTCCTGCATAATAGCTTTGTATACGTCGTGGTAGCCAAACTTTTTTACTCTATCACAAAAGATCTTGTATTGTTCGTTTTCTAGGAAAGAATCATCCCAAACAGCTGACCAGAGAAAATTATCGTCTTTATACGCGTATTCTTGCTCTCCGTCTTTAACCCAGCCTATCTTATAGTTTTTAAATCTCCAGTGATCGCCGAGTCCCCAATCAGCATATAATATTCCATCATCATTTAAATGCTCATGACATTTTCTTATAAACTGTTCAGGATCTCTAGCAAAATAAGGGCACCTCAAAGATATGATTGTGTCATAAGTACCGTCTAAAGACCAATCATCATTTATATCCCAATTGCCGATTTGTAAATCGTACAAATCTCCTGGAAAAACATTATTGTTTTGGAACCCTAATAGAGCTACTCTTCCCTTTGGCACAATCGTTTGTCTGTACCAAGGATTTAATATCCCGTCTGATTTACCCATTACCTCTTCTCAAACTCAACTATTAAATGCAATTGCTTAATTATATTATTCTTTTTTCATTTTAATAGAAAACACTTTTTTGCCATTTCTTTCTATCATATTTTTTTCAATTTCATAAAAACCTAGGTTTTTGTAGAGGTTTATTGCCCGGTGATTAAATTCTAAAACTTCCAAAAGAATATTTTCATAATTTAGTTTTTCTAATTCTTTTAAAACACTCTTGTAAGCTTTCATCGCGTAACCCTTACCTCTGTAATTTTTGTTAATGTCGGCGCCGATGTAAAGTGAGTCTTTAGTTACGTTGCTAAATCTAAAATACCCGATTTTTTCTTTATTTTTTTCAATTATAAAATGAAAAGTAGATTGATTTAAATCAAACCATCTTCTACACTCTTCAATTGTATGTGTAGATATATCGTGTAACCATTTAGAAACTTCATTTCTTGTTTTATTAAAAAAATCCAGGTCTTCGTATTTCATTTTGTAAAAATTAAAATCTTTGCATTTAAAGTCTTTTAGTCTTATCTCGTTCATATATTATATACATAGAATCCGGAATCGCCCATTAGATTAAATCCTCCATAAAACAGAATTCTATGTTATCAATATTATCCTCTAAGAAAGATTCAAGCTTTTCTTTGTGTTTAATATTCAAATAATTACGATCCCACTCGCATGCGTGATAAACAATTTCTGTTTTTTCAAATAAATTTAATGGTTTGAGAGGAGGATTAACATTATAATAAACTACGTTATCAATCTGCTTATCATATCCCTGATATATATCATCTTCAGTTAGGGCTAACACCTCTATTCCAGAAGCTTTTGCAGCGCGCAAAGCATCCGGAGACATCTTCCAGGCAGGAGGTCTAAACACGGGCTTAAATAGCTCTGAGAGGTTAGCAGCGTCAGCAACTTTATACATCTCTTCAAATAGTTTCATTGCCTGTTCATAATTTAAATTCTTGAATTCATCATTATTTGAGACACCTGGAATTCCATGAAGATACCCGTGATATCCAATTTCAAAATTTTCCTTCGGAAGTGCTTTTAAGAGTTCGCAAAATTCAGGAAAAATATCCAACCTTAATGGACCCTTTGTTGATGTTGGTCCCACTGTCCTCCAATAAGAAATAGGAACAAATAACGTGAACTTTATATCTGGAAAAATAATCATTAATTCAAAACATCTTTCCAAAACATTTGCTGATGAATGGGGATGTGGTGAAACGTCGTCGATGCTTATATTTACTTTATATTGCATATTATCTCTACGTATTTATCAACAACTTTGTCGATAGCATCATCATATTGTAAAGCTTTGTTTTTATAAAAATCATAATTTTCACACACGGCTTCGATAGAAGCTATCATATCAGCTGGATTGTCAAAACTTAAACCATACTTATTACAATAATTGTCAACGCTTCCGCCGTTTTTATGATATACAACGGGTAATCCAGCAGCCAGCCCCTCTAACACATGATTAGCTCCAGCTTCCTCCTCTGAAGCTGTAAAATATACACTATTTTCTGATAATATTTTTGCTATTTTGTCGTTATCGCCAGTTGCTTCAATATACCTAGTATTAGTAAAGCCTATGTTATTTGGTAATCTTCCAATATATGTAAATGAGTACTTATTGTTTGCGCCAACATACTGATCTAAAAGCTTATAAAAATGAAATCCTTTTTTAGGATTTGTAGACCAATGATGTGTAATAATATTATAAGATTGACTATCGTTGTTTCTATATTTATAGAATTCTTTTAAAGGAGCATTGTGAATGATCTCACAGTTATCCTTAGAAAATTCTATTTTTTGTTTTGACCACTCACTAGGAAATATTAAAAAATCAGATATATTACTAGTTTTCTTTACTAAATCAAATAACTCTGGTTTTCCATGTGTGCCAACATCTCCAATTCTTTGAATAATTTTAGACTTAAACAAGATTCTATGATTTAAAAAATGTTGATACCATTCGCCATGTTGGTTGGGTCGCGGGTCCTGACAATATATTACATCAATATCTTCGTCAAATAACCTATAAACAACCTCATGCCCTAAATCTTTTAATCTATCGGACAAGTTACAAATTATCTTATTACCACCGCCCCACGGACCAGTAACCGGCTCTCTATTAATATAGATTTTCATCTTTGTACCATTTTATACATTTTAGTATTCCATCAGATAACGATACATATTTGTGTTCTGGTATGTATGTCTTCAGCAAAGATAAATCTGGCTGTCGTCTTAGTGTGTCAAAATCACGAGAAGGAAGGTGAACTGGCGTAAACTCTTTTTCTTGGTTACTCAAATCGTGTATAGTTTTTGCTAAATCAATCATACTAATGAGGTTGTCATTACCTAGATTTACCACCTCGTTGGTGGCTAGATCTGCCAGCTTAACCGTTAAATCAACATGATCATCTATATAACAGAAACACCGAGTTTGTAAGCCATCTCCTATTATAGTAAAGTCTTCAGAATTATTAACTTTTCTTATAAATTCAGGTATTACTTGACCATACTCGGTATTATCCATCCTAGTACCGTAAGTATTAAAAATTCTTAATATTAAGAAATCTAGATTATTCTGCTTCGCGAACATCTTAACATAAAAATCTCCAATTACTTTAGAAGACGAATAGCTGTCTCGATCTGTAAAGATATTTAATAGTATATGTTCTCTTTCTGAAGTAGGTAAAGGAGGGTTATTACCATAAGCTTCTGAAGTCGACGCATAAACAATTTTCTTAATACTTGAGCCTTTTATGGCCTGCAGCATATTTTGTGTTATTAAGATGTTGTTGTTAAAAACATCGTGCGGGATATCATAAAAATACTTCGTGCCATTAATAGCCGCATAATGATACAGGATATCCGGATTATGTCGAGCAACTATTTGTTTTATCTGCTCGACATTCTCTGTTAAGTCTAATTCATAAAAAGAAAAATTATCATGATTTGGTAAATTCTCTTTCTTTCCGCGAAAAAAGTTATCAATTCCAATAACTTTATAGCCAATAGATAACAACTTATCAGTTAAGTGGCTTCCTATAAAACCAGCAGCACCTGTTACTAAAGCAGTTTTCATTATTCATCTCTCATACCATCAAAAACAGTAATCTTATATTTTGAATTTTCTTTTAATAAACAATCAAAAAACTCAACGTTAGTATTCTTTGCTAAAAATGCCATGGCTCTAGTATCTTTAGGAAGACACATACCACCGAAACCACGTAGATCAGAATTACAATCTAAATATTTTCCGTTTATTTGATTTCTAAGAGTCATAGTATTTTTAATTTTTGTATAATCAGCGTCTTGTTTTTCACACAACTCATAGAAACTATTAGCAAAAGTAACCAAAGTTGCGTTATAAACATTATTATAATATTTACAAAATTCTGCTTCTGTTACCGAAAGCTTTACAAAATTTTCAGGCAAAGAACCGTGAGCTTTTTTAATCAATTCATAATTTGAATCTGTATTTGCTCCTATTACACAAAGATCATGGTTATTAACAAAATCCTCATACGCACATCGTTCTCTTAAAAATTCTGGAACAAAACAAATATTCTTATTTTTAAATCTTTCTTGGAGCTTTTTAGTAGTTCCAGGAGCTACTGTAGACTTAATACAAATTAAACCTGAGTAGTTAAGCTCTAGTAGATGAGAAATTACCTCTTCTACAATGCTAGTGTCGCACTCTCCTGTCTCTTTTGACGGTGTAGGTACACATAAAAAACATATTTCAGTATGTAATACATCCTCGATCTTTGTGTCCATCCTAATATCATGTGCTATTACTTCATGTTTCAGATCTAACAAGCCCTTATATACAGCTTCACCTACTACTCCTACTCCGATGACTCCTATCTTCATTATAACCTCTTAAAAAAATCTAAATATTTTTCAATATGTGTATCTAATTTAAACTGTTGGATATTATTAAAATTCTCTTCAACGTCTTCTTCAGTGGGAAAATAAATTTCTTTTTCTACATCAATAATACAATTGTCATTTAACGTTTGGCTAGCCATCCCCATATCAGTTGAAATAATTGGAACCTTCATTGCTGGCGCTTCTAGAAGAGATTGTGGGCCGCCTTCGTAACGAGAAGAAACCAAATATAAATCGCACGCTGCGTACATCTTTTGTACATCTTCCAGAGGAACCATTTCTTTATATGTATATTTTATTCCAGCTTGTTCTAACCGAGATATAACGTATTGTCTGCGCCAGCCGCCTAATAAAATATGCAAATTATCTTTTTCTAATTTCTCTACATAATCACAAAATAAATCAGGCCCCTTTTCAAGTTTAGGTGTCTTAAGATCAAAACCCTCTGTATCTCTCTGGAAAGAGCCGATTATATAATCGTCTTTCGGCAAGCCAAGATATTGACGACAGCCTTGTTTATTAAGCTCATACCAGCATTTTTCATTATACCAATATCCTATTACTGTAATAGGTTTATTAGTGTGTTCCTTAATGAAATTTTTTGTTTGTTCACAGGGAACATGATAATGATCAACAAACTGATCTCTTATTAAAAAATCTTGTTTGTTAAATTTATTTGGAGTAACATGATGAACAGTAAGAACTACTTTTTTTGACATTAGTAAATTAGTATTAATCTTTTGCCACGAATATCCATCTATTAACCATATAATATCGCTTTCTAATATATTAGTTGTAGAATATTCTTGTTTTTTAAGATACCATTCCTGTGATATTCTATCTAAAATCCAGTTTTCTCCTGGGGCTGTTGCAAATACTTTCATATAATTTCTTCTACAATCCTCACAAAATCATCAGCATATCTTTCTTGTGTGTAATATTGAGCATATTGTAAGCCTTTTTCTACTAGCTTAAGTCTCTCTTCTTCATTATCAATATAAAATGATAACTTTGAAATTATTTCATCGTCAGACATATCCATATTAATATCAATAACAAAATCTTTAAACAATAGCTGCTCTTCTCCAGGAATATCTGCTGCTATAGCGCTAGCACACATAGGTATCTCAATATATTTACCAAATCGAGATTTTGGTTGCCCACTACATGTAACACATATTTTGGCAGAATTTAATGTTTGGGCATATTCAAAACTATTTCTATCTGACGCTGCGTCATGTAAAAGGCCACCAGGGTGTTGTAAAATCCCGCACCTATACTTTTGTGACATCTTGGGCAAAATGCTAGTCGCCAATCTTATTCTCAACGGATAATGGTCACCTAAAATCGATTTAGTGTGGACGGCTCCGGCTAATAAGATATCATATTTCTTTGGAAGCTGGTAATCTTTATAAATCATCTTTTCTGCACAATGTGGAATATTGACAAATTTTATATCTGTACCTTTATATAATTCTTCATACTGTTCCATATCATTAAGATGATGACAAATAACTAATTGTGCGCCGGACTCATCAATTTCTTTTTTTGTCCACGGTACATCAAACATCTCGTTATAGCGAACACATTTAAGCGGCTTTGCTTTCGAAAACTCTTTTAATTCTAAAGGCTTAAAAGCTACAACTATATCCGGTTGTTCATCACCATATATATTATCTATATTCTCCTGCACAGTCTTCGAATCATCATAGTTGGACCAACCCAGGCCGGACCAAGTTAGTTCTGCCAGTTTACCAATTGCTCGCATACCATGAAATCTAACACGAGACATCTTTGTGTCGTGAGATTTTTTATTACAAAGATAAAGAACTTTCACAGAAACTTTCTCTTAAGCTGCTCATATAAACATTCTGGATCATATGAAGCATTCTTATCTTGTTCTGCTCGTCTCCACATCTCGTTCCAAAGATGAATACCATATACCCCATCGTCAAAATTAAAATTGACTTCAGGATTTAAAAAGATATTCCATAGCGCGCCAGGAATTGGACAAAAAGCAGTGAAGTGTTTTACGAAAGGTTGTAGCTGGAACGTCTCAACAGATGATTTTACAAGCCTAGGCCCAATCTCTCCCCATACTAGCTTTTCTTTTTCTTTCGACATACAAATATCAAAAGCTCTTTTTGTTACTGGATTTCCTTTAGGTGCTTTTATAACGCCGGCGTTAATATGCTGGTTCTCTTCTCCAAATGGCATAACTTCTTCAGAGGAAAAAACATACGCATCCGGAAAATCAAAGTGCTTCAAACACACCTGATCTGTATCAACCCAATAACCACCCTTCTCATAAAGAAGCTTATATCTAAAATAGTTAGAAAATCCAGAATAGCTTTTGTGCTCGCGATAAACAAATATCATATCTCTAGAAAGGATGTCATTACCATCTTTTACTTGTACGCCTTGTGGAACGTTTTTCACATCTCCATAAGTATACAAGTGAACTTCGTGCCCGTTCTTCACAAAAGAAGACAAACACAGTTGTTCCATTACAGATAGCTCTTTGCCTATCCAAAGAGATTGTATAATATTTGACATTACCTTACTACTTCACTCCAGAAGCGAGCTGGTACTGCTTTAAGATATTCCTCTGTTACAGACAAATCATCGGTAGCAAACCACTCTTCATCTTTGTGCTGCACATTATCATTTAAATGAAGCTCACAACCCAGCAGTTTTGCCTCTATAACCATCCTAGGGCAAGTATCTGCTCCAGGGGGCAGAGAACATAAGCCCTTGGCTCCTGCTAGCATTTGAAGGGTCTCTGCGGGGTTTTTACCATGAATTTTAGTATAATCTAGATTGTTTTCCTTACACCACTCTTCGGCTTCTGGTGCTCCTTTCACCCAGTTTGGCGATCCGGGAATTAACCAAATATCGTTTTTCTTATCCTTATACTGTTCTCGAAGTTGTTTAATGAAAATGAAAAACTCTGGTTCGAAAATAGAAGTCAATCTAATGCAATTATCTTTATTCAAATCTGACATGTTTTCTAGTGTAATTTCCATTTGCTTATCAGACATGAAGAAAACCTTATTAGCGTTCTTTAAGAACGTATTTACAGATTTACCATGTTCGGAATCTTTACAATCGCAAGGTGTTCCCTCTAGAGTTTCGTGCAATTCCATATTTCTGTATTTACAAAACTTATAATCAAACTCTACTACAAAGTAGTTAATATTTTGCTTTTCAAAAACACTTACTAGCTCTGGATTCATTTGGGTATTATTACCAAAAATCCAAGTCGCGTCTTTATGGGCTGTTACTAAAGACTCATTTAAATCTTTGCAATTTATCCCGGTATTTAATGCTGGGCATCCTCTCATTAAAGATCCCAAACTCAATTCTGCTCCTCCCAAAACTTGATTATGGAAGAAGTCGCTAGCAAATATATATTCTAGTTTCTCTGTTACATCTCCTCCGTAAATTGAGGAGGCCATTTTCTCGTATTGGTTCTCTTCACTAAATGTTTCCAAAATCCAATTTTGCAGCTTCTTTGCCTGTTTTTTAAATCTTCCATGATCCTTAAAAACGTCGCGCATCGCAGCTTTACAAGATTTTTCGTCAGGGTAACACCACATAGAGTCTGCTTGAATTACTCCTTCCCAGACAGCTTGCTTTTGCACCGGCTGTAGTGTGTAATTTATTTTAGAAAAAAGTGGTTTAATTTTTTCTTTTCCTTTTTTACCTTTTACAGGTGCAAACAAGAAATCGCATTGACCGCTCCACTCCGGAGCAATAACCGGCATACCACTATAAGCTGCTTCAAAAAGAGGAAGACCATAGCCTTCTCCATGGCTAGTAGAAACTATAGCTTTAAGTTTCGGATTCTTATATAAAGCATGCATTTCTTCGTCAGTCATATTTCCATGAAGAAGATATACCTTACACTTTCTATCAGGATAACTGCTTAAAATATTTTCTAATTCTTGTTTGCAACTATATCTATCCATTATGTTATTTTTAGATTTATTTGCTTTTATAACAAGACCTACTTCCTCGTCTTTAAATTCTTCAACAAACCACTTAATGGTACTATTAAGATTTTTACGTGGGCCCCATTGAGCTACTGTAAGAAAATTAAACTTATAATCTAGTTTTATATCTAATTTTGGCTTTTTCTCATAAGTTTTAACAGGATACCCAACTGCTTCAATCGGTACGGTACATCTAAAGTCTTTTACTTCTTCTCCTGTTTCATTATTTTTTGCATGATAGCTAGTCTTTTCAAATACATCTTTTGAGTGGTTAGAAGTAATAACAATTCTATCCATCAGCATGGACTTCTCAACCCATTGTGGAGATATTTTTGTAGTTTCAATACCAGCGGTCACACCAACGTTAACGGGAGCTAATTTTTCCCATTCATTTGGTATCGTCACTTGAACGGACATATCATATTGGCCGCCCTGTTGTTGGTGGATAATTGTCTTTTTAAGAATTTGATCCATCCAGTCTCTTTCTTCATCTGCTTCGGGAAGCCACCCTGTGTGGCCCCAATTAACAGCAATCAGATAAATATCAAACTTATCTTCATAAGCTCGGAGGGAGCGCAAAACAAATCTTGTGTGTTCGCCGTAGCCGCTTCTAGTTAGTGCGGGCCCGCGGACTAATACCTTTTTCCTCATGATACCTCTATAAGTTCGTATTTTTTATAACCTTTTCTATTTTCCCATGAACCGTACTCTTCATGAATACGGAGCATTAAAGATTCCCAGTTATTTTTATAATTTTCAAAATTGTAATTGTTTACAACATGTTGTCTGCCAGCAGCGCCAGTTTCTGCGCGCTCTTCAGGAGTCATATTATAAATCTTAAGCATGGCATCAACTAAATCTTTTCCACTAATTCTATCTTCATAAATCCATGGAATAGGCTGTGAGCCGATAATAGCTTTTGAAGACGGCTCAATCCCAACACCAAACCAATTCTCTCCGTCAGTTACCTGCTCTTGCAACCCACCGGTCATATTAACAATAATAGGAGTTTCAGTCGACAAAGCTTCCAAAGTAGCAAGACCAAAACCTTCTGCATCAGAAATATTTATAACACAATCGGACGAGTTATAGATAAGAGAAAGAACTTCAGGAGGAACTTTATTCTGCGAGAACATAACTTCTCCATTTGTTAAGCCTAGATGTTCAATAATTGCTTGAAGGTCTTGACCGTGCTCATCTTTAACATCTGTATGCATAACAAGACACGCTTTATCATGACCAACTTCATCCAGGAAGTCTTTAAACCAGAATATTAAACTTCCAGACTGCTTTCTTCGTGCATTTCTATTGTTCCAAAAAAATACGAATCTGTCATCATTAATTTCAGGCATATTCTCATTCTTAAATTTTTCAATTTCCTCTTCGGATTTCTTTGAAAAAACATCAGTATCTACTGAATGAGGAAGATATAAAGAATCAACGTCCGGGGCCACGTTCTTTACAATGTCTGCTGTAACTTTTGATATCGCCGCGATTACGTCTGTAGACTCATAGAATGGTCTGTTAAATGTAGGATATGGTTTGTTATCCCAAACATGATAATAAACCATGGGCATATGGGGTCGAATCTCATCTTCTATATCCCATAACCATCCATAAAATCTAGGATCTGTCATAAACCACAAAATATCTGGCTTTTCATTACGCATAATGGAGCGGATCATATCTTGTGTTCCATATCCATCAACTGGATAAATAATCCAATCATCCCCCCACTCTTCGGTTTTTGTTGGGTTATAGTCGTGGTGTTTAACAGCACCGCCGAGACAAGTAAACTTAAACTTGCCTGTCGGTAACAGTGATTCAATCATATATTTTGTTTGTGTTCCAACACCTGATGGTGATAGAGGGTGGTCACTTAAGACAAGAACCTTGATTTTTTTATCCATTTTTTCCTCATTCATGCGCAATGTTCCGTATTATAGAACTCGCACATGCCAAATGGAGTTTGGCATGCACTTCGATTCTTAGGGTGAAAATCCTTTTTTATATTATGAAGTGCTTTGTTCAATAAGTTAAGAGCATTTTTGGTTTTTTTTGGACCACTGGTCACTCTAAAAATTTCAACATTATCTTTTTTAGCTGTTCTTTTCAACAAAGCAAAATAGGTTTCAATATTTTTTGGATCAATATTATGCTTTTGCGCAAAGTAGTTCTTATAGAAAGTTAACTGATACGTTGTCATGGCATCTGACTTTCGTTTTGGTTTCCAACCCCAACTACAAGTCTTCCAATCTAATATATGGTATTTGCCGTCAGGAGTTTTTACAACTAAATCAATAAATCCTTTAAAATCAAAGTCATTATCAATAGTTTCAAAAAGTTGCTCTTCTACTGAAACTACTTCGAAATCTCCAAAGAACTCCTTAAGAAACGGGATCGCTAGCGGAGCAAGAATATCTCCTTGTGTTCTCATATCGTTTACTAAAGATTTGTTTAGATTCGCGCGAACTTCTTCAGGTAGAGATTTTAGCTCTTCAAGAAATTGTTCTTGAAAATGAGCTTTCTCATCTAGATTTTCGTTAATAAGTGCGTTTTCGCACACAGAGTGGATAGCACTTCCGAAAGCAGTATACTCGTTACCTTCGAAGCCTTTGATGCGATCAATATATGATAGTTTATGTTTGTGGGGGCATTCGTTCCAAATTTTGAATGCAGAATAGGATATGTGAGACAATTAGCCCTCTTGTTTTTTTGCTGTTTTTGTTTTTCGAGGCTTTTTAGTAATTTTACTAACCGGTTTTGATTGTTTTACTAATTCAAAAGCCCATGTTCCTATTCTAGCATGATCGGAACCATTATGCAAGACAATTTCTTTAATACATTTTCCAAATTTCACACCCTTGTTTTTAAGATATTCTTCAACATGTGTGGTGTGGACTCTCAATTTCCCAGCAGATCCTAATGATTCTATTTTCACATCAACTTCTAGTTGATTATTTTTTTCTTTTATATTTACTTTCTCAAACATATTGTTCTCCTAGAGCATTTAACTCATTAATTTTATTATATAATTTAGGACAAGTTTTGGATAAATACCTTCTGTCACCTAAATAGAACTCTTCAAAACCATTAGCAAAATATTCACGCAAGGAAGTTACTCCATAAGCAGATGAGAATATGCCTTGTGAAAGAGTATTTAGTTTGGGGTAACCTACATCTTGATACAAATAATTGTCAAATTCTATTGAATAGTCTGTTTCTAAAAAATTATAACCAGAAGTATCGATACCATGATTTCTTAAAATTGATTCTAGCTTCTTTCTTTTCATTAAGAACTCTGATTCGACACTATTATCAGCATATATTTCAGCGCCATGTATTTCTTCTAAAGAATGAGAAATCTCATGAACAATATCATCTATCATATCTGAATTGTCACTTTGTTCATTTGTGAGATACAGAGCGCCATCTTTATACATTGCATTTACAGATCTTGCTTGCATTTCTTCAAAATATCCAATATACATTACGTCAATTGCATGGAACATATACCTGGGTAAAAGACTCTCTATTTTTTGAATTACCTGTGTCAAATCAACATTTTCAGGCAGAGGATCTTTCTCTACAATATCAACAGAATTGAAAATACTATATTGCTTTGTTGGACTAATGAATTTTGAAATTTTATTCGTCATCTTGTTGATTAGCAGTATTTAAGTGTGTCTGATCACTCAAACCTTGCTCATATCCTCTTACCCAATTCTCTTCCGCAACTGCGATCAAAAATTCAGGAAATTCGTGAGCCATTACGCTAACAACATTTTCAACAGTAATTTCTCCATTCTCCGGGTCTAGTTTATTACCAATATAATCAACAATTACTTCCTTAAGAGAAGTGTCTGTCTCTATTGTTTTATTTAATTCTTCGTTGTGAATATCCACTTTAAACCTCCATATATAGTGTACACAAAAATGCCAATAATTTTAATTTAATTATTATAATATTTTAGCTGCCAGAGTAGCAACTTTTGAGCGCTCGCCTTTTTTCAAAGATACGTGTCCAGCGATCTCATGTTCTTTAAACTTTTCTATTGCATAAGATAAGCCATTTGATATCGAATCTAAATATACGTTGTCTATCTGCTCAATATCTCCTGTTAAGATAATCTTTGTACCCTCACCTACTCTAGTAATAATAGTCTTTAACTCGTGTACAGAGAGATTTTGAGCTTCGTCAATGATAATAAACGCATTAGAAATAGAGCGGCCTCTGATATATGTAAGTGCTTCTACTTCAATAGTCCCGTTTTCATATAACAGTTCGATTGTTTCCTTGTTATCTCCTAGAAGAAACTCCAGATTATCCTGAATCGGCATAAGCCAAGGGCTCATCTTCTCTTCTAAAGTTCCTGGCAGGAAGCCAATATCCTTTCCTACAGGCTGAACTGGTCTGGAAACTACAAGTTTTTTATACCGCTTGTTTTTATCTTCCATAATTTGTTCTAGACCTGCTGCAATTGCTAACAAAGTCTTACCACAGCCGGCCTTGCCGGTCATGGTAACAATTGGTATATCTGGATTCATAAGAAGATTTAATCCGAACAGCTGCTCTTTGTTACGAGCTTTGAGTCCCCAAATAGGATTTTTATATTCTACTATTGGTTTTAATGGTAAATTGTAATTTACAAATTTTGATAATGCTGTTTTCTTTTCATTTTGATTCGACACCAACATAACAAATTGATGAGGATTTATTTTAATGTCCTCTTCAAACAAATATATTTCTTCGTCAGAATAGAATCTATCAATTAGTTGGTCATCTACTAAATGTTGTACAAATCCAGTATATAACTCGTCAGTATTACTAACAACTTGTTCAGTAATAAAATCTTCTGTTGGTATTTGAAGAGCATCACACTTTACACGCATGTTAATATCACGCGTAACAACAGTCAGCTTCTTCTTTTGAAGACGCTTCTTTTCTGTCATCGCAGTGCCAATAATTTGGTTATCTGCGTTAGACAAATCAAAGTCATCTGGTAAATCAAATACGTCGTATCCTCGTATCGAAAGGATACCTTTTCCACTACCTAATTTTACTCCTTCATACAGATTTCCATTCTCGCGGAGATCATCTAGAATACGTATGGTTATTCGAGCGTTTGCTCCAACTCCATCTTGTCTTTTTTTGTGCTTATCTATTTCTTCGATGACTTTTAGTGGAATTATTATGTCATTATTTTTATACGAAAAAATGGAATCTGCGCTTGTGAGGAGCACATTGGTATCAAGCAGATAAGTTTTTTTCATCTATCATCCTTGTATTAGTAATTAGCTTTCTAGTTATTTTTAGAGGTATTTTATATGAGAAGTTATTTTAAAGCTATTTTACTTACATTATCTTTATTACTTTTATCATCATGTTCCTCTACTATACAACAAACAAAACAAAATTTTAAATGGCCTCGTGACAGTTTTGTAAAATATGAGACATATGTCTATCGCCAGACCTGTGTGCCGGTAGATCCAGACAACATGAAATCAAAGTGTTATGAGAGGCAACAAGGGTATACAGGCTCCGGAGCTATCATCGCAAACGGCTTTGATGGTTCTTATGTTTTAACTGCTGCTCATATGTGTAATCGTCAAGCAGATCTAGATATGTTACAATCTTTAGAGCCAAAAGATTCAGAAGAATCAGAAAATGTCAGCTTCTTTGCAAAACATTATGTTAGAGATTTAGATGATTTTACATATAATGCAGAAATTGTTTCTTATAACTCAAATTTAGATGCATGCGTTGTGTTTGTTTGGGGGCTTTTTAAGGATCCTCTAAAAATTGCAAAAAAGAGGCCAAAAATTGGTTCTAGAACATATAACATTGCCGCGCCTGCAGGCTTCTTTAAGAAAAACTTAATCCCTTTATTTGAAGGGTTTTATATTGGCAAATGGGATAAATACTCATCCGTATACACGATACCTGCAATTGGAGGCAGTTCCGGCTCTCCCATCCTAAACAAGAAAGGCGAGTTAATTGGCTTAATATACGCAAGACATAATAGATTCCATCATATAACCCTTTCTCCAGAGTTTAAAAAACTAAAGAAGTTTATATTCGATTCTATTAATAGTCATTCGAAAGAAAGAGCTAGAAGCCAAGAATTAGATTTGCGACGCTCAATTATTATTAAGTTCAATAAGTAATTATTTTGAGTGTTTGTCAGCTACACTACTGGCTGCATATGCATTGGGCTTTATCTTACAGTCGAATCCTGCACCTCTAGCATATCCAGTTAGCATTTCTGTAAACTTGCTCGTTCCGTTATTTTTGTCGGCGCCGCTAACATCTAAATGAATTTCAATATCTAATACGGGAATAAGTTCCAAAAGCTTAAGCCCTAATTCAACTGATTTTTGAACTTCTGCCAAAATTCTCTGTAAAAGATTCGGGTATTTTCTCTTATTGATAATTGTTCTCTTAATAAAATAACGTCCACCGTTCTGGCTATCTCCGTCATAAAGACATATAGCTAAAGAGAATATACAATCTTGTTTTTTAACATGACTATCAGTTCCTACCGAAATCTTACCGTTGTCTTCTTTGTGCTCCAAAATAATATCAACAATTTCTTCGAATGATATTTTATCTCCAGAACCAGTAAACCAATCAGCCATAATTGTTCTCCATAATAACTAGGCAACCATAGTTGTCAAAGTATTGATCATGATAAGTCCAACCATAATCTTCAATAATTTTAATAACTATGCTTCTCATTTTTTCAGATTTTCCAGTAATAATTTGAAAAGGAGGATCTAAAAAATTAATATATTCTATTACTACATCAATTACTTCTTGATGAGGCAAATGATGCAAGTCTAAAGTTGGGAGGTTATCACGCATTTAGTTTTTTAGTATAATCATACATCGCAATTCCCGAAGTTGTACCAACGTTCATACTGCGAACTGAACCGTATTGTGTAATTGAGACCACATGATCAGCTAAATCTAACATTTCTTTCGAGAGGCCGACTCCCTCTTCTCCAAAAATCATAAGAGAGTTTTCTGGCCAGTCGAAGTTTTCCATCGATACGGCGCCCTCTACATTATCCAGACATACGAACTTGTATTTAGACTTAAGAGATACAAGTACATCATAATTATCAATGTAGTTAAGGTCGACGTAATGATGAGTGCCAACAGCGCCCCGCCTGTCATACTTTCTTTTACCGTAGTAAAATACTTTTTCAGCGTTAAAAGCATTTGCATTCCTTATCATCGTTCCAATATTAAAATCACCATTCCAATGTTCCATCATAACAGCAAAATCATGAGATGTTGATCTTAAAGTATATATTATTTCTTCTTTTGTTTTGCCTTTGAAACGATCTTCAACATTGTAAGTCCAGGAATTCCATCTATTTGCTACTGTCATTTTTTTCCCAATTCCAAAATTGTTCTTCCGAGTCCCACTCAAAAGTACCGTTCTCTGAAAACCATCTATTAACTCCATCAGTTAAAACATCTAAATAAGCAGCTTCTAATTCTTTAAACGATTTTATTCGAGCCTTTGAGAAAGATGTATAATTTCCATCATTATCCTTATAAAGTTCAACTAGTTCACAGTATTCTTCTGTTTCCCAGAGATCCGGATAATTAATTTTAATTAATCCATACTTCCACATCTTACATGCTGCTGATTGTTGGAGTTGTTTGTGACTTGAATACAGCCACTACCGAAGGGAATGGAGCAGAATTCTTTTCTTTACTCTCACTCTCGAACTTAAGTCGGCCTTTAATAAAATGTAGCTCCGAAGCCTTCATCATATAATTATGAAAATACTGTGTGTCTGTCCTTGCTGGACAAAGTAGTACTACTGTTGTATTCGGGTTTCTAGATTCTTCATAAGCTTTCTTAACCCAATGCTTTAGTTCCTTGCCATATGGAGGATTAACAAACACCGTTTCCCCTTCCCAGCTTTTTGATAATCCATCATCTTTTGCTGTATAATATTTCTTACACTTTGCGGTCTTTGTTGTCGCGCATGGATCTAAAGTAAAATTGAATTTTTCGTCTAGCTTATCAAAAAACGGTTGTGGTGTTGCCCACTCATTGCTCTTTGAGCTAAACATTAGTTGTGTTGTAGAATTATTCATTTGTGCCTCCACTTACTAATTCTAAATAATGTTCCGGAAAAACGTGTATTCTATTCGTTTTTGGAAAAATGACTTTTATGAGGTTTGCCTTTGGTAGAGGAGATCCATCATCATCAGTGAAGCGCTGTTCTAATTCTTTTACTTCTAGAATAATCGCGATTTCTTCATATGATATTGTGGGAGTTGCCATTTTGTCTATAACGGAATAAATTTTTCTTCTTTTGACTAAATCGCCAATTTTCATCAATCTTCTATATCTCTACGAAATTTAGACCGGTGTGCTTCCAATATAGCACTGGCTGCAGCCTCTTTGTTTTCAAAAGAGCCTATAGTGGTCATATTCGACGCTGTGTGCGCTTTCCATGTATATAACCACCTCACCTTCGGATCAAGCTTCAAAGTCTTGTCTGCGCGGTATTTCGGCCAGTCTATGTTGGGATTCTCTTGAATCTTTAAAGATAACTCGCCTATCAAAATACCGTCATACCAAACGTTGGTATTTGAAGTGTATTTTTGTTTGGTAAAGGAAAACTTACCAATATCCTCTTTCATGACGCCTCGTATTCTTTGAATACTATTGTAGCTCATGCAACTTAAAAAGTCAAGAGTTTTACCAATAATAGACTAAAGAACTATTTGGTACCGGATAAAGTCCATAGAATTCACCATCTGCAAACATAACTGCTAGCGGTATTTCTACTGACCATGCTACATTATCTAACATTCTTAATTCGAATCCAATTCCCGGTCCTACACCAACACCCCAATGTGATTCATCTTCACAAAAGATATCATCGTCGTCGCTACAGTTGTCCCACATAGCTAGTCCACCAACTCCCAAGCTAGCATATGCCATAGCTTCTTTGCCTTGGTGTAAACGATAGAGAATACCCCCGCCAAGTGAAACGGTGCCATCTTCTGGAGTAATAAAGGGCAGGCCTGTAACTTGCCAGCCCCAGGGTGATGGGTCTCCCGGGTCTGGTAGATATCGATATGTCGCACCTAGGCCTCGTGTAGAACCGGCTGCGAAACCAACAGAATGTTCTGCCTTTGCTCTGCTGCTAAAAAGGCCTATAAGCGTTGCGATAAATATTCCAGTTACTAAAGCGATAATAGCACCTGTTAAAATATTGTTTAAAATCTTTACATTTTTCATTCTTCTTCTCCTTGTTGGCTAGCTAACTGATTCAAGAAATCTTCGGTCGGCTCTGTAAATTTTACCATTTCTTCTAAAGTCTTAATATTTTCTCTCGCGTTTGTAAGCTTTTCTGTCCAAGTCTCTAATTCGCCCAGGACGTTTGAGTGATCGGGCACGCCGACAACGTTATTAAAATACATATCCAAAACAGCTAGCGCTTCAGATTCTTTAGATTTATAATGTGATAATATTGCATTGTATAGATTATTCATTTTTCCCTACTTAAAGTCTGGTGTTGGAATGCTAGTCTCTGGATCGATTGTCACATTACCTTTTTTATGTTCTAGTATAAAGTTTTTTGCTGCTTTCTTATTGCGAAAATTTGTTAGATACTTATATCTTCCAATTTCTTTAGATTCGTCAACTATTCTTACTTCATAACATCCATGGCGAACGTGATCAATTTGGTAATAGCTGTGTTTATTTATTTTTAAGTCAGATGATTTCATCGATAAGTCCGTAGTCTAGGCATGTTTTAGCATCCCACCAAAGGTCATGCTTTAAAATTTCAGCCAGTTGTTTTCTTGGAATTTTGGTATATTGTTCATAAATTCCTTTGATCTTTTTCATAATCAACTCATTATTCTGCATATCATCCTTGAGTTCTTCAAACTTTCCCCAAGAGCCGGCGGAAATCTGATGAATTAACATGAAAGCATGTTTGTGCATTAGTCGGTGATCCGCTACAACACTCATAATAGTGGCAGCAGAGGCAGCACAGCCATCTACAATAGAGTGAACTGGTACCTTACAGTTCAAGATGTGATCTACACTAGAGAACCCGGCGAAGACACTCCCACCATAAGAGTTAATATGCAAATTAAGAGGTGCGACCACTTCCATACCTAACGAGTTAGAATAATTAAAGTATTTCATTCCAAGAGAATCTAATTTTTTATTCAAAGTTAGGTTATTTGTTCTTGTTACTTCTGCATAAAAGTATATGTCATTGTTCATTGATTCAATTCTATGTTTTGAGTCACTGTGGTTTGCACCATCGGAGCCTGCTGCCGAATCTACAATTTTTTCTTTCTTTTTTGCTGCTAGCCAATAATCTTCATTCATAATATTACTTCCAAAAATCGTGTTCCATTTCTTTCTCTAGAGTTCTTTTATTATATTCGTTATATAATTGTTTCCACTTTTCATCATTATTTTGTGCATTGTCGCCAATTTCCCAAAGCATTTGAATATCCAATCTCTTGCACAATTCTGTTTCAGGAGTATTTTCTTTTGTCCTGCTTCCGCCGTTTCCAAAAATATCAGGTGTTAAATATTTTAATGTTTCACAGACTGTATCATCGTCGTCATATGCTGGTATTATTTTATCTACTTCCGGAATTCCTTGCAGAAACGTCTTTCTCGTTTCGTATGCCATAATTCCTGCTTCAGGCCTGTTTCTCTCTAACCATCTATCGCTATTTAGTATAATAACAACTTTGCCGTATTTAGAAGCCTCTTGAATCATATTTAAGTGACCCAAACTAAAAGGATGAAAGGCTCCGCTCAATGCAACAACACGAGTATGTCGACCTTTTTTCTTTTTCTGTGAAGTTCCTATACTAACAGTATCAACTCTTTCATAGGTTTCAACTTGAATTTCATCGTCTCTTATCTTTATTCTAACAACTTCACAGTCGTTATTATCAACAATAATAACTTCATCGCCATGGCGAGCTTGATCTGCATCAGTGACAATTAATTTAGAATCACTTTTTCGTATTATAGATTTCATACTTAATCAAAAGGAATTGTTGGTACCTCATTAAACAGAACCAAATTAATCTTGTTTTCCATCAGAGCGTTCCAATAACCCTCTTCAACCAATCTTATACCCATATCTTTTGTTGTTACCAATACGGATAATGGCCACGCATGTTGTGGCAGATATTTGGCGATTTCTCTATTCGGATCTGCATACATCTTATAATTCAATTTTTTATTAGCGAGATCTTGAGTCATAAGTTGCCAATTTTCCATAAATTTCAAATCTGCGTGAAAGTCACCGCTATTTGACTTATCGCGACTATCATCAAAAGGAACTTCTCCGGGAATATTAGTATTTCCAAGCGTGTATATAATCTCCAAACCATCAACATTATATTTTTCATATATGTTTATTAAAGCAGCGGCTTCAGATAAGCAAGGACCGCACCACCCAGCAGAGCTAACCAAAATAAATGCTTTATGTTTATCATGATTATACATATCAGACAAGCTTATCCACTGCTGATCCCATGGATTATAAAAAGTCATATTCGGAAGAACTTTAAATTTTTCAATCGAATAAGGTCCGGGAGGATAATCCAAGGGAGCAGCAGAAGTTTCAGGATCAGTCTCAATAATATCTGTTATCTCAACTTCTTCTTTGACTATTCTGTCTGCGGTTTTTTCAATATCAAATGACATAGAAAACGCATCGCCAACAGCAAATGATACTGAATCTGTTTCTTCAACCTCCTGATCAGCTAAAGTTACGTTCTCTTGGCATGCTACCAAAAACATTGCTGTAATAAAGATAGTGTATTTCAATTTAATATTCCTTGTACGGCTGTACTGGTTCTAGTGTTTCTTTTATCACAGAATATATTTTAGTTTTAGACCTTATACAATGCAATAATATGTAATGTTCGCTTCTTCCAGGTGAGGGTGCGTAAAATTTTCCTAGTGTTATTCTAATGTTTTTACAGCTGCAAGACATAGCAGAGTTCTTTGTATCTATGTCCTTGGTATAAAAAATGTCCCCACAATCTGCACATTCAATCGCTCCGGTTGTTTTAGATTTTTTGTCTTTTGCCTCTTCTACATCAACTATTGTAGAATTAAAGCCAAAGCCTTTGCGAACTTTTTTCATATTTTAATCTAATAAGAGCTTCTTTTCTTCTTTTAAACCTGTTTCTTTTTCTTCCAGAAGTTCTTCTAATTGAAGTTTAGCTAAATGAGGGTACTTATCAAATAGTTCCGGAAGAGTTAATTTTTCTTCAATTTGAATTCTTTTTATTTCTTGAGCGACTTTTCCGAGTTTTCTTTTTCCGTTCATTGGACTTTTCTAGCTCCTTTTTGATTTTTTCGTATTTTAATGCTCTTAACTGATAGTTTTCGAAAAACTTATAGCATTCTGGGCCCGGTTTCTGGGCACCCATACTCTTATAGTGTTTTGCGCACATCTCTGCATTAATAGCGTTTGTAATTGCTTCTGAACCATCATCAAAGCCCATTATATATGCTTGTTCAGGGCTAGTATTAGATGGTATAGCCGTAGAAGTTAGCAAAACTGTCAAGGCTGCCACGAATTTATTAGTTATCATTTCTTCTCTGCCTTCTTCTTGCTTTTTCGCTTTGTCTTAGTTTTCTTTTTTGCTTTCTTTGGTTCAAAATCAGGGTGGAGACGAGTCTTGACTACAAATTTGCCGGTGGAACTTCTTCTCTTAATTTTAACCTGCATGCCTTCAATTTTATTTTCGGACCATTTAGTGGTTAGTTCTCCTTGACGAACAACAGCTTCAGTAAATGTTTCATGAGAACTGTCTGTATCCCAAGGCTTTCCTTGTTGGATTACTTTTTTTTCTTCCATTATTTCCTCCAATAAGGCCAGAGTTTAAAGCTTGTCGACTATTTTTCTCATATCTTCCGTAACCATACGACGAAAATTATTTACTTCTTTTTTCAAAGTAACAACCTCATCCTTAAGATTACTTAAGCTCGTGCTTAATTGGTTATTTTGTTTTCTCAATGTTTCAACTTCGCTTTGAAGTGCTTTATTCGTTACTGATGACGTCTTCGGGGCCATTATTTTCTCCTGTTAAAAACCATCGCAGTTCGTAAACGTATAACTAACTACGACTACATAGCTTATTATTATACCAAACATTAAATATTTGTAAAGCTTTTCTTTAAAGTCCACAATTAATCCTCAATTTTTACAAGCCTCCGGACAGATTCGAACTGACGACCTGCTGATTACAAATCAGCTGCTCTACCAACTGAGCTACAGAGGCACTATTTTTTTAAAAATTTCAATAGCTTCTTACAAAGAGCAACTATTATTTTATTCCTATCATAGAATATATTCAATTGGTCTAACCCAGCCAAAGATTTAATCTTTTTAATTTCCTCTTCATCTAGATTTTCTAAATCGAGTTTTTCTTTCATTTCCACAGCCAGAACCATCTGCCACGGTATGTTTGGTGAGGGCCAAGGTGTGTTTCATTTTTAACACAAAAAAAAGTAGAATCTCCTAATACTATTTTTGCTTGGCATTGTTGTTTTTCTAATTCAGGGACGCCGCCGAGGAATCTTTTAAACCACTGTAACACATTTTGTCCCTCCTGTTAGTAACTATAAGCTTTTGAAAGGAAATTCTACTTTTGCTACTTTTCCTAATGTTTTGTTCCAATTCTCTTTTGAATCTATTAGCCATTGTTTAAGAGCATCTAAGCTGCGTGCTGAAGCTTCTTGACCAGTTCTTAATCCTTCATTTCGAAGTTCAAAATCTAATTTGTTCTGTGCGGGCGTCCAAAGATTTTTTGCATTTTGTATGGGCTGGTAACCGAGTCTGTCTCGTGGCGCGTCTTTTTCATCTTCTATAAATTGCATAATATACCATAATTTTCGTTGCTTATATTCATATATTGCCATGGCGAACATTCGCTTGGTACTGTACCCTCCAAGAGTTCCTGCCTCATATTGACTTCGAAGATATTGGTCGACATTTGCAAACTCTTGACCTCTCATATGAATCGATATAGCATTAGCTATATATTCTAATTCTTTTTTATTTGGATTTCTTCCAATTAATTCATTAAAGGCTTTTTTGATATAAGGTACAGCTTGTCTAGTGTATTTATGCATTTCTCTTCGCTTAACATGAACAAAGGACATCTTATTGTCAAAAGTTTTAATATGATCTACTGCGGTTGCACTAAAGAACACTGCCTGCATAGGTTCTGCATGGTGAATCATACCTTTACCTGTATAATCCGATACCCCATCGACGCCGATTGCTCGGAGAGTCTTTGCCCAAGCTTTCATATCATTAGTTTTTTGTTTGGTGTAACTTCTTGTAATATTCCATAATATTCCCAAAGGAGTCTTAAAACTGGAGGCTTCGGTAGCTAGCTGTACAGCGGGGCTCATTTTAATTGTTTGTATAGTTCCGGATTTATTATCTTTAATGCCTAGATGTTTTTTCCATTGTTCTGCAGTAAAATATCCCCATCTATTCCCAGTACCTATTGCATTACTAATACCCAAAGACGGATAATCCGGATTCTTTTTTAATGCTTCTTGTGATTTTTGTTTTAGAAAATCCCACGCGTACATTACTGCTTTTGCATGATTTAAATTAAATCCTGGCTCCTTTATTACGCCTTCTGGATATTTTTCACTAGCTCTCTGTAAAGTTCGTACTGAATCGATTTCAGGATCATAACCTACTTTTTTATGTACTGCATCAACGTGCTGTTGAGTAGCATCAAATTGACCTTTGACGGCGTAGCTAGCTACCCATCTTATCATATTACTAAAATAATCTAGACGCGTATAGTGGCTAGCGGCATACTTAAAATATTTTTTTATCTCTTCAAATGCATCTTTTAAATTAGGATCTGATACTTGGCTTTCTAAAAAATACTCATCATCTTTTTTACTCAAAAGTCGTCTTAAATCATCAATAGCATCAAGTTCCTGTTCGACGTGCCCTTTTTGTACTTGTTTTTTAAATTTTCCAAATTCTTCGTACATGTAGGGCGCTTGTTCAAGATAACTGTCTATCTCTCCGTCCGGAGTTCTCCTAGCCATTCTTTTTGTAAGTTTTTTACCTACAGGTTCAGAAAATAACTTTATTAATTTTTCGTTTAAGTCTTGCTCTGTGAACTGATCATTATATAAAATTTCTGCTTCTTTTTTTGGCTTTACTATATGAAGAAATTTTCTTTCAGAAGCAAAAGGTATTTTTCCCTTTTCAAGCTGGGTGAGGATTTCTTCATTAACAGGATAAAAGTAGATTCCCATTGGAGTCTCCCAAGGAGATTTTGGATTGATGCCGACAATATTAATATCAGCAAAGTGCATATAATGGGTTGGCTTTTGACCTGACGGAACAGAATACTTTTTAAGATTATCCAACATAGTCGGAAGCTGGATTCCACGTTTTTTAGCAGCAGTAGCTTCTTCAATATCAGATTCTAATTCTTTTAAGATATTAGAAACACTAGTATTTTTGCTCTCAACAATATTTTCTTTTTCATTGCGAGCGGATCCAAGAAAATTACGCCATTTATCTTCTAATTTCATGTTATTAAATAGTAATTAAATATCTATATCAGCCAGTATTCGATTAATTTCTTTAATCATTTTAGTATGTTTAAAAGTCCAACCTTCATATAAGGCACCTTCATGGTCTGGATCTCCTAAAATATTCCCGCTATTCCATAAAGCAACATGAACTAACTCGTGAATTAAAGAAGTAGAAGCTATTCTTTCATATCTCGTTTTATGAATTTTTATATAAGTTGGGGATAAGGCCAAGCCTTTTGCTTTTCCTCTTTTAATTTTGCCATCCATAGAATAACCTAACATGCTTTTTTGTTTGTCAGATACCCATTCTATCATTAATTTGTTTAAGGCTTTATGTACTTTTTTGTTTCTGTCTCCAAACTCTTCACACCATTTCTTATAAAATAGTTTTATAGCAATAGAGACGTTTTTTGGATGAGGCCATGTATTTTTTTCTTGAATCTGCCATGCACTTTCATAGTCTGGTATCTTGCTCATCTGGGTTGCTGTGGGAATTCCTGCGCAGCCCGTTATAAAGAAAGACAACAGTAGTACTACTAATCTCACGACATAGGTCGCCTCATTTGCATGTCTTGCTTTTGAATTTGCAGATATACCTTCTTTCTAAACTTGTTTAATTCTTCTTGATTATTTTTTAGTACGTCTGCATAATCCCTTACAACACCTGATATCTCTGGATATCTTTCTAAATCAACAGGATTCATCTTTCTAATCACCTGGAGCGCTTTTCTAGCTGAATACTTATCTAGGAGTTGTTCTGCTGCTTCGTGGGCATACGCGTCGATTTCTCCGTGTCTGGTAAGATATAGTTCTCTTTCGTCAGGTGTATCTTCTTCTGGAGGGTCTTCTCCACATATTTCACGATATCTATCAGGATCTCCTGCTGGAACTTGTTTTGTATCACATACCATTTCTCGATATGCTTCATAATCAGAAAGGCCTTTTGAACTCGCTTGTTTTTTTAATTGATAATAGTGGATTAATTCATGATTTAAAGTTGTGGATATTTCCTTTGATAATTCGCGAGGATTCAAATCATCAAAATTAAAATCTTCAGAAATAGAACGCAGTTCCAACCATATAACATGTTGTCCGTCTAATTCTTGATAAGGTCCTCTATATTGTCCTCGTAAAATCCAATTATTTGGATATGAACCAAATTCATCCGATGGGCTTAAGGCATATACTTCATCACCAGCAGAAACGTTAAAATATATATTTGATACTTTATTAAGTGAATTTTGAAGTGTTTCAGTGGCAGGAGTTCCCATCATATTATCTAAACCGTCTTCTTTCAAGTCGATATCTTCGGGATTATTTGATTGAGTCCAAAAAGTAGAATCAACAATTGCTTGAAAAATAGCGTCTTTTAATTCTGTTTCTAAAGATGTAACTTCATTTACGTACTTCCGCCAGTTTTCAAGTAGGAGTTTCATTAAAATTGCTTCCCTACTACTAAATATTCATCACCCTTAAGAAACGAAGGGTCTATACCGGCATTAGTAAGAACATTAAAAACAAAACTACCACAATTCTCAGATCTTTTTTCAGGATGGTCCATTCTACAAATAATTCCATCGGGAACATCAACTGTTTGTGACAATTTCATAGTTTTATAAATACCCATTTTAGCAGCTTCTTCTGGAGAGTTTGGAACTGACTTTACATTTTGCCAGAACTTCTCGTCTTTCATAATGTCTTTCCAAGTACTTATAACTGGTTCTACAAGCTCGCCGCGGTGGCCCGACATATCTTTCATACTACCATTTGGTAAAACGAAGCCTACGTGGTCCCATTTATTATTCTTAATACCCCAGGCAGACTTCATAAAAAATAATGTATTAGAAACATCTTTATTTTCATTTAAATACTTTCGCCAGTTTTCAAATAGTATTTTCATGTTGTGCTTCTGTATACTTGTTTAAAAAGTTGTTGTACAGCAGGGTCACCTTTGTAGTGTAGATCTAAAGCAACTTTTAGCTGATCCAGATCTTTAAGTTTTTCGTCTCTTGGTAAACTTTCGTAAGGCTTAAACAACGCTGGGTTGTCTTTTTTTTGCCACGAGTTATGCTTCATCCAAACTTCATGGAATTTAGAAGCTAAACTGTTAATATCTTCAGCTGATTTAATTGGCATGCTCTCAACAACTTTTGCATAATCAACAGCAGGGCCGCCATTTAATAATTGATTAAGAGATGGCACAATTTTATCTGCAGTCTGATTAATATTCTGATAGGCAACACCATCCTCTATTTTTATTCCCTCATAGCCTTTGAGTTGTTCTGCAGTTGGCTTGCCAGGAATTTGTTTAAATTTAGGATCATTTCCTTTTTTTCTTCTATGGTCTTTCAGCCATTGGGTATGCATTTTATCTGTCATTTGTTTAGCTAATGACTCATTTAGATATTGGCGCCAATTTTCAAATAAGTTTTTCATTTATCTATTTTCCTGTTACAAAATAATATCCAGCCGCGGCTAATTTATTTCGGTCTGTGATAGGCTTATTATTTGCATCTGTTAAATCTCCTCCTGGAAATGCTGTAATTGGAGATATTAATAATTTTCCATCAGATACTTTTCCTATAATCCCAGCAATAAAACTCATATTTTGAGTATCTTTACCTTCACCAGATGTTATAGCTACCCTCTCAATTTGATAAGCTTTTGAATTAGATTCTGGAGTCCAAATAGGAATTTTCAACAAGTCTTCTCCTTGTTGAGCCAATTTAGCACCTTCTTCAGTTGTAACAATTGCTCCTTTTTTTTGTTCTCCGGGGATATATTGTTGATTTCGAAATTCTGTTACAGAAGTGTGTTTTTTCATTTTAGCTACTTCTTCGGGAGAAGCTTTTTTTACATTTGCAGTACCAACTGGTATTCCGGCCGGCAAATCTAACCATTTAATTCTTGTAGGGTCACTCGTATCATTAGGATTATTTTTAGATACCAATGATATAATCGCCTTTTGAAAATCTACGTTCGGTGAAAATTTGGATCCTGGTTGGGAATTTGGACCCTTAACATGTCTTGATTTAATGTGATCAAAATTATCCCTAGTACCGATTATATAATAATTTCCAGCAGGAGATATAGTATTTTTATCTGCTTTGACTTTTCCTCTTATATATTTATTTAATTCATTATCTGGATTATCAATAATTTGTTGAATTTCTTCAAAAGGAACTTGTCCAACCTCTTCATTTACATATTGGCGCCAGGATTCAAATAAGTTTTTCATTTCTTGTTTTGCCTCGCTATTTTTTTAACTTGCTTTTGTAGTTTTGTTACTTCAGTTTCTAGACTATCTAATCTACTTTGTGTTGTATAATAAAATCCACCTAAAGTGGCAGCAATCGTTAAAAGGGTAATAAGGGTCTTAATATCTATATTTTCTAACTTCATGTTTAATCCTCGTTAGTAAATATTTCACTACCCTTGAAGTTTTCTGCTTTTTCTTCTCTCGAAAAAGTTCTAATAACGCCGGCCTTCTTTTCTAAAATATAAATTATTTCTAGAGGTTGGAATCCAACAATTATTTTTCCTTTGACAATGAAAAGGGGAACTGCGCTAAGACGGCCTTTATAGCCTATCGATTTAGCATACTTTACTAACTGTTCGTAATCATTATCGTTTTCAAAGTCTTTTTCAATATAATGAATTTCATTGTCTTTAAGAAACTCTTTAGCTTTGTCGCACCACGAACACCATGAAGTCGAATATAAAACTACAACATCATCATTTAATGAAACAGTTTCTTTTTTAATTTCAGTGGTTGCACAAGACATACAAGATAGTAAGAAGACACAAGATAATAATATTAATAGATATTTCATTTATTTTTCCCTATTTTCTACTTCATAAATTATGCTAATAATAATACATGCGATGATTATTAACTTAATCTCCACCGTAGGTTTTCCAAAGCTCTACTATCTCTTCATATTGCTTTCTAGCGTCGTAATCTACTTTACTTAAGGATTTATCTAGATGTAAAGGTTGTTTTTCTTCATCTTCTTTTTTCCAAATAAGTCTTAAAACTTCTAGAATATGTTCTTTGTCTAGTTCGTCATGGGTCTCGTTAAGATTTCTTCTTGCTTCTTTCCAAGTTAACTTATCTTTTTGTAAATCTACGCATATTAGACACATTCACTTATTTCTCCTATTCTATCGGCCAGACTCGGACAGAGCGTCGTTCCAGAGTCGATAATGTGTATCCCAGGTTGATACCACCTCGCCGCGTACATTTTGAATTTCCACAGGACCATATTGTTGTATATATCCTTGAGCGAGTGCGTGGTCTTTTGCATCATCTATGTTAGCAAATGGTTCAGAGTATAATTTTGTGGCTCTGTATCTTCCGTCTGGCGGAGCCCACAAAGTAAATTCACCCATCGTTGGTCGCACATGATAATTTGGCATTTCCTTTAGCGTATTTTGCAGTTCTTCTTGAACAATTTGTTTTAGCTTTGATTCATCCAATGATCGTACCCAATCGAGCCCGCTACCGGGTTTGATGGCGTCTATATCCGAGCGTCTTTTTTGCCAATTATCTATCCTCGATTGATCCCAGTTGCGGGGTTCCCAGGCATAACGGAGGCGGTGGGCCCTTGGTGGGTGTTCTGGGTGGGTACGACCTTCAGGATTTTTTTCATCCTTTTTTGTTCCTACTTGTCTTAAAAACCTCGCAAGATCGGGGTGCTCGCTCCGGACCTTTTTGAGTATTCTTGTCATTTCATCACTTACAGTGTTAAATTTTCTAGCTGTGGCGCCCAACTTTTCTTTTCCAAAATTTCTTTTATCTGGTCCTTCTGGCATAGCTGCATGTTCTTTTTCCAGTTCTTTTAACTCTAATGAAAGTTTTTGAAATTCTTTTATTCTTTCTATTAATCCTGGTTCATTTTCCAAAATATTGTTATACCTTTCTAACTCTTGGCTCTGCTTTTTTAACTTTCGGCCCTGACGCCATTTATTAAATTTGTTTTTTATAGTTTCTTCTTTTAACACGCTTTGTAGTTCTTCTTCAATAATTTGTTTTAGTTTTGATTGGGTTAGTTTCATGTTATTCTTCATATTTTACTCCTCCGGGAAGTGTTTTTGGTAGAGGTCGACCTAGAGTAGATAATATTTCATCTGCAGCTTTCTGATCTGCAGCATCCAAAATTTCTTTTAACATCCTAACGGCCTCTTCTAGACCATCGTGAAGGATTTGTTCAGCTAGATCTTCTGCGCCTCGTTCGTAATCTGTAAGAGATCTAGATGTGCCAAGGTTCTGGACACTCATATTAGTACTCTCCAAAACACTTTCTAGAATATCAAATATTTTTTTAAGAGGATCAGAAGACTCATGTTCTAATACACTCATTTCTTCTTTTATAATCTGCTTTAGTTGTGATTTAGTTAGTTTCACGTAAATGCTCCTACGTTTTGTGCCTGATAACCTTTCTTCAGCGCCCAGGCCTCAACGAAATAATGCGCGATGCCGTTGCGGATCATCGCCTTGGCTGCGTCGGCGGCATCTACTGCGCCGGCGTGATCTGAAAAATTAAATTGCTCAACGTCACCATCTGCGAACGTAATCGTTTGACCATTCATCTGTTCAAGCATTTCTTCAAATGTGGTTGTTATCCCACCGATTTTTACAAATGGCCCACCATCGTCTTCATCATCAATAACGTTATATGTAAAGGTGCCGGCCTGCTCATTCAATACTTTCGCGAGTTCTTCTTTTATAATCTGTTTCAGTTGTGATTTGGTTAGTTTCATAGTTCAACGTCCTCGATGTCTAATTCTCTCATACTAGATAATACTCTTTGTACCACATCAGTAAGTCTTTCATATTTAGGATCAAAAGCATTGTGGATAGATTCATGTTCTTCGTCTGTTAAAGCGGTTGGATGCCAATCTCCATTATACCAAATCATGATTTCTGCTTCGGGATCAAGAGTTTGAGCAGATAAAGCATGCTCATTTAAAAAATATCTTGGGTCAATACGTTTTTTATTTTTTTTTGATATCATTTTAAATATTTTCTCCAGGAATCAAATAAAATCTTATCTGTAACTAGTTTATTTTGTTGGTTTTCTTCCATAACACTATCTATCACTCCCATTGTTTCTTCGGGAGTTGGCATGCCGGGTCTCCAACCACTAGGATCTTCTTGAGCGCCAGAAGCCGGCTTAAATAGTTGTGGCTCTTCTTCCATTGCCAGCTTGCCAAATTTTGCTGCAGCGTCTAGAGTTTGGTCTATAAGTATTTTATAAACTTCGTTTAAATACCTGTCTAAATACTTTGCAAACTGAATTGTGTCTTTAATTTGATCCAAATCGTCTGTCATTTTTATTTTCATATGGATGGTAGCCTTTAGGGCGGGACTCGGAGACACTTGAATATCAGGAGATAAAATCTCAACCTCAATATTTTTATATGGTATTGTATCCCAAGCTCTATCTTCTAAAAGCTTCATTTGTCGATCTTTTTGTTGATCTAGTTGTACGAATAGATCAATTGTTTTACGTAGCCAATCTTTTAAGAAGTCTGTATAGGGGCTACGAATATTCTGTTCAATTCTCTTTGTATATCTGGAGAGAAATGTTTTTTGTACTATTGACACTGCGCCCTGCTCACGTTGGTGTTGCTCACGAGTATCTTCTAACTTATCGTAATTTAAAGCTTTTAATAAGCCAGTGAGTGGTAAATCAAATTTAGGAGTGAAAAGATGGATGATACCTTTTTCAAATTTTGTATTTAGATTCTTAAATTGTTCTAGCTCGTCAAACATTTGCTTTCTAGCGTCATATTTTTCAGATTTTATGTAGCCCATATTTCCTAATTCTTCAATTGCTTTTTCTAAAATCTGAGGATGTTTTTTATCGTATTCAGCTATTCTATTAAGAAATACTTTAAATTGGGTTACACCTTCGTGCTCATCGTGGTCTGGTTCAAATCTAACTCTAATAGTTTCTTCATAATCATTAATTTCTACTTCAACTTCATCAGGATATATACCTAGGTCATCCATCGCATCTTTGAATATATCAGTTAGTTGATCTTCATAATCAGATGCCATTGGATTTCCATCGCCTGTATCAATCCATGGAAGGTCTTCCGGAAGATCGATTGATGTATAGGCATTCCAAATCCAGCGATGTCCACCCCAATCCCGAGGATCTTGAACATCTACATCAATATATTCAAAAGAGTGCTCGTGATCTCTTAGCGCAACTTCGAAATCTTCTGAGTCCGGACCGGCTGGATTTTCACCTTCGTGCTCGCGAGCTACATACAAACAATCATGGGCGGCGGATTCGAATATTCTCTGTAGTACCTCTAATACTTCTTCAACATCATTAGGATCTTCTATAGTTTCGTCATATTCTTCACCAAAATCTCTCACTAGTGTTTTGACAAGAGTCTGAACGTCTTCTGGTACGTCATCGCCCATTTCCAGATCCCTATTGAGTGTACTAAGTGTTTTTTCTGGGTTAGATACAGCACCTCCTGCTAACACATACTCCATATTTCTATAAAAATCAGAATGGTCAATATCTTTATTGTCTCTATTATTAATATTAATAACGTCTTGATCTAAAACTGTTAGCGCTTGTAAGGAAGCATCATCACTCTTAGGTAAAAATTTACTAATAACATAATAAAAGGATTTACCTTCGTCTGTATATTTTGTATACCATTCTTCATGACCATCATAGCCCTCTACATTACAATTTCCTCTTGCAATACACCAACTTGTGGCTCCTCGTGCTCCACCTAGATGGGCTGCAGCCTCAACAGAATATGGACGAGCTAATACAAAATAATCATTTTCAATAAGAACTTCAACATCTTCAAGAGCTTTCATTTTTTCGCCTCTCTTCTTTTGGCGCTTTGAAAACCCTAGTTCTTTAGTTACAGATATAAGATCATCTAAACTTTTGTAGGAATTGATGTCTTTGTTTTTAATTCTTTGAATGTTTTTGTGGAACTCTGCAATTTCATCGCCAATTTTTATAGCGTGATTAAAAAGCTCAACAAAGAATTCATCTTGGGGATTAGGCTCGTCTTTGGCCGGCCACGCGATGTTGACGCCTAGTGGCCCCTTTAACTGCTTATCTAGTTCTGCAGCTAGCTGTTTAGTCATCCACATAAGATACTTATTGTTTTTAGAGGGATCTAAATTAGCTAGACGGTCTACAAATCGATTAACTTGAGGATATTTTTTCTCTGCGTCCTCTTTACGACCTTCCGCAATAAGGGCTATTTCTTCTTCAGTTAAAGTATCTTCTTCAGCTAAGAATCCGCCTCGTCGACCAGTTGCTGAATCTGTAGAACTAGCATAACCATCAAATCCAATAGTTTCTCTTTTGGATTCATATCTAGAACTTTGATGACCAGGGCCCGGGCGTTGATTCTCAGTAAGAAAACTTCTCCATTTATTAACAAAGTCACTCATATCACTATAAGTAGTTTATTTTTCTGTGTTTTTCTGCTCTTTTAGCTTATTTTTAACATTCTCGTTAATAGGGACTGGTTCTCCGTCGCCATCTACACGGACAAATGTCATGTCAGTTGTGCATGCAACCTTCTGTGAACCATTATATGGGCTATGTCTTCTCGCCTCTAAAGTTATAGTAATAGAGGTCGAACCAATGTCTTTTATCTTGCCATAAATTTTAATAATTTGACCAGGACGAATTGGTTTTCGAAATATAACTTCTGAAATTTTTACAGTGACCATTCTTGGCGATTCTGCTAGTTCTGCGGCTAACGCCGCTCCGGATTCATCTAGCCAAGCTAGTAGTAATCCTCCGAAAAGATTACCGTGGAAACCAACATCTTTTGTCATACAGACATGAGTTGAAAGAAGGCGCATAATATAATAATTCCTTTATGTTATAAAAAGTGGTGGAGGTGCCGGGAGTCGAACCCGGGTCCAGAATACATCAAATAGTTTGTCATTCACAAGGTTAGTTCATTTTATATTTTTTTTAAAGGTCTTCTTCAAAAACAAACAAAATAATTTGACCAATGAAGTATACCGCTAAGTATACAATGCTAAAAATATTTAAAGAGGCGCTAGCAATCCTCTGTCGCTACTTTGGTTAAGAAGGTAGTTAGCGAACCCCCTTATGCTGCGAGAGCATAATTTGCAACATTATCGTTGGCAATTATAGTTTCAGCGTTTTAACAGAGCCACGCTGCCCTCTGCCTTGCACAAAATATTATACTTACCCTGTCGATACCAGTTCACCCCCGTATATTATTTTTCATTAGCACTTTCCAGCGCAGTCTACACAAGAGCAGCATCCACAGCAACAGCAGCAATGGTTGTTATTGAATAAGTTTGCTAATTTATGAAGTAAATTTTTCATTAGTTTGTCTCCTAGCTTTTAAAATTTTATAACAAATGAGCGAAATATCTGAGGGGTATAGGCCACTTGCAACACCCACAACAGCAGCAACAATGTTTTTTATTAAGTATCTTTTTCATTAGTCTAGATTCCTAATCAAAAGGAACAATATAAATAGTTTTTATAAATTAATATTACAACATAGCATATGCCAAAATCGAATATCATTGTTCTTTTTTTTCAAAAAAGCTTTTAATATCAAATTCTTTTAAGAGTTTTCGAAGTTGGGTTTTTCTAAGACCCAAAAAGCTAGCAGCCTCACCTTTTGTTCTCGCTGCTGAATAAGTATACATTAATACTGCTTCTCTCGCAATATTTGGAATTGATTGCCAAAGCTTAAAACCATATAATTTGCTGTCGACCACTCTAGCGGCACACTCTAATCTGAGAGCTATCATCTCTTCGAGAGTTAAGTTAGAAAGCATTATTTCAAATTCTTCGTTCGACTTTTTTTCTGAACGTAACTTATTGGAAATGCTATAATATTCATTATCTCCGTAGAGTTTCTTCTTTCTTTCCCACATATGATCTTAACAAATTCGAATATTCATGCTACAATCTAAACACTAGCTTAACTAGCAATTAGTTGTTAAACAACACCTTCTAACTCTTCAGGAGCCGGCTGGTCTACAGGCTCCTCGGTACCGACACCCTGCTCGTATTCTGGTGTCGTAGGTTCTTCAACTTCTGGTGACAAGTCAGTTTCAAATTTATCAAAGTATAATTTTAAGTTAGTAATTAAGTAATCATAAAATAATTCTTTATCTTCAGTAGATCCCAGCACGTCATATGAATCAACTATATTACTACTAATTTTCTTAAATGAAGTAAAGGCCATATTTCTACCTGTTTCTTCCTGACCAGGGATCCCAAACTCTTCCCTTTCATCAGGTGGCTCTTCTACAGCAGCTTTGTCATCGATATCGATAAAAGCATCATCAGGAGGACTAGCTCCCTCTCCTCCAATATCAACTTCTACTTCTTTTACTGATACTAGCTTACTTTCTTCTCCAGCTTTTGATGTGACTCTTGGTGGAGCTAGCGTATCTTCTACCGCCTTAATAACATGAGACCTAAAAGATTGGCGCTGCTCAACACTTGAAGTAAGTTTCTTAAAATCGTCTTCTAGAACTGGGATGATTTTCTTAAGTAAGTCTTCTAATACATTAATACCAGTAGATCTATGAGGGGCGGGATCATTATCATCTACACTAGTTTCTTTTAGAAGATCTTTAATAATACTACGAAGTTTTTGTTCTTCAAGTAAAGCCTGTTGCTTTTCTGTTTCTTTCTTTTCTAAAACTATAGAAATACCTTTTCGTATTATCTTGCGAAGTTTTAGTTCTTGTAAAAATTGTTCTCTATTTGTTTGCATGGTTCCCGCTCCCAATATCCATTATAACATTAATTATTTGTTCAATTAAGTCATCTTCTTCTCTAATTAGTGTTTCTTCATCTCTTTTACCAGGATGGCCCATATGTCCAGCAACAGATCCGCCGGCACATGATGAAACTTCTTCGAGTTCCTCTTCTTCCTCTTCTTTTTTAGTTTTTGGTTTTTTACGCTCTTTTTTTTCTGTTATAACTTCCTCAACCAAAGAAAATAGGGACTCCATGGTCAGTGTTTTTTTTTCTATTTTTTGACCAATAACCGCCAATATTTCATCTGCTGAATTAATTGACTCTTCCGGGAGCCATGGGAGAATATCTTCATTTGTAGCAATTGCATTTCTAAAATCAGTTGCATTCAACTCGGGAGGATTGGGTTCAAAAGCGAATCTTGCTGGATCTAATACTTCTACACCCTCGGATGCATATTGTTGAACATCGCCAGCAAAACGTGACTGATCACCTCCTTTAGTGCTCGAACCCAATATAATTTTATCTCCAGGTTGTGCGTAATCTTCTTTGTTATGTTCATTTGCAACAAAATCAAAGGTCGCTCCAACAGGAGAATTCTTCGGAGATCTTAAAACTTCTACATTACTAAGACCAGCATTTCTTAAATATATATTCCAGATATCAATAGCATCTTCAGCAGTAATTTCAAGACCACCCGGTAGATTTTTAGATATTGGTGAAACTAAAACAACTACTTTACCATTGTTTCCAACAACACTAGAATAATGTTTTACCATATCTAAATGCCCGCGATGGGGAGGTTTAAATTTTCCAGGAATTAACGCAACAGCATTTGCATTTGTAATATCATCTTCTTTCGCGCTAACTGCAGCTTTTGGATCTTCCTTTTGTCTAAATGAAGAGTCCATCCCAGATAAAATAAATTTACCTGTAATTTTAACAGGTTTGGGGCCAAATTGGTCATCTCGCAAAACCACCCCTTCATGATTCATTAAACTTCCCATATCACTGGTTAAAGTTTTTAAGATATCATCTCCTAAAATTAGTGTAGCATGATAAAAAACAGCACCGTATATTGCAGGCTTTACATCGCTAGAATCTGCGATAAAAGAAGTAATTGGTGTGCCGTTTAATATTTCTGTATATACTAATTTACTTAAAGCTTTAATTTTTTTACCATTTGTAAGTTTAACAAAATGATATCGAGGATTGTCAGCTTCCGCTAGCCATTCTTCCATAGATTTAGTAACGACTTCATCTTCAGGAGAAAAGTTTACTCGGAATTGCTGTGCTAAACTACTTGAAAAATCTATTTTTTCGCCAGGATTTGTTCTTGTTGGTATTGAACCATATACTTTAAAATTGTATTCTTTGGCGAAAGGAGAAACTTTTTTAATTAGTCTTTTTAAAACAGAAGGATTATATTCTAGTTCTGTGCTTGGTGCTTCCTCATCTTCAGGACGTGGCGCACCCGGGCGTGTAACACCGGTTCTAAAGTGTGTTTTTTCATAAAACTGATTTACACCATGAATAGCAAGAAAGTTATGATCATATTCAGTAACGTTAGTTTTTCTTAAAACATACTCTGTATTTAAAAAGACCGTAGGATTATCCCACATATCTAACTCTTCTAATTCCTCTTGAATACTTGGAAGAGCTTCATTAAAAATACCAAGTAATACACTGATGGCTTCCCGCATGCCATGGCCTTCGGGAAATCTTTCACCAATACGATTAAAAGTAATACCTTCAATATCAATTGGTTTTAGACTTCCACGATCAACCGCAAACTCTTTGCCATTGCGACCTTCGACTAGCTTAAAACTTACATTAACACCATCAATTTTTACAGCACCAGAATTATTAGCTAAATATTCTGCTGCATTTTCAAAAAATTCAAAAAGATCGGCCCCGTTTTTTACACGAGGTAAATCAAATGGATGCGCCATATGTCCTGCTGCACCGCCCATTTAATTTCTCCTTAAGAATCAGATTTTGTTGATAATTTAGACTTTAGCTTTTTAGCTTTCGAAACAACAGTTTGTTTTACAGAAGTTTTTTCTACTTTTGGAGCAGGAGCAGGCTTCTCACTTGCTACTTCTTTAACAACTACTGGTTTAGCAGCTGCTGCAGCTTCTGCTGCCTTTGCCTTTCCTCTTGCTCTTCTTCTACGTCTACCTTTTGGGCTAGCCATAATAAATCTCCTTTTGATTTAACCTTTTGTAACTTTATAAGGCTCTTGTTTGCCTCTTAAAGATAATGGGCCTTTGATATTTAGAATAACGGGAACTTGGATCCCGGGTTTAACGGTATCACCAGTAATATCTGATAGGGCTGACTCATCTGCACGATCATATTGTTGAGAAAGATTATCTAATGTTTTGATAATATAATCAGAACTTATTGAAGGCGTCGTCGGTGATGTTTGTGTCGCCATTTACTTAATCCACTTTTTCATAAGAGCATCATAAAGTCGCTCTTCTTTAAGTTGTTCGAAGGTTTTTTTCTCGCCTCTCGCATGCCCGGATCCAGGATATGTCTCTCCGGGAAATTTCCCGCCGACGTCACGTACCGGCGCGGGTTCCTTTCTCCGCCCACCATGTTTCCTCATGCAGTCTTCGTGCGCTCCGAGCAACATGCCGGTGCTTATTTGCTCATGATTCGGGTCGTCTTTAACGGCCTGCTGCAGCTGGTTCCATGTGTCCGCACATGGATCCGAATCTTCTTCCAATTCTTCGGCCTCTTCCAAGGGCTTTTGACGATCGGCCGGCTTATCCTTGCCTCTACGATCCTCTGAATTGCCTCTACGGCGCTCCTCAAGGCTTTCCTCTTCCTCGACGACCTCTTCCCCTTCGGAGACGTCTTCCTCTTCTTCTAGCGGCTGTACACGGTCTGGCTCTTTCTCCTCCGCGCGCCGGCCGGGTCGCCTACGTCGTTCTTCAAGCTCTTCGCTTTCAGCTAGCCGTGTTTCTTGAGCCCATTCTTCGTGTGATTGTCCGGAATGGACTTCATCACATTGTGTTGGCTCGTGTGTATGCACGGTTAAACCAGAAGCAGAGCCTTCCATTAATTTTGCTTTCAAAGCTTCTCTGATTGCTTTTCTTAATGTTTGTTCATTCATTGTTTTTTTCCTTGATTTGGATTTGATTCCATCTTCCCAATCTCTTATAAGTAGATTTCCTTCTAAATAAGCTTCTTTCTCCATCATTCTTAAATGTTCGTCTTTTTGTGCGTAACCTTCTTCTGTTACATGATCTCCTTCAAATTCACCTCTACAATTCTGATTATGATGAACTAATTCGTGAGAAAAAGATCTTAATATGTCCTTTGGATGTCTCTTATCAATATAAATAGATATCTCATTTGCATTTGGATCATAATAAGCTGTTTTTCCTAAAGGATTCGAAGCATTATGAGGATCTGAAACAAAAGAAAGCGCCACTGGCCTGTTAAAACCAAGGCGCTTTTGTGCATAGGGAAAAAATTTATTTACTAACTCATGTACTTCTTGCAAACTCTCATTTGTCTTATTTGTTATTTTTAAGCTCATTTTTAATAAGTCTTTTTAACTTTTCCTCTGATAGAGTAATTGTTTCTTCTAGTTGGCCGGCCACCGTGGACTTTGTACCAATAGTTCCCTTTTTATATCCCCCTAAACCACCGGTCGGGGCTTTTGTAGCACGAGCTTTCTCAACACCGCCTCTAGGTTTACGATCTTTAGCTAAACCAACAGGTGTTTCTGGATCGGTTGCTGACATTGCAACATCACCGATTTCACCAGCTTCTGGAGCAGCAGAAGGATCAATTGCTACAGACAACTCCTTTAGTTTGCCTCCAGTGCCACCAACACCAGCTAATTCGGATAATTTATCCATATAACCGTTATGTATACTAATCCAATTAACTAATTCTGCAGCTGCTCTATACACAGCATCTGCCGTTTCACCTGTAGCTACAGCTTCTGTTACGGGTTTTCCTTCTGCGTCTTCCATACCTTCAGGAGGCCCGGTGACGACATCATCTTCGTTATCAGGTTGTAGGCCCTGGGCTCTTAATTCGGGCTCATCTTCTACAGATAACATATCTGCCAAACGATTAAGAGAAGTGGGATCAATAGCTACCGCTTTAAGCTTAGTTTGTAATTTATCATTTGCCTGTCTAACTTTAATTTCATATTCAGCAAAAACATCTGCTAACTGAGCCATGGTAGGGGCAACCCTTTTTAAAGCTTTTTGTCCCGCAACTTCTTTTTGTTCCGGCGATGCTTCTTCTGCAGTATCAAGCGCGGCATCAAGCATTCGATTAGCCTTCGAAGCTTTTGCGAGAGTGATCCATTTTCTTAGTCCTGTTTTTGCACCAAGCTTAATTGATTGGAACACATCAGCAATATCTTCTTCAAGCATTCTTATGTGTTCTTCAGAGAGAACTTCTTTGCTTTCTTCTAATATAACTTCTTCTACAAGCTTTTTTAGCTGCGCTTTAGTTAGTTTCATCGTTTTTTCCTCTTATTAGATGGGTTATCATAGATAAACACCAATGATTTTCAATATATAATTATCTTCATATATGCTTAATAGCCGTTTTTTAATGCTATAAAGTGACTTATTTTTTACCAAAAAAAGCCAAAAAATGCTGTTTTTTCTCTAAAAATCCTTGAAAATAGGCTATTTTTAGCCATATTTTGGGTTTATTCGGCTGGTGGAGCCGATTTTGAACGCTTAAAAGGCGGTTTTTTGCTAAAAGGTGCCTTATTTCCTTGCTTTCCGAGTGAAATTGTCTGTTTTTTAGCTTCTTCGTGGTCTTTTTTGACCAATTCTTGGTATTTTCCCGCTTCTTCAAGCGAAAAATCGGCTTTTTCTTGCGTTTTTTTGTTATTTTCAACGAATTTACGCCAATTTTTGCTAAATTCTTCCTTTAAAGACATCATTGCGTCATAAGAATCGGTAAAAAGGTCAGATAATCGCTGCAAATAGCCATTTCGACGCAAAACTTTGAATGCTAGGTTCTCTTCAGAGAAGATTCCACCCTTTTGAAGCCCACATCTTCTGAATTTTCTTATCTTTTCCTTGATTTTCTTCGAGAAATCATGAGAATCATCGTATTTTTGGTGATTAAACAGCTTTTCGACCCCATCAATGAGGCTCATGAGCTTCGAAGCCTTCTTTTTAACGTCCATATAGTTAATTTCAGGCTCATTGTGAAGCGGTTCTGCTACCCATTGGTTATTTAACACCGAATAAACACCCATAGATATATGAGGTTCTTTAGAATCCTGTATATATATCTCCACTTCATACCCGTGAATTAGGATATTGTGTTTCTTATTCCAATTTATAATCTTTTCTTTGAATAAATCTTGCAATAATTCGGTATTTTCATGAATTTTTTCGAAATCAAGCAAGATATGAAGGTCAACATCCGAAAAACTAGACCAATTATAGCTTGCAAGCGAACCAGTAAGCAAAATATCGTCCAAAATTACTTCTTTATTGAATAAATCAGATAAACCTAGGTCATCAAAGAACTTATTTGATATTTCTAACAGCTTTTCGCGGACTTCAGGGTCCATTAACTTGTTTTGCCATATTTCAGGCGCTAGATCATCCTGCATTTCGAGATTTGTTACGTCAATCTCTCTATGATCATCTAAAAATTCTTGCCAAAGTTGCAAATTCATACAATAATTACTTACTTACAAGCGTTTTCGTCAATAATTTCCATTAAACTATTATAAACAGTTAACATATCGTCTGTTAATTCATACCACTTGCCTGAAGAAGCGGTACATAGAGGTTCCCATCCTGAATGATAGTTACCATTTTCCTTATGCCAATCTTTTGAGAACACATATATCTTTGTATTAACAGTGTTTGATATCAATTGTAACAAATGATCTTGTTCAATTTTAGGATCTAGGTAAGATTGAGGGACTTCATCTGAAAATAATATAATAACTCTCTCTACACTTGAGTCAGTACGCCAATTAACTTTGAAATTTAATAATTCTGGGTTAGATTGACCAACGCCTTTCATTGTATTCCAAGCTAAGTCCGCTAATTTGATTGGTAAGACAGCAGAGGAGACCAAATTATGCATCGCGAGATATAACGCATCATGAAGCATCTCCCGCGCGCCTGACATAGAGTATGAGTTGATGTTTAATTGAGCCATACCGGCCAAGAAATCGGTGAATCCTGACAAGTTATGATGCAATTTAAGGTATTCTGCGTATGGACCACTAAAACCCTCTAGAGGGCCCAAAATAATGCCCCATTGAAGTACTTCTTCATCACTATACTGGCCGGCAAATTTGTTGAGAGCAGTCATAACAGCAATAATCTCTGTATCCATAGAACCAGACCAGTCAACAATGAATAGAATATCAACTGGTTGCATTTCTTCACCAGAATCAGTTATACCATCACAATCATCATCAACGCCATTGCAGACTTCTTCTTGAGGGGTTATCTCATCTTTACAGAACCCTGGAGTGAAATACTGCGGTTCTTCTGGCATATCAACCCAATAGTTCCCCCAAACACCTTCTAAACAAGTTAACATGCCCGGTTCGCATATACCTACATATAAAGTGGCCGGATCTGCGGAATAACATTGCGCATATAGGTCTTCATCGATCAATTGATTGCAATTATCATCGAAATTGTTGCATTCTTCCGCTTCCAAAGGCATGCCCACCGTCGGATCGCATATTTCGTCTGGATCTGGGAAATAAACGCACGGTGCAACACAATCTGTCGTATAAATCTCCGTACAATTAGGATCTGCGCACTCACACGTCTTATATCCTTGGCCACAAAGCAATGGCGACTCATTACACGGGAATAATGCCCCAACGTGGTCTATAGTACACTCACATTTAAGCTCTTCGTCGATTTGACCGTCACAATCGTTATCAAAACCATCACAGATTTCAATTTGGACCGGAGGAGCGTTACAAGAGACCCAATTACCTGCAATACAGTATTCTATACCGACTCCGCATGCTGTTGAACACTCTTGAATGAGATCTTCATCAATATCACCGTCACAATCATTGTCAAAGCCATCGCAGACGTCTTCTGGTACAAAACCACACTCCCCACATGCGTTTAATTGGCCTTCGTCGATAAATCCATCACAATCATTGTCCTCATAGTCGCATATTTCTTCGGAACAGATCGTTTCACAGTCTGTAAACTTAATTTTGCCTTTATCGCATACTTGGTCTTGCGTTCCTGGAAATCCATCGATTGTTATGCACTCAATTGTTCCCATATTATAGTTTGTTGGATCACATTCCAAAAATTCTTCACATTCTCCGACTTCCAAAACCTTCGGAGGGTCAAGACATATATCTTTTACAATCTTCATACGCCAATTGGCATTTAGATCACAAAAATACCACTCTTCACGAATACATTTCTTCCGATACTCTTCAGGAGTCATCAACTCCATAATAAGAGGGTTTGGAATTGATATCGGATATAAACTTATAGGAGGGGCTTCATCTGGAGTATCATTACAAGAAACTACTGTCGAGAGCACCAATAATAAAACGGCGCCGTATACCAACGACATTTTTAAAATATTATATAATTTCTTGAGTATTTTCATATTAATCGATTGGACCAAAAAGATCATCGAAGTTAAAGAAAAATTTATCAGTATCTCTTATATTAACTTCTTCCATTGTATTCCAAAGTTTAGCCAACGTCCTTCCAGCTTCTATATCTGTATCAAAGTGTTTTTTTAAAAAATGTTTATCTTCTACCAAAACTGCAAAATATGCACGAATCTTCCATTTGAATTTATTTGTTAATTCAACACATCCAACTGGATCATCATTATTCTTTCCAACAATCCGAACTTCCGTGGTTGTATGAGAAAGCTTCTTCCAACTTATTTTCATTCAAGGAAACTCTCGTTTATATGATTACATTCGCTACATTTAAATAACTGTATTGGTGCCATTATTTCTTCTCCTGTCGGAGAAATTACTGGGGATATTCTTTTTATTCTATAAATTTGTACAAAATACTTGCTTTTGCACTCATCGCATTCAACATCGCCGGCATCGCGCAAGTTGAAGCTAACATTACCTTGTTGTTGCATCTTAACCTCTATTAGTAATTAATCATCAAAAATTTAAATTCTTGAATAATTTTATTTTATCACACTTTAAGCGCGAGGTTCAGAACCACACGACAGTTTTGAATTGAATTAACTTTCCGAAAAAATTTTCTATTATTTTTTTATCATTTTCTTTGCAAACACCGTCAGCGCCGAGGATAATTTTTGTATTTTGGCCAATATTCTTCGGTTTGGCCTTACCGACGTTTTCCCATGTCTCGTCATCGTCTTTATACTTAATATAACCAACCGGCAGCAAATTTTTCTGTTTTCCGGACGATGAAGGCACGATAATCAGGTCCCAGCCCATGTCATCAGCAGGATTAATGAGTTTTGGCCACTCTCCATAATCAAACTCAAGTTTGACCTTTTTCAAACCGCCGAATTTTTTCGTTTTTCCTTTTGGAGTGTCGATATTGATTTCTTGATTCGGATTTGCGCGAATAATATCAATTAGTTCTTTTTGTGTTGGAATTACCTGTTCGATCAAAAATTTTTCCCAACTTTCCAATATTTTTTTCATTTAAACACTTTTTCTTTCGACGTATCAAAAAGTTTGTCCATAAAACTCTTTTTAAGACGCAAAAGTCGTTCAAATTTGACTTTATCGCGAGCATCAGTATAAAGAGTTGTTGGTTTTTTCACTTCCCCGTCAATTAATTGCTCATTAAAATCGTAAAATTTAGCTTTTGGGCTTTTAGCATTGGATGTCGATGACAACCATATAATTAAAGATAATACCACTATAATACCAACAATTAAAACCATTGTATCAATCAATATATTTTTAATTTTCTCAACCATACCCGTAAATAGTTTTAAAAGGTATCTTAAAGCTTAAAGTCACTTTAAAAATATGAAAACTTGCGTTTTCATTCTTTTTAAACCGAGTGCGAGTTAAAGTTGATAAAGTTACTCACCATTAATGAAACTATCGATTATTTCGCTTGTTGCTTCTAGAGTTTTTTGCAAGATCTGCAAAGCAATAACCATTTTCATCATATCCATAATGTCTTTTGGCTCGTTTGCGCTCTTTCCTACTTGTTCAGTAAGTGAAACAAAATCGCTAGTGCTCATGTTTTGATTTGGATCGCAAAGATTGGGCGAACCAGCAGCTTGTTGGCTATTGGGTAAGCTAGCACCAGCAGAACTCCCCGCAGCAGCCGGTTTTTGCGCGGTTGCGGAACTTTGTGCGGGGCTAGCGGGGGAAGCAGCGCCTACAGCGCCAACCGCTCCTACACTCATGATAAACCTCCATGTTTATATAAATAACTAGTCGTTATTGGAAATATTAAATGCTTCCGCTGATTGGGCGGGAGATTAAACGAATACCAGAGGTTGGAAAATAGAGTATATTATTATATGGCCACCAGTAGATCTCAAACATTAAACCATCTCTAGTTTTGTAATAAGACAATACCATTCCGTATCTACACTGCTCGCGTGTATATACGCGTGATCTTAAATAATCAGAGTTTGGTTCAACTAAATCACCTACTTTAAAGAACTGTCTTACCATAGTGAAATAAGTAGCAAAACAACTTGACGTAAAGAAGAAATAATGTGATAATAAGGAGTGTTCAGTAAAAAAATATTACCAGGAGATCTGGTAACATATAAATATCATCCGGAAAGAAAGGAAGATATAGGTTTGGTATTACAAATAGTAGAAGGCGACCAATCCCCTTTAACATCCGGGGGAAAAGCCGCCTATATTCTATGGCCTAACCATTTCAAACAATATTGCGCGATGCATTTGATTGAATTATTTAGATCTGCGCGCTAGCGAGTATTGCGCTCTTCTTGTACTTGCTTTCTAAGGGTCTTGCAAGTATTAACTACCTCTTGAAGTTGCTTTCGAAGTCTAGTACCGGCGGCATTATTTCCGCTCTCATGCTTTTCTGCATCTGTTAACGCTGTAGTTAAAGTCTCAATTAAATCATTTACACTCGTAGTAACGCTCATTATCTTTCTCCTTTACATTAATAAGCTAAATTAGCAATCAGCCTTCTTTTTAGACACCATCAACGCGCGCGATGCGACGTCCAACTGAAGTTCTTCCAATATACTCGACCAATTTTCTATATCGGTCTTAGTCATCTCGTCCATCATCATCCAAAGCGAATCAACTTCGTCTTTTAGTTGCTGATTTTCTTCCTCCAACTCTTTTATAAGTTGATCTTTTGTTTTTTCGTCTTTCTTTGACATGTTATTACAATAATAAGGGAATATTGGCCCGTTTGTTAAGCCGCTAATGTTTTAATTAGTGATTTAATTGCCATTTTTTCTAATTTTTATATTTTTTGGCTCGATTAATCGGCTCTCCTTCCACTATCCAATGGAAATGACCGAACGGTTCTTGCTGGTGTCTCTCAACTTTCGCATTTTTTGGGAAAATTTTTTTTACGGCATGTTTTATACACTTAATTTCGCCTTTTAGTGGCAATGAAGTGTGCCTTCGAAGCGCTACTATCCAATGATCTTCCTTTGGTAGCTTAATTACTCTCACTACTGGTGTCTCATATATGCATAATACCTTTCTTGTCTCGCATATTGTACACTTTTTCTCCTCATACTTCATTTTTGCTTTTTTTATTTTCCGGCAATTTTAGCGCACGGTCTTTTTCGCGTATCGATTTAAGCGCGCCGTGTGCCAAAGCCTGAATTACCCCCAATTCTGCCGTTGTCTGCTGAAGAAGCTGCTTGTACTGCTGCATAATAGCGTTAAGCTCGCCTATCTCAATAAGGAGCTGTTCTATTACCTGTCGCTTATTCCCACAAGCTTCACATTTTTGCTTTTTCCCGAACATACTATAATTAGCTGCTCGCGGAAGATGCAACTGAAATTTGGGAAAATTTCCGGGCGATCGATCACGCGCGTATTTAGCTTGCTATCTCTTTCCCCCTTTCTGGTACATAGGTTCCGGGGGGTAGGGGGGAGGGGGACCCCCTTAACTACTCGTTTTCGCTAGGCTTTTTTGGTGTTCCATCTTTGGATAATATAATAAATGGCATGCCTTTTTGCCATTTGATTGTAACTTTACCGTTTTTGTAAAGACTTATAGCACCATACACCTCGTCGGCTTGCGTATACATGCCAAGACTTTCATATTCGTCAGCCATTTGTTCTAATTTGCTGAGAGTGAAGTCTATTACCTCGCAAGTGTCGCTTGCTTTGTCACTTTCCCCTTTATTTTTATCATCCTCGGACATATTGGTAATTAGGCGGTGAGACCGTTATTCGTGAAGAATTCCGCACACTTACGGTCAAGGGCCTTGGAAATCTGGCAGACGCGCGGCTTGGAAATGCCGTTGATCTCCGCAAGTGTCGCTTGCGAAAGGGGCTCATTTCCCAAGTATTCCGCGAGGTTACGGGACTCGAAGATGTGACGGTCCCGCAAGGAAAGAGTGGAAATAAAAGAGGAAAGAACGCGCGCAATTCGCTCACTCTTGCGGACACGATCCAGCTTCTCGTCTTGCCGAATCTCGCGAGTAGAAAGCAAGTCACCGAAAGTAGAACCGTCAGAATCGCCAACGGGAGTTGACATAGAAGTAGCAGATCCGAACACAACAGCCCAAGCGTCTGCGATCTTGTCGGCGTCCAGCTTCAAGTGATCCGCGATGGTTTCCGGTGTAATATCAACACCTTGGGCGGTAAGCACGCGGCGCGCGCGGTGAATCTTGCGGTAAAGCTCGCGAGTTGTGCGATCATCGCCGGAGACGACGCCGCGCGACTTTACAACTTCTTGACAACGCGCAACCATCCACTGGCGCGCAACGGTTGGAAAGTTTGCACCAGAGGACCGGTCAAACACGCGGATCGCGTCAAGCGTAGCACCGGCAGCGGTGGCGATCAGATCTTCAAGCTCGATCCCGTTACGCTTGTGATTGTTGGCGACGTTGATCGCCAGTCGGATGTTAGAGAGCACCAGAGCCTTGCGAGCGTCAGCATCACCAGCCTGCGCCTGGATAGCTAGCTCGGTCTGAGCCTTGCGGGGAAGTGGAGCGTTGTCTTTTGCGATCTTGAAGAAGTCCAATGTCTGATCCTTTGTTGGGGTTGCTTTCCTCGACTGCTTATAGATCATAGCACAGTCTGAACCCAATAGGGAAAAAAACGACACTCGTAAGTCTTTGATATCATTAATGAAGTGAAAATAGATTTAACTAATTTCTCTTTGATTATCGCGGACTTACGGGCCTCCTTTGTAAGTTATTGAAATCATTAGACCCCAAATCACCCCGATCCAGCCTGTTTTGAGAGGCTGTGATCGTAAGTGATATCAAGGGGTTAGCGGAGTCGGTTGGTGGGGCCGATGAGGAAGGATTGAGCGCAGAGCGCGGCGAGTGCGGCATAACCGAACAGAATCATTGAACTTTCTCCTAGAGCAAAGTTAATTAAGTGATTGAAATCATTGAGGATTTCAAAAGTGGGTTTTTGGCTAGCGCCAGCGGTTGGGGGACACCTTGCGACCAGCGAAGGCTGACACGGTGTCATACACGCGGCGCTGACCGTCGGATCCGCCGTAGACGTCCGGGCTGGACTGTAGCGGGCTCTCGTTCTTGTCGAACCGAGCGAGCAGATACACGCCATTGACGTGCGCGATGGCCAACGTCTCACCGTTGGGCAGGTGGACACGGCGCTCGATGGTAACGGGCTCCGGAGCCTTGTTGAGTTTCTGGGTGAATCGCTCGCGAGTGTGCTGCGTGCGGCGCTTGTTGGTCTTGCACTTGGCTGCCATCGGGCTAGCTCCTTCGTGTGTCTGGGTTGCGTGGCTACAAGGTAACTATAAGCACGCGGGTGAATGGATTAAGGGTTGACAGTGAGAAAAAGAGGGGGTTTGATCCGTAGCCAGTTCAGCACCGGCAAAATCGCATGTGTTCATTGTACCCTGCTAGTACCGTAATTTATTTACGCTTTTACTAGCTTCCCCTATCCCACAGAAAAAAATACTCTCAGTTATACGTAAAAAAAACTGAAGATATATCTTTTTCCCTTCAATGTCTTTGTTCTTCTCTAAAACTTTTTCATGACATTCCTTACTTTTGGCTCACAATTTTCACGCCTCGCACACCGCTGGATCCTTCCTTACCATCGGGATAAGTGAACCTCACATCGGGCGGGTTGACGTAAGTAACCAGCGCTGGCTTGCCTGGGTGATATCCATAATTAATCACCACAAGATCGCCAACCTTGGGCATGGTAATATCTGCATAAGCCCTGGCGTCTCGTGCTCTCTTGACTTGCGCCCTCATGTGAAGAGGCACGTCGCTTAAGTCATCCCAAGGCGCGGCTATTTCAAAGATATTGCTCATGTGTTCCTCTTTTACCCTCCGACACCTAAAGTATAAGCACCGGAGGGCGTGAGTTAAGGGTTAGGACTGCTTTCCGTCAACGATGTTCGCCACGGAAACGAACAGAGCAGCGAAGTCCTTCACCTGATCCTTGTCCAGAACCAGCGAAACCCCACGCTTGCGACCGGGGACGTTCATGGTCAGCGAGACAAGCGGAATCTCGTCATTGACCTCGCGAACGAGCACAGAGGCAAGCGCGGCCTCATTGGCTCCGGTAACGGTAAAAGTGTTCTCGACGACGACGGTTTGAGTGGTGCTCTTGTTCAGCATTTTGTGCGTCCTCCATGGATGCGGTGTGTTTGTCTTACGTGTAAACTATAAGCACGGATCGTGCCTAGTTAACCCCTTGACGATCTTTTTTTGGAATAATCAAGACAATTGATCCCTCTGTGGATCCATATGCCTCGCGTGTCTGGTTACTGGCGAGCAGATCGGCAACGTCTTGAAGTGATAGCCGACCGATCCGGGCCTGGAATCGCTCGAATTCGGTGGGGATGTGATAAGTGATAATCACTCTAACCCTCGCAGCAATCGGGGTGTGTCCAGTTCTCATACTGCCAATCGGAGATCTCGCGATTCTTACACAGAGAATCAGTCCAATTGTTCCAAGTCTCGGAACGATGGACCTCATCGACCCACTTCCATTTTCCACCCTGCGACTCGGTTTCCTGGGCGATGATAGCGGGAAGGATATCGCGCTCGAACTCTTCAATCGCTTCGTCGCGGGTCTTGACTGTGTACAGGTCTCTGGCCATTTTGGAATCTCCTCTGTCCCTCTGACACTTATATAGTAAGCACCGGAGGGACAGAATTAAGTACGTGAAGGGAATAGTTAGCGGGTTTCTTGTGCGGCGTATCCCACGAGCCGCTAGCGCAAACGCATTAAATAACCTCTTTGTGTGTCTACGTGTTAACTGTAAGCACGGAAGGCTGAGAGTTAAGGCTAGAAAGGAATATAATCCTCAAAGGGTACTCTTTTCTCTCTTATTCTCGCGATCTCTCCATCACCCAGAAGACGGTTTCTCTTTTCGCGCGCCTGATTGATTTCAAAAAACTCGATTTCTTTAATCATTTCGCACGCTTGCGAAAAGACTTGAACCATGTAAATTGTGATCATCTCGCGCTCGTTCATCGCTAACCCTCTGATATTTCAAGGCTTTTCAGATGATCTTCCAGCGCTTCCCAATTCGGTTGAACCTTGCCAGAAACCTCCGACCACGCGACACGAACAACGCGCAACGCAGAATCACCAAAAAGATAACCAGCGGCGAAGATCGCGACGATTGTGATTAGCTTTCTCACGTTGCGGGCTCCCGGTTGAAACCGATCGGTGCTTTCTCTGGCGTCTTCATCATGTCGCGGATCTGACTGTCGGTCATTTTTGCCAACGCCAGTTGATCAGCGCGAACTTGAGCGAACGTAACAAGAGCCTGCGAAAGTGCAACGCTAGCCGCGTAAGTTACTGATAGAACCTTGTCAATCATCTTCTGATTCTCCAAAAATATTGATCACGGAACCGATGCACAATCCGATACCCAGGCCAAGAAAAGCACAACCAATCAAATAAACAGACATTACTGATCCCTCCAGCGGTTTGCCTTCGAGCATTGGCGTCGAGGCTTGCGACATCGACCCTTGCAAACATTCAAGGTTCGCGCTTTGTGCGCGCCTGCCTTGCCAGCGTGCATCACACGCCGGTCAATCGTCTCTC